GCAGGAGGTTCTTCAGCAGGAGGTTCTTCAGCAGGAGGTTCTTCAGCAGGAGGTTCTTCAGCAGGAGGTTCTTCAGCAGGAGGTTCTTCAGCAGGAGGTTCTTCAGCAGGTGGCTCCTCTGCTGGTGGTTCTTCAGCAGGAGGTTCTTCAGCAGGAGGTTCTTCAGCTGGTGGTTCTGCTGCTGGTGGTTCTGCTACTCCTCCACCAGTTAAATTTGAACTTTGTGTTACTGGAATAGAAATTATTGTTTCAGTATAATTACTAACAGGTCCAGACCAGTTTGCAACTCTAATTGTATATGTAGCTCCTTCTGTTAATCCAGTTAATTCAATAGACTCTGGAGCTCCGTCTGTATTATATGTTCCATTAGCATAAGGATTTTCTGCGTCTGGATCATCTGTTATTACCTGATAAAACCAAGTATTTGCTGTATATCCTGTTGGTAGTTCAGGAACAATTGTTACTGTAGTTCCTTCAACAATTGGCTCTGCAAGTACTGGTGCAGGTGTAGGAATATTGTTATTAATTGCAGTAACTAATTGACTTGATTTAGTATTTAATGATGACTCAAGAGATGTCTTTGTTGATACCGCTGAGTTTACCGTATTGGTTAAAGATGTAGTATTAATAGCATTTATATTAGATGTGTTTGTAGTATTTTGAGCAACTACTGGAGTAAGGCTTGAGTTTAATTGTGCAATAGTTGCATTTGCTGAGTCAACCGCTGCCTGAACTGTTTTTGTATTTGGGTCTACATACGGAGTAAATGCTGCACCTTGGCTTATTTGTCCAGCAAAACCTGCTCCAACATTAGTATCTGTAATTGGAATGAGTGCGCCGTTAGTTGTTTCTCTAACATTAAATCTCGCTTGATCTGGTATTGGTCCATTAGCAGTTACATTTGCCATCCATGCACCATTATTTGGATTTACATCAGCATTAAATCTTACCTGAACCATTTGAGTAGAAGCATCTTGTTGTGGAAATGGTCTTAAATCCCAAGCAATATCTAAACTTGTTCCAGTGGTTGAATATGTAATTCCAGTTCCTGTACTCCAAGTAGTCCAGTCCCATCCAGCAATAGATACTGAAGGTGCTCCTGGAGTTGTATGATAAACCCATCCTTCATTTGTTCCAAATGTTATTGTTGCATTTGATCCAACGAATACATTGTTGTAAACAGTTCCACCCATTTGCATTCCGAACGGAAGATTCATTTGAACACCAGCATCATCTACTCCAGCCAAAACATTTGTGCTAGTTCCAATAGTAGCTTGTAAATTATTGACTGCTGTTTGAGCAGCATCAATAGCAAGGTTTGCCTGTGTTAATTCTGTTTGTGCAGTTGCTTGTGCTGTAACTGCTTCTGTTTTTGCAACTACGGCTTCAGATATTGCTGTCTGGGCCTCTGTTATTTGTGTTGCTATATTATTTATAGCGGTAGTTGCAGTAGCTACTGTAGCTTTTGCATCTTGAACTACCTGAGAACTTTGATCTATTGGTGTAGCAGATAGGTCAACACTGCTAACAGTATTAATAGCAGACTGCACATTATTGATTTCTGCATTAGCTAAAGATATTTTTGTAGCTACCTCTGCCGTAATTCCTTGAGCTTGAGAATATTCGGTTTGTGCCTGTGTTATCTCTACTGTGGCATTGTTTGTGGCTGTATTAGCCTGCTGTACCTCTGTAGTGGCAGTTGCAAGTGCTTCGTTAACTGCTTGTTGAGCTGGGCTTACTATTACCTGTTCTTGTCCGCCTTGCTCTGTTGCCCATGCGTAACTTGGACCAATAAAAAATAGCCAACCTGTTACAAAAAGGCTAGCTAAAAATAGTTTTAACTTTCTATGCAATTGGATCTCCAAGTAACAAAATTTTTGTTACATAGAGATTATATCATGTATATCTATTTAAATAGTTTTAGTTACTTAGAATTATCTGTTTTGTAGAAGCCGCTTCCTTTAAACTGTATTCCAAAAGAATGATAAACTTTATTCATTACGTACCCACATTTTTTACAAACCTCTATACGGTCTGCTTCTGCAATCGGTCTGTTGACTTCTTTTGTTAAATCACACTCTATGCAAGAGTATTCATATGTTGGCATTATAATCCTTTGTTAAGGAGCAGTTTATACACTTGCTCAGGTGTATGCCAGTTGTTTATAGTCGCTGTCTCCCCCGACTATCCTTCGGGTAGCGACCCGAATAGTCTGCGACTCCCCAGTGACGGGGTGCAGACTTCTATTATATCTTACTTTACTTTAATTGTTTTAGGCTTTTTCTCTTCTGGGACATTTTTTCTAATGTGTATATGAAGCATGCCGTCTTTCATTTCAGCGTTATCAACTTCCATATACTCTCCTAATGAAAATGACCTTTCGAAGTTTCTTTTGGCAATACCTTCGTGGATATATTCTCCATCCCAGTGTTCTCCGTGTAGCTCACCTTTGATTACCAAATTATTATTTTCAACATAAACACTTATGTCTTCACGTTGAAATCCAGCAATTGCCAAACTAATGCCATAAGCACCGTTATCGAATTTAACTAGATCATAAATTGGATAGTTAGAGTTTGAAGATTGCATTTTTGCAAAATTAGTATCCCATCCAATAAAAAATGGATCATTAAAAAGATCCATAGCAAGTTTTGTTACCATTTTATTCCTCCTTCAAGCGAATAAGTTAAATTAGGCCCCATTCGGCGACCTGTATATAATTATACCATTTTTTTATTGAGATCATTTTTGTATGATGCAAATAGCTTCTCTGCCCAGTAATTATGATAAGCAATTCCACCGTGAAAATTATCTCTTGCTACTAAATCTTTTACGGTGTAGCCATTTTTATCTGCCCACTCGTAAAAATCTTTGGTGTTTCCTATGTTTGTGTAGTTATTAAATATTTCACTATTTTCTGCGCTTATTGCACAGTATCTATCCCATGTTCCCCAAAATAATTCTATTCCAAGCACTCTACAAAGTTTTTCCATTAAATGAAAATATCTAAACCCATTAATTACCGACTCTGCATATTTCTCTTCGGACATTGACTCTGGCACAAAGTATACTCCGTTTATTGAGCTTGTAAATCTTTTAATATACTCATTCATTATGTCTTCTACTAGCAAAGAGTCTTCGCCTTCTATGCTAGATTTAAAATCTTTTAAATAAATCTTATCGAACATATTGTAAGAAGATACTGACTCTACTCCAATTTTAGCTGCCCAGGATTGCAATCTTTCATCCCAAACATAAAATTTAAAAAGATCTGGGAAATTTATAAATAGTACTTCTGGCTTTCCACATTTTTCAATATAAGATAAAACTTGCTCGAATATAAGGTCTATACTGAACCCCTTAGATCCAATATTAAAAAATCCAGAACATTTTTCTGTTTCTGTTATTTTTTGATAAACTATGTTTGCCCAAATATTTTCTAACTTATTTCCGACGCCTTCGGTTTCGGAGCATCCTGCAAATAACACATGCTTTCCTTCATGAATCTCGCCAATATTTTTAAAGTCGTCTGACCTATATCCATCAGAGTTGTATTTGTACAAATGACTTAAATCTTCTGGGACTCCGATTCTTATTTCAAAATTTTGTCTATGATAAGAAGAGTTTGGAGCTTCATATGGGATCAATCCATCATAAAAGTATCTTTTAAAATTTCTTTTTTCATATATTTTCATGCTATCTATCTTCTTCATTTTCAACCTCAATCATTCCATGTTGTCGTGCTATTTTTTTAGCTTCTTCTGTTAGGGTAATTGTAGCCTCAAGGTTTTCATTATACTCAACAGAAATTAAATCCTTTTCATATAAATCTAATAGAGTTTGATCTATATAATCTTTATGAGCTTGCCAAAGCTCTGGTACAAGATGCTCTGCCTCGTCAGTAATTTTAAAAATAATTTCGCCATATTCGTCTACGCCAGAAAATTCAACAGCGCCAATTTCCATGTAGTAATCTAGATCTCTTTCGAACTCATCTTCTTCCATTTTTCTCCTTGTGCAACAGGTAGGACTCGAACCTACGATTACCGAATTATGAGTTCGGGGCTTTAACCGACTAAGCTACTGTTACCTTGTATATATTATACATAGGGTGGCCTAGTTATGTCAATAATCTATTAATAAATATATTTTTTAAATTTTTTTATTTTTTTGTATTTTATTGGATGAATTATCATAAAAAATAAAATTTTTATTCTAATGATCATAACCCCTCCTTAAAAATTCATTGTAGAATTCTTTACCCAGCAAGGTGTTCCAACAGGCTCCTGGGTGGCTACCATCTTTTGCAATTTCCCAATATGGCAAATTGTTTATATTTTTTGTGATTTTAAAATCTGTATCTATCCCTTTAAATGAAAAACTGGAGTCTAAATCAAAATAGTATTTAAAATTTAATTTACTTAATATAGATTTTGCCTCAATGTCCCATGTTGACCAAATTAATTTTATGTCTAAGTATTTGCATACGTCCTCTAAAATTCTTATATAGTCCACATATGTGAAAACAGAATATTCGTATTGATAATTTTTTACATACAGGTTGTTTGTCATATATTCTTTTGGAGCAGTAGGGAAAAGCTTATTTACAATGCAATTTTGAAACTCTTTGGAGTATTGGTCAAACTGTAGGTCCCTTGAAAAATTTGGGAATATTGCAAAAATATAATCAGGCTTTCCATTTTTTCTTATAAATGTTAGAATATTTTTTACTATTAATCTAGTTGAGGCTCCAAGAGAAGATATATTATAGTATTCGTCAAATTCAATATTCTTTATCATTTCTTTATACCAAATAAAATCTTCTGGTATGCCGATTCCAAAAGAAACGGAGCACCCAGCTATTAGTATGTTTTTTTGATTTTTATTAAAATTATCAAAGTGTTGAGATCTAAATCCATATTTATTAATTTTATATGTAATATCTGGGCCGACTACCAGATCTTTTCCATAAACATGATCCGTTATGACATACTCGTTTTGTTTTTCATACTTGTTTGCAAACTTACTTTTTCTTTTTGTAAAAGTTGTCCCAGTTATAAAATAATCATCAAGATATTCATTTAAAATTACATCGTCCTTTGTATTATTTTTATTAAACATTCTGTAACCCAATTATACTATAATTATAATAATCTTTCCATTTTACCGAATCGGTTTCATCATTTAGCAAAGGCTGTCCTTTTATATTCAAACTTGTATTTAAAAGAACTGGGCAACCTGTATCCCAATACCATTTTCTTAAAAGCATGTGTAGTCCTGGGTGTTGTTCTTTGTTTACTGTTTGAACTCTAGAAGTTCCATCTTTATGTACAACTGAAGGTATCTTTTCTGGCTGTTTACATTTGACTGTATACTGCATATATGGTGATGCAAAATCCATATCAAACCACTCGCTTGCAAACTCTTCAAGTACTACTGGAGCAAACGGTCTAAACTGCTCTCTTTGTTTAATTGTATTAACTTTATCTTTAATGTTTGGATCCCTGGGGTCTGCTAAAATACTTCTATTTCCAAGAGCTCTTGGTCCGTATTCTGCTCTGCCTGTTGCAACTGCTGCTATTTTATTAGTTTTTAGTTCTTCAAGTATTTGATTTACAGGATACTCTCCACCCATATCATAACCTAAATAAGGATTTTTCCAGTTAATGTGTTTACCGTATAGAGCTGCTGCTGCACCCAAAGATGATCCAGCGTCACCTGGATTTGGCATAATCCAAATATCTTTAAATATTTTCCAAAGCAATGTGTTAGCAGATGAGTTTAAAGCACATCCGCCCATAAAAACAAGATTTGTTTTTCCAGTTAATTTCTTTGCCATTTGCATAAAATCAATTAGCCTTTGTTCATATACAACCTGAGCGGCTGCTGCTATGTCAAACCTATCTTTTTCATTAATTGGAATTCCCCAATCTGTTATTCCTTTATGAAAATTATATGACTGATCATAGTATTTTGGAAAGTATGAGTCTACTTCTTTATAGTATCTTTCCCAATCTCCATAGGCTGCCATACCCATCATAATATATTCTTCTTGATTTGGCATAAGTCCTATTAATTTAGTAAATGCAGAATAAAAAAGTCCAAAGCTTACTGGGTAGTTTTGCTTAAATTTTAATTTAATTTTTTCACCCTCTCCTACCCAAATAGTTGAAGTGTTATATTCTCCCATTGCATCTAGAACTACTATTGCTGCATCTGTAAATTTGCTAGTATAGTAACCAGCGCATGCATGAGAATAATGATGATTAAATGATTTTCTAGGGATTCCTTCTATATTAAACTGTGGCTTCCAGTCACCAGAACCACCCTTTAAAAATAGCCTGGAGGCCTTTAGAAGCGGTTTCTCATAGTAAGCTATAGCATTAGGTACCCCGTATGATAAAGCATCCTCAATCAGGCTGTCATTAATGTACCAATCATTTTTTTGTTTACTATATCTTTCTGCATGTCCAGCAAACAATATGTCTCCATCTTTAATTAAAGATACTGATGCATCGTGGGAGGTTTCGTTTATACCTAATATTATCATCTATAATGTATTTTTTCTTTGAGTATTTTTTGAAAAAAATCTTTTATATGTATATTAATATGTGTGCCAAAATGAAGATTGTCTAAGGCTGCGTCCCAGCAGGGATCGTTTTTGTTGTTGTTTTCGTGACAGGAATAATTTCCATATTTTAAAGGGCTGCTTTTACCGTCTCCAACAATTTCTTTTCTTAAATCAAAACTATAATAATTTTTAAAAGATAAAAATGAGTCTTGATAATCATCATATTTTTCATAATTAAATGTTTTACTCCAAATAAAAATTATATTATTTTTATTACAATAGGTCTCTAGCATAGTAATAAACATTGAATTTATCATGTAGGTAAACTCTTGAGAATAAACCTTTTCTGGTGAGGTGGGTAGCTTAAGATATTTTAAAAACCCTAAACCATTATTCCCATGAGAATCTACAAAAATATTTTTTTGATTCTTTTTTGCAATCTCTTGGGATCTTCTATTTAATATTTTAGAGTCTAAAAATGTTCTTATTCTGTAAAAATCTGGAAATAGCGCTACTATGACTTTTGGATGTCCATATTTTTCAAAATATTTAAATATGTTAAACACTATGTGCATTGGAGATGCTCCTGGAATTGATATATTTGCATATGACATATTATTTTCTTTTGATAACATAACTCCCCACATTGATTCTTCTTTTAAGCCATATCCGTATGTTTGTGAGCAGCCAGCAAATATCAGATCTGTATCTTTTTTAAATTCTTCTCCTCTAAATCCATGAGAATTTATAACACATCCTTCTGGTAAAATGTAATCATAATTATGTTTATAATTTTTAAGAAAAGTTTTTTTGTCCCAATTATTTAAACCTTTAGGAGTACTTAGGTATTCGTTAAGCTGTTTGCTATATGTGCTAAATTTTTCTATCATATTGTTAATATCAGTTTCCCAAAGGTATTTCTATTTCTAATTTTTTCATGCATTAATTTTGCGTTTTTTAATTCCATTTTATCTCCAATAACTATTTTAAGTTTTTTGGTTTTAATTAAATTAAATATATAGTTGACTGCGTTTTTTAATTTTTCCCTATCACTGAATTCTTTTGTTCCCCAGAATATAGAAAATGTTTTTAAAGAATCTGTTTTTCTATTAGGGGTTTGAATACCCTCTTTAGCAGAAGCCCCATATGTGCATATATGCCCATCGTCTGACAAAATTTCATAGTACTTCATAAAAGACCTACCGCTATATGAATCCATAATTAAGTTTGGTTTGCGACCTATAGATCTTAGTGTTTTTTCTATTTCATTAAAGCTATTTAAGCAAGCAAAATCAACACCTAAAGTTTTTATAAAATCTATCTTTTTTTGACTCGATGTTACACCAATAACATCCGCACCCGCCATCTTACAAAGCTGTATTAAAATCATTGATAGTCCGCTTGATGCGCCATTTATAAGAACAAGGTCTCCTTTTTTTATTTTACATGCATAGTTTACAAGTCCATAGGCCGTTACCCCCTGGGAAAGTGCTGATAGCGCCTCTTCTTCCATAACTCCTTCTGGGACCTCAAACATCTTGGTTTTATCAACAACAGATTTTTCGGCGTAGGATCCGCTTTCTGTAAACCCAACAAAAATTTTGTTGTCTATAGAAAAAGATGCTTCGACACCAGGAACTATTGGCGGGGTTTCACTTTTTAAAATAAAGTGACTATTTTCAATTTGATAGGTATCAAAAAAGCTTACACCTACCATTCTAATATTTACTAGAATTTGATTTTGTGTAGGAGTTGGTTCATTGTAGTCCTCATACTCTATAACTTCTGGGCCACCAAATTTATTTATTACAATTGCTTTCATTCAGCTACATTTCTAAATGATTCTTCTACAATTTGCTGAACGTACTCAGAAAAATGCTTTCTTATATTTCCTTGAGGCCTTTTGCCAATAGCATTCCATATTCTTTGATATTCAATAATATTTGAAAATGTAGTTGGGCATACAGCCTTATTATTATATTCCTTTAAAACAATTGGAAGTGGAACATGTTTACTGCAACATTTACACTCCTTTGCTTTTTCTTGGTATTCGCTCATAGCATAGTCATCCTTTCTAAAGACTCTGACAGATGGTTCGGCATCTTTGGGGCTCTAATCATATTTGTTGAAAACTCTTCTTCTTTTTCAAAATCATTATCATAGCTCATGGATTCATATGTGTGTATTTTTATTTCTTGATTTAAATCAAATCTAGTTCCGCTAATTGCATTGTAAACTGACCCGCATACTGCGTCTGCCAAGTCTTTTGATCCTTTTCTTGGGTGGTCAACCTTATCCCTCATAATTTTTAACTGCAAAAGTTCGTCTATCAGTAACGGTATGTGTGGGCCACGTAATCTTTCTTCTAGAACAACCATAGCCATGTCGTCATAATGCTTTTTAGCGACAGACAGAATCTCTGTATTGATGCCATATTGTTTTAGTTGTTGCATCATGTCATGAGAGTTCCATCTGTCAAATGTACAAAGCTTTATGTTAAATCCTTTTGTTCTTAGTGATAATATGTAATCTCTAACTTCCGCAAAATCTACAGATTTGTCTGGCGTTGGGGTCCAATATCTAACCGCATCTACTTCTACTATTGGAGCAGGTTGTGAGTAGGTGTCTGTCAACTTTACATTTACCCATTTTTGAACATGTGCTATTGAAACTGCACAATGGTCATGTTTTTGAGCAAGGTCAACATGTATAAAATAATGTTTGTCTGGATCTGGTGCGAACCAATTTTCAAACCTACCAAATTGATCTAGTGCTAAAGCTGTGTTGTTAAATGCAACCTCAATTTTTTCTCTTGATTTAAAAAATGCGTCAACCGCTTCTGCTGGCATGCATGCAAATCTTCCAAGAGCATCCATTGAGTTTTTATAAAATGCAACTTTAAAATCATTTATGCTTCGTGTTGGATTAATCTCCCAAGTTGGTCTTTTTAATGCATACACCCTTGGAATACTATATGAAATTATGTGATCTTCTTCCCACTCTACAGTAAATTCATTTCCTTCTGTTCCATCTGGTAGGTCCTCGTCCATTTTAAATCTATGGCTTCGGATAACAGTTTCTTTTTCTGAAATAACTGAGTCATAAAACTTTTGTATTGGATCGTTTTTAAATCTTGGAAAAGATAATAATATAACCTTTCCAAAATCTGGAAATCTTGAGTCTACAGATGCACGGTACATATCATATATAGCGTCTGCTGTTTTTGCTTGATCGTGTCCCGTAGTATTTTCTGTAGCAAATCCAGATATCTCATCAAGAATAACAACTATTACGTTATATCCTTCCCAAGCTTCTCTTTCTGAGTGTCCTGAGTGAACTGTTATAGCTTTATCAAATTTCATTTCTGAAGCTTTGTCGGTGTACCTTCCAGTAAACCAAGGAGACTTTTCAATTCTTGTTTTAAATCCCTTAAAAAAAACATTGTTTGCTTGTTGTGCGTTAATAGCAATATTAAGAATATCTATAGCATCTCCTGGCGGTTTTCCATAGTAAGAGGCTGGGTCTTTTAGGCAAAGCAACAAATAAACTATATAAGAAACCGCAATCGTAGACGAGTAGTCTTTTCCAGATCCCTTTCCTAGTTGAGCAATTACCTCAGTAGCGGTTTGCTTAAATATTCTTCTTCCTTCATCTTCCCCAAAAAGCTTTATTAAGGTAGACTCTTTATATATCTGTGAGGATTTTTCAATTAAAGTATACTGGTACTCAGATAAAGGTGGTAGACCTAAATAATTTGGGCTTGTTACAAACTCACGAAGATCAACTGGTCTTTCCTCAAACTCTTCGCCATCTAAAATATCAATAAGATCATTAAAATCAAGACTCATTTGCCTGCTCAATTATCTCAATTGGTTCAACTATGCCACTAATTTGTGAAAGTCTTCTTGCTACATCCATTTTACATTTTGGACAAGACGCAGTAACTTCTTTTAAAATTTTAACTAATATTTCTTGCTTATGTTCTGTTTCTGCAATGTGGGCTGCCATCTCTGCATTATCAAGAATTCCAACTTCTTTAAGCATTGTAATTCTTTTTGTTTCAATATCTGCAATTAACTTTAAAGCTCCAGCTTTTACGTTTAGCTGTCCCTGTGTATCAGCGTCCTCTACTGTTTTCCAGGCCTCTTTAATAAGCATAGAGTAGTGCTTGTCTGCCCCAGAGATAGCCTCTTTGGCTCTTTCTTTAGAACTGTTGTCATTGTATACAACGGCCTTCCACTCATCTATAAGATCTACTACGTCAGATCTTTTTAGTCCAGTTAGGGTAGCAATTTGTGTTGGATTGTTTCCTTTTAAAAGCTCGGCAACAACCTTATTCATGCGATCAAAATGATCTGCTAATTCAATTTCCATATATATACATTGTACTTCTAGTCGACTGAAATAGCAAGTTTCTTGGCAATTTTAAGTAAAATTAAGTACCCAATCATGTCGTCAATATCGTTATCTCCTGCAAATCCTGAACCATTTTTTATTCTATTAATCTTATCATCAATACGAATTTTAATTTGCTCTTGATTATCCGCCTGGGAAAATATACGAATTGGGCTAAGTGCTGAATCTCCATATGATATATTTTTATTAATAAGCATCTCTGCTATTTCAAGGCATTCTTTAATGATCTTATTGCCTGATGGAGCACTTGTTGCTATTAATTGCAGATCTGTAATCCACATCTGATAGCCTTTTTCTTTTTCTGGATAACCCGCCATTATTACTCCATTTCATCAAATTTTGCTACAAACACTCCCGTTTGTGGGAACTCTTGATATTCTACTATATTTTTAAATTTTTGCAAGACCCTTTCGGTATTCCAGTCCTCTTCTACATGAATTTCATATGGGTTGCCATTAATTGCATCTTGATGGTAATGAATAATTGGGATGGATATAATTGCATGCTTAGCCTGTTTAGATATTCTGTCCCAAAGATCGACAGCAGATTCCTCAGACATATGCTCAAGAACATCTCCTAAAATAACAAGATCGTAAGCAAAATTTGTCATGCTTTTTACATCCATTGCAAATAACTTATCGTATCTATTTTCTAGATTAAATTGGTCTATGTATGGCTGCCAAACTTCTACTGCGTTTACAATCACTCCAGTTCCTAGGCCATCTCTAATTAAATCAAGATAAACACCCTGTCCAGCGCCGACATCGAGAACTGTTTTTGGATTCAATTCAATTATTTTTTCTTTAGTCCAAGGTTTATTGGTTGGATCAGAGTATCCCATTTATTTTTATCCTATCATCTATTTGTTGAAATGTTGACGTTGTGTCGTAAAGCTCACATCCACGTCTAGCCGTTGGGCTTAATGAATATGATTTAAATTTTTCTGGCTGTCTAAATACGTACCAATCTATTGGCATTCCTATTCCATTTTTAGATATATCATCTATCATTTTTTTAGCAGCAGGTTTGTTTATTAGCCAACAAAGCATAGACCAGTCTTGGTATGCCAGGACTATTTCATCTTTGCTACGAATATTTTTGTATCTATCAAATTGATTTGGGTGAACAAAATAGCTAAATATATCCCAGTCTTTTGGTATAACATTTAAATACTCAGAAAGAAGTTCATAAAAATTTTCATTTATTTCAATATCATCTTCCATCAGCATAAGCACATCATAGTCTGACTTAATAAACTTATTAAGTGCAACTATATTACTAGCCCACACTCCCATTTCTCCAAATTTAAATTCAAAATGTGGCTTAAGGTTAAATACATTATTTACAAAACTGTCGTATAACTCTTGACTATTGATTAGCACTGGGTCGGTGTCAATTCTATCAACAACTCCGTCTAATGTAGAAATAACACGATCACTTAATTTTTTTCTAATTAGCGAAGATTGTCCTAGATTTTCAATATGAAAAATGTTATAGCATATATTCATCTTTTTTTAATTAATCCAAACTGTTCTAGATATCTTTGTATGGTCATTGCTGAAACACCGCATTCTTTAGCAATTTCGGTAACTGTTTTCTTTTGAACAATGTACCTTCTATATAGCCAGGGATGGCTTTGATAAAGTTTCATTTTTTATTTTAAATACTTATCTGGGATTACGTCGATGATTAAATGAACTCTATCTGTTTTGGATTTGTTGGCAACCCTATGTAGCTTGCTGTTGTTTATCTCCCAACATTCTCCTTCTTTCATGTTTACAGTTTCGTTGTCTACTGAAAATAAAACATCTTCGTTTGTTATTATAGGGATATGATTTCTGCGTACTACCCCTAAATACTCTCCTGGATCAAAATGTGCTGGTATGATATCTTCATTTGTTAGCATACAAATCATAACAGATCCTCTTTTTCCATTATGAATATTTTCCAAATCTTTAACTATTGGATCAATAATTTTCCATATTTCTGTACCCTCATAGTTTATTCTTGTATCATATTCTTCTCCAACTTTCCATCCAATTTGATACTTTTTTAAAAAATATGTTAGAGTTTTTGATAAGGCTTTTTGTTGATACTGTCTTGACTCCTGTAAATTCCATTCTTCTTTAAAATTACTAATTATATCTTTTATTCTTGACACATCGTAGTTTTTATGATGTATGAAATTAAATTTTTCTGACAGCTTATTGTACTCGACTTGTGCTTTATCGCTCATTGTCTACCTCTTTCATATTTACTATCATCTCTTTGTTAAAACTTCATTAGAATAATGAGCAATACCAAATGCATCTGCTACGTCAAAATCATTTAACGATAGACTATACTTCTTATTAAAGTAATCTACCGTTCTTTGTTTACGCATATTTCTTAATTGAGTTTTATACCAAGAATCTGCATACCCTGGATTTTTTAATCTAATCCCAGCTTTTTCATCTTTCGTTGGATTTTTGTTACCAATATATGCCTGCCACGAGGATGGGCTAATTGTAATAACCTTAGCACCAGTAGACATAAGCTCAGCAATAACAACTCCATAGACATAAGACAATTTTATCACAGCATCTGGAGATCTGACAAGTATCGCTCCCTCTACTACAATATAATCAGCTTTTAATTCATCAAGCATTGCATTCATTTTGTTTTTGGCGTCATGAATTTTTTCAAATATGTCTGATCCAGTAAATTCAATTTTACCCCATTTTAATGGGGTATCGTTTTCCATTAAACAAAACGCAACGGAATTAGTAGAGGCATCTATACCAAGAACTTTATGCGCTTTTGTTTTTACCAAACTAGCTAAGTTCACTTAGTATGCTCCATATCATTTTTTTGCTTTCATTATTTAAGTTTTTTTCACAAGTAGAGCATACCGATAATTGATTGTATCTACTTAATTTTGTTTTGCAAAATTTACAGGATCTTTCTGCCCCATTTTTAATTGCCTTTTTTTCATAATATTTTTCCATAATCTTACGATTTGTCGCAACTCTGCAACATTGCTCGTTACAGTATTTTTGATTATGTGTTTTTGGATTAAAATCTTTTGCACACTCTGTATTAGAGCAAATCATATTTTGGGAACCTCAAACTTTTCAATTTGAACAGTGCCAGTTTCCATAGACCAACATGCCTCTTTTGCTGGGCAATACTTACAAGAAGATGTTGATTTAGTAAATGATCTCATTGGGAGGTCTCCGTCTTTAAAGTTATCCCACACCTCGCACATCCATGTAAATGTATCATCAATAATCTTTTTATTTCTATCGTTCATTGCAACTGGGATGACTACTACCTCTTGTGTATTTTTGTTCTCATATAAAAAGAATCCCTCTTTGGCGTCAGTTAATTTCATATATGTAAGTAATTGTAGCATGTGATTTGCTGATGATTTCATTTCTGCTTGGCGGGTATCCCAAACCTCCTGCTTTGCAGTTTTAATTTCTCCAATTACCTTTTCTCCATTCCAATCCATAACAAGGTCAATAAATCCCCTGATTGGCGGATATTCATTTTTAATTTCCTGCTCTTCGGCAACAAAGTTAGGCATAGTCTTTATTAGATTTTGTAGTCTTTCGTGAGCCTGTGTTCCCTGAGCCATATTAGCAATAGCAATTGAATCATTATCATTAATAAACATAACTCCACTAAATGCCAAGTACCAATACCTTGGACAGTTTCCGTGGCCATACCCTAAAGAGCTGGGGCTAAACGAGGTCTTTGTTGTAATTGCATCTTCTCTTTTTGTAGCCAAGTATGCATCATCAAGCATCCTTGCAAACACTTCTGGGTCGAAGTTGCCAGATGATTTTTTAAATTTTAAATTTTTAACTATATCTCTACCCATTGTTTGGAACCCACATTTTTTCTTTTCCTTTATTGTGATATCTAGCCATAACAAACAATAGGTCTGATAGACGATTTAAATACTTAGCAATGTTTGGATTTACATTTTCTATCTTCCAAACCTCACGCTCTGCCCTTCTTACAACAGTCCTTGCATTGTGCAGTGGACCTGTTGGTAAAACAAAAGATCTTAGAGGCTCTAGATATTCATTGTAGTCATCAATTACATTTTCTAAATATGTCACTCTGTTTTCAGATATTGTTATTGTTGGGGCACCTGCAAGCTCTGCACCAAGATCAAATAAGTCGCTCTGAACTCTCTCAATAACATCATTATACTCATCGGTTGCCATTCCAATAGCAGAGTTAGCTTCATCTACAGCACCTATTGCTTCCATTATAGGGCTAGTCTTAGACACCCTTTCGTTATTAGCGTTAGAAGTTTGCCCATCGTCACCAGTTTTAGTATAAATTTTACTTAGTATGACCATTAATGTCCCTTAATTGCTCTCCAAATATCGATTCCAATTTTATTGACAACATACATTAAAAATATGGTAGCCGTTAATTGAATTGTGTAAAGTATCGATATTTTATTTTTTACTTTGTCTGGTTTATCTAATAAATTTAAGGCCATCTTAAATCTCCGTTAGTTGAAAAAACTAATCCTATACTGTCCCCAGCAGACAAATAAGTTTCATTTATTGCTTTTTCTGCCCAGCCCCATTCATTTCTTGGTAAAAGAAGAGTCTGTTTCTTTTTTATAATAACTGCCCAGTAAGCATTTTCTGGTGGCATCTCACTGCAAGATTCTTCTTTATTGGATGGTAGGCCATTAAATCTGCATAGAACGGCATCGCCGTATTTGATAGTTCCTTCTGTGGTGTATCCAGCTTGTTTTATAAAATCTAATGCATTTATATTGTCTTGATCTATACATTCATTTATTTTCTTTTTATTATCAAGAGATCCGTAGTCTACATATAGATTAATACAAGAAGGTTTTACTCCAAATGCTTGTATTGTAAATGCAGATAAAACTATTACAAAGAAAGATATAACTAATCTATTTCTCATGAATTATACCTAACTACATATTTAAGTGCATCTACTAGTTTGTCTATAGACTCTTTTAATGAATAGTAAACGTTTTTTTTATTATTGTTTTCAGTTCCAGCTTTATCTTTTGCAATAGTAGAATAGTATGAAGCGAGTACGGCAAACTTAGTAGACATTGCTTGAAGCTCCATAATAAGCATCGGAGATTTTGCAGAAGGAACATCTGGATTCATTAAAAGCTTTACTACAATTGCTAAAGCTTTATCTAGGTGCTCGTCATTCATAAACTTATGAAGATCGTTAAATTCTGTAATATCGCTAATTAACTCTAGAGTATTTTTTGACTCAGTTTTATTTTCCATCTCTATTTACCCAATCGGTATAATATCCAGCCCATAGTCCCAATGGGTATGCAATTACAAATCCAAAAAGAACTCCAAAAAGAAATTTAATCATTTTTGCTTTTTCTCCTTTTTTATATATGGACCAAGATCTGCTTTTACTGATCCGTCTTTTCTTAATCTAATAATTCTACCATTTTTAATAATTGTTTCGTTAAAAGGTATTTTATTATTGTTTCCCATTATTTTCCTCCCAACAATTAATTAACTCTTCTAAAATAGACCATTCAATTATACCTAATCTAACCTTAGACTCTGTGCCAATAATAATTTTTAAAGCTGGGTGCATGTCCCTACTTACCTTAAAGGTATCTGTGCATATTTTAGACCAGACCGTCTTGTTTAGAGTAAAGGATGACGATGCTTCTTTATAGTCTACAAGAAACTGATTCCATTTGGCGTCACCTTTTTGGTAGTCTCCTCGTCCGCTATTTTTTTGAGCTTTAGCGCCATCACGTTTAACTTCAGATCTTTCAGACATTAGTTAACCCTATACTGATTGTCGTGTCCTTCTGGACACTTCCAACTCATTGTTAATGTTGATGGGTCCCAAAAAGCTTCTTCTGCATCTTTTTTACATTTGGAGCATGGCTTAACTCCAGTTATTTTTTCAAGATCTGCTTTATGAAGAATTTCTGGTTTGTGAAAAAACTCATTAAGATCTGGCATTTATCTCCCCAATTAATATTTCTACAACATTTGGGTTTTCTCTTAAGTATGCTACGGCTTTTGCACGTCCTTGAAAACGCTCTCCATTTACCGTATACCAAGCTCCACCTTTTTCTACAACTCCACACATTTCTGCAACGTCTAGGGTTTCGCCTATGCCGTCTACACCAAGAGATTCCCCTTGGTAATAAAAGTCGTATTGTCCTGATAGATTTGGGGGGCCAAGTTTGTTGTAATCAATAATCCAGTTAACTGGTCTTCCAACTCTTTGTTCAATGATTTTGTCGCCAACTTTAACCCCAGCTTTAATAGCATTCGCCTCAGCCTCAGACGACCAGAGCTTAATGACGGTGGAAGAAAAGAACTTGACTGCCATGCCACCTGTGGGGATGTGACTAGCATGCATAGATCCAAACTGATTTCGTTGTTGTGAGATAAGTACAAGTAGTGTGTTTTTGTTTGCATAGTTTAACATTTTGACTGCGTGGGTCATATCCTTTGCTTCAGCGCCTATTTGCTTTGTGTCCTGCAAATCTTTCATTTCATTTCCATCTTTTTCAAAATAAATTCCAGGAAGCAATGCAGATATAGAATCAACGACGATCATATCTACTCCAGCCTCCATAAGCTTTACGCCAACATCAACCATATCATTAACTGTTTTTGCTGGTGAATAAATTAATTTAGATGAATCTACTCCAAGGGACTCTGCCCAAGATTGATCATAGGATGCTTCAGCATCAATCCATGCACAAGTTTTTCCTTCTTTTTGAGCAAGGGCTATCATCTGTAGGCAGAAGGAGGATTTTCCAGCAGACTTATTTCCCCATACAAGTACTTGTCTGCCGTATCCAAGCCCTCCACGAAGGGCCATGTTTAATCCAATACTTGGCGTTTTTTGTTTTTCAACAATAATGTTTTGTGCTGATTGGACTCTTGCTCTTGTTTTTGGATCTAGTTTTGCTAATATATCATCTATTAAAATTGTCATTGAATTCTTTCTCTATTGGTTTATTATAGCATTAAAACAAATTTCCGTGTAGCCTTGCTCTCTCTTTATTTTTATTAATTTTACTTTCTAATATTTCATCTAAACTATGAAGAATTTGATCTTCATTTTTCATTGCTGCATATACATCTAAAATTCGAATAATAATATCAGCTATTTCTTCTACAATTTCTTCTGATCCTTTATTTTTTCTAATTGCCTCTAAAACTTCTGTTACCTCTGAGTGGACTAGGGCAAGCTTATTTCCAATTTTGTCATGAGAATAGTCTCCATCCCAAAAACCTTTTTCTTTAGCATTTTCGTGAAGCACTGCGGACAAGGCATCTAAGCCATAATCTGTAACTAGGTTATTCATCTGAATCTGGCTCAGCATTCTCTTGATTATTAGGTTGCTCAATTTTCTCCTTTAACTGGAATACAAATGAAGACGTTTCTTCATTATATTCAACATTTAATTGTTGATCTTCATTAGACGCCTCTAAAAATACATTTAAAGGGACAGATACATTTTTTTGAGAGCGCAAGATTGCAACTAAAATATTAGAAGCATTCATTGCTTGATATACTTCTGTTGGTGTTCTACTCATTTTATTTCCTTTATCATTAATGTTCCATCTTCTAATTTAGAAAGAACTGGTTTACATTTCATTCCCTCACGCATTCTGCCAAGCACCTTTGAATACATTGTTGGGAAAGCAATTGCACGTTGCAATTCTTTATTTTTATTTGTCATAACAATGTGAGCCATTGTTTTTCCAGCTTTTGTTTTATATGGATTAAAATTAATTACCATCATTTCATCATCTTCCATATCGTATTCTTTTCTGTATAGGTAATCTACAAATAAATCAGAACCATTTGGATCAATTTCATTTACCTTAATGTATCTTGCAATTCTATTGTCTCCAACAAGAATAAAATACATTTGTCCTGTTTCAATTTGTGTTTGCTCATTATGAAACAGTCCGATTGACCCAGTTTCATCAACAAGTTCTACCCTAGCCCAACCAGTTCCTCTTTTTATACTCTTAACCATTCCAAATACTGGAAATGATCCTAAGTCGTCAAAGTCTTGAATTGGTCTTGCTTGAGCTTTAATTCTTGGTGGCAGGTCTATGTTAAACGTTGGTATTCCTAGGTATTCGTAGTAGTTTTCTTTTTCTTTGCCACTACGCTTATTATCCTCAAAAGCAGCCCCACCAATGTTATTAAGAGCAGCAATGGCCCTGCTGTTAATACCGCTACCCTTGGCAGACGCCTTTTGAATAAATTCTGAGTAAGTTTCATATGGTCTCTTTTCTATTATTTTATTGGCTATGCTGTCAGAAATAAATTTAACTTCAGCCAAGCCAAATTGAATTGCATTTTCTTTAAGAGAAAAATACAACTCTGATTCATTGATGTGTGGCAATAAAATTTTAAGATTTAATCTTTTAGCCTCAATCAAATACTCTGTTCTTTTATCTTTATCATTTTCATTTTTAAGAATAGAAAAAATGAATTCAAGTGGGTAATAGTGCTTAAGCCAAGCCGTATAATAACTAAGCATGGAATAAGCAACAGCATGGCTACGGTTAAAAGAATAGCCAGCATGAGCCTCGAAGTCATGCCATAACGATTCGGCCTTTTTCTTAGAAATGTGTTTTGAAGCTCCATCAATAAATTGATCCTTGAACTGGTCGAATTCTTTTGCATCTTTCTTCTTTCCAATAATCTTACGTACCTTGTCAGCTTCTGACCAGGACATTCCTCCTAGGTGCACACAGGCTTGCATAACCTGTTCTTGATATATGATAACCCCATATGTATTTTCTGTAAATGGCTTCATGATTTCATGAACATAGCTAACAGCTTCTCGTCCGTGCTTTCTATTAATGTAGGAAGCACCAACCGTATTCATTGCTCCTGGTCTAACCAAAGCATTTGATGCAGCGAGATCTTCAAACTTATCGACACCCATTTTAATTAATAAGTTTGTATATGGTGTAGCTTCAGCCTGAAAGACTCCCTTGGTGTATCCTTCGCTTAATGTTTTATAAACATCTAGGTCGTCAAATGGCAAATCAGATAACACAATCTCTTTATTGTGTCTCTCTTTAATTGCTTTCAATGTGTCTGAGATTACAGATAATGTCTTTAGACCAAGTGCATCTAGTTTAATTAATCCAATATCTGCTACCGTATCCATATCGTATGCGACTACTGGTATCCTGCCAGAAACTTTATCTTGTGCATCTTCACGAGACTCAATTGGAGCAAAATTTCTTAAATCATCTTTTGCAACTACAACTCCAGCAGCATGGACTCCAACGCTTCTAATTTTTCCACGAAGTCTTTCAGCAAGCCATACAACTTCAGGATACTTCATTCTAAATTCTTTTGTATTAGGAGATTCCATAAAGTCTTCAAATGTATCAATTGACTTCATTGCACGATTTACATCCTGTAATGGAACCATAAAGACACGGGCAGCATCTCTAATTACACCTTTATCTTTAAAATAAGTATATGTTGAAATAGATGCTACGTGCTTAAATTTCTTTTTAAGATAGTCTTTAACTTCTTTGCGACGGCGATCCTCGAAGTCTGTGTCAATATCTGGGAAGTCGTTACGCTCTGGGTTGATAAAGCGGAAGAACAGCAGGTCATATTCTATTGGATCAACATCTGTAATGCCTAATGAATAACAAACTAAAGATCCAGCTGCAGAACCTCGACCAGGGCCCACCATAATATTATTATCCTTAGCCCAATTAATCATGTCTGCGACCACTAAGAAATATGAGGCAAAAGATTTATCTTTAATTATAGATAACTCTTCTTCTAATCTATCAATATAGACCTTGTCTTGGTCTAGGGATAGCCTTTTAAGGCCTTCTAGGGCCATTTGAGACAACTTTTCGTCGGCATCCGTCTTGGGTACTGGAAGTAGGTCTAGACCTACGTTAAAATCGTATTCTCCAATTTTATTGGCTATTTCTATAGTATTCTCATATATATCTGTACGGGTAATTCCAGCCTTATTAAAGTCCGCCTCAATTTCAGAACGTGATTGAATAAATAAATTATAGTCCTGGAATGAAATTCTACGTTCAGGATAAAGATAATTAAATCTGTCTAACATGTTATTCATATTCCTAGACATTTCAAAGTCCGCATCTTTATCAGATTTAGGAGATGTAGAGAGAATTAACATTGCTTCTTCTAAAACTTTATCCTCACCTTTAGCAAAGTGAGCATCACCTGTTGCTACCGATTTAATTCCAAGCTTATCTGCTAGATCTAGAAGGGCGGAGTTGATCTCCACAGGGTTATGTGATTGCACTTCCACGTAAAAATCTTGTCCGAAAGTTTGTTTAAAGCCTTTGAGAAGAAGTTCTGCTTCCTCCATGTTACCTTTATCGATAGCCTTACTAATGAGTCCATTAAGACATCCGCTAAGAACGATAATACCTTCGCTGTAATCATTTAAAATCTCCCTGTCAATTCTTGGCTTATGATAGAAGCCTTCATTCCAAGCAAGCTCTTGGAGAGTGTTAATATTTTTTAATCCCTTTTTATTTTTTGCTAGCAATATTATGTGGTTATAAGCCTGAATAGATTTATCTGTTTTTGAAGATCTGTCGAATCTATCTGTTGGAGAAATGTATGCTTCTACTCCAAGGATTGGCTTTATACCAAGCTTCTTTGCAGCAATTTGCATTTCTCTATGTGAAGATAAAGTTCCATGGTCTGTAATAGCAATTGATGTTTGTCCAGCATCTAATGCTGCCTGACATAATTCTTCTGGGGAATTTAGTCCGTCCATTAGGGAGTAGTATGAATGAACATGTAAGTGTACAAAGCTCATTAGTATCCTCCCAAGCATTCGTTTCTTGTATGATAAAGTCTAATCTTTGTCATAGTCTTTTTATTTGGAGCATATAATTCTTCTCCGCAACATGCAGCTTTTAAATACCACTCTTTTGCAAAGAAGTCATAAATCATTCCTTTGTAATTAGAGTACTTATTAGCTACAAATGTTGTAAATGGATCTGGTATCTCTAGATTAATCATTTCCGCCTTTTCTTTCTAGTACCAAGGGTGGGATTCGAACCCACGCTTTATAAATTTTAAGTCTATCGCCTCTACCGCTGGGCTACCCTGGCAGAGTGGGGCGGTTTCCCGCCCCACCTTTTTACCACTCTACGCTACCTGAGCCTGAAGACTGATCTTCTCCGCCTTCGCCATTAAAAAAGGCATCTTGTTCTGTGTAGGGTAAGTCACGAACTGCAACCTTTTCTAATTCGTACAGTTCCAAGCTAGAGGAATCAAAAGGAGATTCGTCTTTTGCTAATGGAATTGCTGTGTAGCTTGTATCTGTTTTTGTGCCTGTACGCTTAATGCGCCACACTAAGTTTGAAATGCTACCCATTTCGCCAGCATATTCAATTAGTGTTGGGGTAATAGTCTTTCCGCTACTTCCCTGAGACAAGATAGCAACATACGGTTCTTCTTTGCCATCATCTACAAGAACATTGATGTATAGACGTGAACGTCCCTTCCATCCAGCCTTGTAATCTTTTCTGTGTTGTTCACAACCCCAGCATTTTCCTTGATCGTCAATTGTGCACAATGCTTTTCGCTTGTAATCTTTAGGGTTTGTGTGTTCTACTGCAATGAATCCTAAACTATTTTTTTCATTATAGTGTGGTGAGTCTGGATCCAGTTCTTGAAGAAATCTAATCTTTACACTTTCTGAGTCATCTAGTTTTACCCAACGAGCTTTTGTTCCGTCACCGCCAGATGATTGCGGTTTATCCATTACCTTATTTAAATCTTTTAGTCCTTTTACTAGACCCATTTTATTTCCTCTTTTCTATATTTGATGGTATAAATCCATCTGTTACTTTATTATATCACAAGCTCCAGGATTTGTATTCTATGTCAGAAACAGCATTGTTAATACAAAGCTTAATTTCTTCTTCAGTCATATCTCCTGCATCTTTTGCATCATGAGGGTATATCTTACCATAAGAACACGAAGCCCACAAGATGTCTTTATTCTTTAATTTATTAGAAATTGATATTCCTAATTCTCTGCCAGCTTGGTCTGCATCAGTCATGATAACTACTTTATTAAAATGTCTATTTAATAGATTTAAGTTGTCTGTAGATATATGTCCACCTAAAGTTGCAATAACATTTGGGAATCCAGCCTGATGTATTCTTATTGCATCAAAACTAGATTCAACGATGATGACCTGATCACCAATTCTTTTTGCTCTATGAATGTTAAATAAAGTTTTGTTCTTTGGCAAGTTTGTACTATTCTTAAATTTCTTTTCTGATATTGATCTACCAACTAAACCTACTGGTGTTCCATTTGGACTATGAACTGGAACGATGACCATGCCTTGTGCCTCTGAATAACCTAATTTAAAATGAGTCATTGACTCTTGATTGATTCCACGAGATTCAAAATAATCTCTAGCAGGCTTATTTAATGTTAACTCTAAAAATAAAGCGTCAAGTTTACTTTGATCAAATTCTATAAAGTCTGGCTTCTCCTCGAACATTTGACTTAGTGTTTCATCAAAATTATCTAAAGCCTGGGACTCTTTTGATGTAATTAGCCTGATGGCTTCAAAATCGTTTTTATTTGCAATACGCTTAACCAACTGAACTATGTTTCCAGTTTCTCCACATGAAGGGTTAAAGCAAAGCCATGCTCCATTTTCTTCGCTTATATAGAAGCTTGGGCTATGGGTGTTATTATGAAATGGACAATATATTACTAAGTTGTTATTAGACTCGCTTATTACTCTTAAGCCTATTTCTTTTACGACTGATTTGATATGGTTTGGTGCATACTGCGTGGTATTAGCTTGCCCTGTGTTAATCCCTCTGAGTGCCATGCCTTCTTCCTTCCTGTGTATACACCATGAAGTGTCATTAAGAACCTCCACGTTTGTCCTGTAAATTCTACCGAAAAGGCGGTGTCTATGTCAAGGACCCTTGAATATCCTTTATCCCTCATTTGATGAGTTAGCATGTTTTCGTATTGATTTTTAATTCTAATCATGTCTGAGTCATCTTTGAACTCTACATCAATTTGAAATCTTTTAATTTGCTTGTGATGGTACGTAGTCATATAACTCTTTAATAACGCCTCGATTAATGTCCCAGTCTAGATGGAAAGCAAATTCATGCCCATGCCTATTCTTTCTAGAAACAATTTCAATTAAATTTGTGCCTGGGTGTCTATGTACCGCAAGTGCCATATCTGCATCGTATTCAATTGCCTTCGACCAAGCAACTTGAGACATCATTGGTGGATTATCTTGATCTGATATGTCGTCTGCGGTTGCTGCTGTAATGTCAATAACTGGGATATTATTTGTTACAGCCAACAACTTAAATTCACGAGATACGTTTCTATTTCTTTCTACTTCTGAATTACTTCTTTTATTGTCATTAAACAATTGGTGGTAGTCTAAAATAACCAAGTCTGGTTTATGCTGGTCAATCTTACCTTGAATTGTGGCAGGTGTAACATCGCCAGCTCCTTCATTAGAAACTAAAACAAAACTATTTTTTCCTTCAAATTTCTTTTGACCCCATGACTTAAAGTCATCAATATTAATATCTCCCTTAGATAAATCGCTTGCTTTAAATAGCCCTGACCCTAGCATTGTGTAAATACGATCACGCATATTTTCTGGTGACATTTCTAGAGAGATAATCATTGGCTTAAAGCCTTGCTCCCAAGCCTTACACGCAAGATAAGAAGTAAACCATGTCTTACCCTTTCCTGGCCAACCAATTGCAACAATTAAATGACCTGGAGCCATTCCAGTTGGGTACGCTGTATCTATTGCTTGAAATCCAGTTTTAATTCCAGGGCTTCCACCCATTGCTGCTGATCTATCTTTTACTGACATGAAGTGTCGCTCTGCTGCATCTAGGTCTGTTACATCTAAGTCTCTTACGTTATTAGTAAATCTAGAAAGCCCAGCAAGTTTACTTTGCATATCTGACAAAACTCTGGAAGCTGCGTCTTCTTTAAGGGCAGCGCCACCTTGTAACATAATTGATTTTAGCCTAGAGGACAGATACTCATTTTTTAATTTATCTAAATAGTAGCCAGTCTCGGCTTTAACATTAGTGTCTGGGTCGAAGTCTTTAAACTTTTCTTGCAGGATTCCAATCTCTGGAACTGCTTTAAATTTATAGTAGTAAGACTTTAATCCATCCCACACGTCTTTATGTGAAGTAAATAAATCATCAACATTGTCTGCAAGCAAAGTACTTATGTCTTTGTTTTTGCAAACTGCTGATATTACTGTTGCTTCTGTATTCACTCTTCACCCTCAACTAATCTCTTTGTGGCTTCTTGTAAAGCCTTTCTGTTTTTCTTATCTTTTGCAATTTCTATTTGCATTATATCAATTTTATCAAAATTAAAAAAGAAGAATTGAATTGGATGACCATGCTTTCCAGTGGTAAAATAGTATTCCAATAATTCTTTTGCACGAGCATATCCTACACTATCAATGACATCTTGCATAGCCCACTTTTCTCTGTATTTATTTAGAAAGGGCATCTTGCCATATTTTTCCTGATACATGTTTTGATACATGCTTAAAAGAATATATGGCTCTTTACTATTTGCCACTCTTTAGCTCTTCTTCTATTTCTTGTGTTTTCTGGATAAGCTTGTCTTCAACAAATTTGTAAACACGCTCAGTTGCTGTATCGACAGTTTCTCCCTGTCGTACATCGTCCTCAATGCCTACCCCTATTTTAATACTCTCATAGTTTCCTAAATTTCGAGTAAATGATAAGTCTACTTTAACTCTTGTCTCTGTCATTCTTTATGCTCCGCCCTTAAATGTCTTTGAAGCGTATCGCTTGCAAATATTCCCCAACGTACTTCTATTTCTTTACTACACAAATCACATACAATAAACCTACTGGACACTAGTCCGCCTTCCAGACTGGAACAAATCCGCCTTCTGTCTTAGTATACAATATCATATTGTTTTTGAGAAGTGCTTTTAATTCTGCCTTTGAAGGTAAATTATTAGAATACCCAGCCTCCAGTATATACTCATGGACTTTAATTATATTAGATTCACTAAACATAAATTTATACCATTTGCTTTCTGGGTTACCTATTGGGTAAATTCTTTGGGGCTGGCTAATCTTGCCCTGTAAAATATATTCCTCTAGGGTTACTTTGTGTCTACCTAAGATCTCTCCAACCTGTTTCATTGTGTATGCATTTTCCATGTTTTTTTGCACATCTTGAAATGAATATAGAACTCTTTTTTTATCTAGATAGCACCAGGCCATTAACTCATCTTTGGATCTTGATGATCTAATTACCTTATGAAGTTTATTATTTAAGAAGAAATAGAGAAACTTTTTGCGAGTTCCTGGTCTTTTTTTTCTAACCATTTACCAAACCTACTTGTCTCTTTATTTATCATCCACCTTTTTCCACAAAGCATACAAAAAAGTTCAACATGTAGTTTTTGAGAAAATACTCTGTCAACAAAAACTCTTCCATTACATTTAGAGCACCACATTATAGGCTAAACGTCTTTCCATCAACCACGCATGTATAGTTTGGAGATACGTGAATCATTTGAACGTGTGGATACTTTCCATTTTCAATATGAGCAATAGCAAATCCCTTTTGCCAATCGTGGTGCTGAGTATACTTCATTCCTGGACCCTTTTCGTCACACATGTGACCAATCTCATAACCTCTTAATGTTTCGCCTTTACCGTTATTTCTAAGTTCGTAGGTAACCATGTGAGAAGCAATTCTGTGTGAGTGTCCTCTAATTAAAGACACCTGCATGTCTTCCATATCTTTTCTTACTGCTCCAGTTGCAGAGATTGACATACCGTGATGCACGTGAATATCTCCAAAGCGTTTTTTAGGAAGGCTATCATAATAAATATAATCGTAGCCCAATGAATCTAAACTCCATAGAGCTTCTGGAGTAACGTACTTGGCATATTCTGGAATTTTCTTTCCAAGATAATCAAAAATTCTAATATCGTGATTTCCTAATGCAGAAAATAATTCAGCTTTTGGCAACATTTTTCTTGTTCTAGTATAAAATTCTCTTGCACCACTAGCTTCAATTCTCATGTCTTTCATCATTAACTCTAAATCATTTACCACATCATCATTTTTATATGCCTTTAAAAATTCAGTTGGCTTGCCTTCGGTGTACTTGCTATAGCAAGCCTGATCATCTGTATCACCTAAATAGTCTACCACGTCTGGCTTAAACCATTTCATAACCTTAAACCAAAGTTCAATCATTTTGTCATCTTGATATGGAAACTGTTGATCTGACGATAACATCCATTTTAAGTCGTTAGACATGCATTATCCCTTAAATTAAAAAAGTCACGTTGTCGTGACTTTGTTTGCTACAAAAATTGTAGCATATTGCCAAGTACTGTCAAGTACTAGATGTCTTTTAGTTGTGCTGCAATCCAGTTTATTTTAATAGATCCAGCATATGCAAGACTGGTTGTTACGTATATCTTGCCATTTAATGTATTTGGTGAAACTACTGCTGCTACTGAGACAGTTCCCATTTTTGAAGTCAGCGCTTCTCCAACTGAGGCTGTGAATGATATGTCGACAGAAGGGCTAAAGGAAGAGCTAAATGTAACTGCATATGCCGCCGACGGGACATTTGCTTTTCCGCTCAAAGGAACAGTTTCTGTATCAGAATCTATGATGGCAACTCTATTCGTTCCGCTAGAGTCTTTTGTGGCATTTAATAGTGACTTTGATGTATTAAATACATTTGTTAAATTAGTTTGTAATTGATTTAAATCATTAGGGTCAAGTGGGGCACCCTCATTAAATGTTACGGACTTCCATGTCTCTGCCATTATAAATTTTCTCCTAAATCATGAGCATTTGACTCTGCTTCACTTACCTCTATAGTTTTTGATCTATCTAAACCATACTTGGTAAATACGTCTGGGTCTACAATATGCCTTTTTTTATTTTGCGATATTAAATATATTCTACCATCTGCTATGTTTTTTATCAAAGCGCCATCTCTAAATCCAAGCTTGCCAGCAATTTTAATTAAAGATAAAGACTCTTCTGTTGCATTAACCGTTGTAAATGCCCAAGACTTAGAAGCCCTATCAGATATAAGCCTATATCTTTTATTGTCTTTAATCCAATAGGTTGCCTTGTTGGTCTTAACCGCAATTCCCGAAGGAAAATTAGTCGGAGATGTTACTAGGTGTGTCTGGGTGGTCTTGAATATATTTTTCATTCTTCTCCTTCTATTACTCCTACTTTAAAGTTTACTTTAGCATATTTTTCGTAATCTGACAAGGTTCTTTTTGTTCCTAGAGCCTGATATCCTATAACATTGTTGTCAATTATTCTTGATAGCTCTGACATTGATTCTGTTAGTAGACTGCTAGTCTCTTCTTTAAAATACTTTATAGGCAATTTTCTTTTACTTAGTTCTTCGCTATCTATATTATAGTATAGATGATATAGGTTATTTGACCTAGGAATCAATAGATCGTATCCATGAGTATAAAATCTAATAGAGTACAAGGTCTCTTCTCCCCAATGAAGTATTTTTTTATTTGGTTCAATTTTATGCAAATCTCCTGATCCAAATATCTGTCCACCAGATACACCTTTTGTAAATATATTATTTTCTTTATTAGTCATAGCTACCTGTGGCAATATTTTATTTTTAAAAAATTCCATTTGTGCCCAGTCTGTATTTGAAAATCCTATATACGGAGTACTATTATTTTCTAAATACTCAATGCCGTTATCTCCATAAAGATATACTCCTGGGTAGGTCGTTAGAATTGGATTAAGGTTGGCATTTTTGTAATATAGATAGTCTGAAATAAAATTACTGTCCCAGTCCTTAACAAATCTTGTATGAGAATCAATCTGTAAATAGTAGTCTTCTCCATCATAAAAAGAGTTTGCTATAAATCTTCCTATTCCCACTCCAATTTTGTCTGGCGCTACAGCCTCTTCAAATTTAATATTAGGAACATCTGGGAGATTAATTTTATCATCTTTAAAGTAGCAGTTAAATACACCAAAGTGTATCTCGTTACTTCCTGAAGATTTTTCAATACAGTCTAGTATTGTGAGTGGTAGCTCATAATCTTGAAATGATGATATCTGTACAAAAATACTAGGCAATTTAGTTTGCCTTATTAGACTTAAACGTAATTACTGAAGTAGGGTTAGATAGAGAGGTTACTAAGTGAGTCTGAGTACTCTTGAATAGCTTTTCCATGCTCCTGCTTTTCATCAATAAGTTGAGTAATTTCTGCACGTAATACTGCAATCTGAGTTTCATAATTAGATACAAGTTCTCCTATGCGCTGTTGTAGTGCTGTTATTACTAGTTGTGTTTTGTCCAATTTACGCCTCTTCTGTTGTGGAATTAACTGCTGTTAGCTCTGCTTCAAGAGCTAATATCTGATTATTTACTTCATCCATTTGTGAATTAGAATTATTTATTGCACTTAAAGATGGAGTAACTCTAGCATTTTCTTGAATAATATCAAGTTCTAAATTGTATTTTGTATAATTTAGATTTTTAATATGCGAAGATATGATTTGAGTCTTTTCTTCTTTTGTTAAATTAATAGTCATTTTGTCCTCCTTTCATATTATAGCATTTCAATCAAATTAGTCAATGCTTGTATTTGTGCCTGTAGGTCTTCTAAAGACTCCCCAGACGCTTCATCAGTTTCAATTAAATTAATTTTTCCATTTAGGGATTTAATCCTACATGAAATATAGTATATCTTGTTTTCTTTATCGTTATCCATTATACCCAACCCGTGTATGTTCCTGGATAGCTAAGTCCGTCTATTCCTGTCATTCTAACTCTAGCTCTAGCAAATCTATTTGCTGTATTAAACGCAACGTCAGCAACTTGACCAACTGAGGATCTGTCTCTACCGCATTTAAATCCCCAAACTGTTCCTGCTCCAGAGTATGGATAAGTAAATGCTCCAGGATACGCTCTGGTGGCAATTGGTGAATCTCCTATTAATATACCCGAAGTACTTGCAGTTGTACTTATTTGAAATTGCATGCTTTCAATTGCTGTATAGGCACCAGATGGTGTAGGAAAATCCGTAAACCATATTATTTGACTGTCAGTGTTTGATCTTCTAAAGTTATTTGCAAGAGTCCATGCGGGTGCTGCACAAGTAGGGATTGCTCCATAGTAAGCATATAGAGTTATATTTTCAGTAGGAGTAAAAGTAGCTCCAAATCCATAAACGGTTCCACCAGAAGACTCAGTTCTCCAACCCCCAAAAATATTGCCAGAAGATGCCAGTGTTCCTTTTGATGCCAATGTAACTGTGCCACCTTCCGATGTTTGCTTGACAGAAGCTACCGATGGACTTCCACCAGCGCCATTGCTGCTAAATGTAACAGTATAAAGAACAGCTGTATTTTCTGTCCACACTGCATATAATGTAACATTTGATGTCAGAGTTATTGATCCAGATGGATTATAGTCTGTGCCAATTCCAGAAGAATTTGTGTTCCACTTACTAAATGTATACCCAGTTCTTGTAGGTTTTGTAGCGGTAATAGTAATTACTGCGCCCGATCCATTATCTGTTCCAGTTTGTGAAGCTGGGGCCCCTGTTCCACCGTTTGCATCAAAAGAAAGTGTTCTTGTTTTTGGATCGAATACAGTTATAGTTGAAGAAGCTGCTGCATAGTATGGTATTGCAGTTATATATGGATAGTATGTTCCTTCAGTTGAATATGTTTTTGTAAAACTGTATGTTGTATTTGAGGCACCATAGTTTGGATAAAACCATCCGCTATCTGTACCGTCACCATAAACCATTTTATAAGCACGTGTATATGCATTAAGTGATGCTGGGTAGCTTGCGAGTGTTCCACTAAATGTAACTGAAGTCGATGTGGTCCTGGTTGCTGATGTAGGGCTTATCGTTGGATTAGTTGTTGGATCAATATCCCACCAGTCATATGTAAAGCTTCTTGAAACTGTATCTCCAGGAACCCAGTAATATCTATTTCCACCTATTACTGCACTTATATCATACTCCCAGGTCCATCTTGCAATACCACCACTAAATGTTGATCCATTAAATATCTCTGGTATCACAAATGTATCTGATATAAAAGCATCTCCCCCAGATATTGTAACATTGCTTATGTTTCCAACATTATAGTAATCTGATTCGTACACAAGCCATGCTGCAGATGCTGTTGTTGCTGTCTCACTCTCTGGACTCCAGTAAGCTCCAGTTTGATTATTTAATACCCTGTATCTTACTCTAAACGTTGTAGAAGTATTTACTCCAGAAACTTTAAATTTTAATGTTAAATATGTGGCTGTTACTAGATTGTCTCTGTTGTTAAATCCACTATCTCCGTTTTCATCCTCAAAATCAACATCCGATATTCCTATTGGCTGACCGATTGTGGATGTCTCATTGCTAGTTGATGTTGTTTCTCCACCTGTATTTGTAGCAGTTACAGATACCCTTAGTGTATGACCAACGTCTGTGCTTTGAATAGTGTATGTAGAACTATATCCAAGATCATCTCCAGTGGTATCTCCCCAGTACCACCTATAAGTAAAATCATCTGGTGCTGTGTCTCCTGTATTATCTGTGGTATTTTTCCAATATGTTCCAAGTGTCGTTAAGGCTGTTACTGTTGAATCTTCTGTCAATGTACCACTAATTGCTGGTAGGGTTAACGCAACTGGTTTATATTTTGTTATCTTTACTGCTTTTGCAGCAGCTTCGTTAAAATTAGTTCCATCAGATGCCCTTACTGTTACAGTAATCCATTTGTCATCATCGCCAGAAACTGTTTTATATGAAGTAGAAGTTGCATTTGTAATATTTTCAAATGGTCCAGTTTCATTGTCTGACCTGCTCCACTGTCTTGTATATGTAGTTGCATTGTCCCAGCTTCCATTTGTTGAGTCATAGGTGTCAAAAAGTTTTCCACCTAATCGTGGGGTTATCACAGGAGATGAATTTAAAGAAGGACCAGATCCTGCAAAAATTTTACTCCAAGCTCCATTCTTTTTTAGATATGCAGTAGCAAGGGCTGTCCAGCTTCCATTCTTTTTTAAATACATTTTTTTAATCTGTACCCATTTAGAAACTCCATCGACAGATCTTTTTACAAATGCTACTGGCATTTTGTCTCCCTAGTTATTTGTACTAAATACAATATCGCCATTTTGTCCAACATTTTGCCAGTTCACACCTAAAATTGTTGCAGAGCTAGCACCTGAAGAAAAAAAGGCTCTTCCTCTAGTTATTTTTCCATTTGCGTCTGCCTGTAGAACTGCTGGCTGATCTGAGAAGCTTGTTGTCTCATGTCTATTTGTCCAGTTCTCGCCGTAACCATTTATATAAAAAGCCCTTTCGGTACTATTTGATCTAACTTCAAAGCTTATATATCCTCCAGGATAGTTTCCGTATATTGTTGCGTCGCCAGAAGAAGTTCCAGTTTGCAACCATAATTCAGAATAATATCCAGATGATGGGACTCCACCCTTTTCAATTGAGTCTGTAATTTTAAGAGTCCTTACCGTATTTGTAGTAGTTGTAACTCCGCTTACCCAAGTTTCATTAATAGGATCATAATATCCTGTAGAAACTTCTTCTGACAGAGTATCGTAACCTGGAATTATGCTGTAATTTGCTTCAGTAAAATTAATTTTTGTAGAAGTATCTGAGGACTCTGAGTAATCAATATTAGTTCCAGTTCCAATTTGTCTTCCACTTACGTTAATTGTTGTACCAGTTATTGTTGATGAATTAACTTCACCATTTGTTAACGTTCCACCATTCATTGTTAAATTTCCAGTGGAAGTATTTAATGTAAATTTACCAGTTGCAGATCCCCCATTATAATGGGCTATAGAGTCTGGTGCCAATCTTATGTGTGCGCCAGATGCACTTCCAATGAATAAAGCAGGGTCGTATCCACCGTTTAGCTTAATGGTCCCTGTTGCATTTTGTAAATATGTGCTAGCAATTGTCCATCCAGCAATTTCTCCAACTGTGGCTTTAAGATATCCGCTTCTACTTACACTAAATGTTGAACTTGCAAAATTTGCATTTCCAAGCCATATTCCTACTGAAGGATCTGCTTTAAATATTTCATTTCCAGATCCGATAGCTAAATTTCCAGTAAATGTTCCAGATCCATTTATTGCTAATGTTCCTGTAGATCCTCCAATAAACTCAAGAAGCTTTGTCGTTCCATCTGTTCCATAAATTACAAATGGGCTAGCTGACCCAGAAATTTCAACCCTTGCCCCACTGCTTGCTCCAGCTTTAATATAAGCATCTGCTTCTAAAAATCCTGTTGTAATTTCACTAGCTGGCAGTTTTGCTACAGTAATTGGGTTTCCTTCAGCAGATATAGGCTGACCGTTTGCTACCTTGTTTGCGTTTATCGTGTCAATTTTTACATAGTATGGGGTGTTGTATCCTAAAGTTAATCCTAAAGATTTATTTATTATTGTTCCGACACCTATTGAAACTTCATTATAACCATTAGCAAAATTTAATGTGTGCACCCAATTATTATCACTTGGAATAAAATCTGGGGATTCGCCAATAAATACTTTTGCTCCAGCAAAGCTTCCAGAAGTAAAGTCTTCAAATCCGCCATCCCCATCTGACTTCTTTCCGTTCCATCCAACTATTACAGAAGCCAGGCCAGATGTAACTGTTGGAGCGTAAGGATCTTCTGGATTTAAAATTGATTGTCCAGATTTTGTAACTATAACATCTTGTGCATCGCTAACTGCTGACTTGCTTCCATAACTTGAAATAGCGTATAACGCTACTGCATATTGTCCTGCTGGTGCAGCTATGGTTTGTGTCCCAGCTGTTTTAAAACTTCCCGCTGCTTTTGTTCCATCAAATGGTGCGCCATCAATAAAAATATCTATTCTGTCTATGTTTGTTATTGGCCTACCAGATTTATCATTACCATTCCAGGTAATTTTAATAAATCCATCATCGCCGACGACATCAGTTACAGATAAACTTGGGCTTCCTGGTAAAGTTTCTCCTGGTGTAACTAATAATCTAGATGCGGACCATAACCCAAAAGTTCCGTCTTGATATTTATATCTAAACTGAATTGGATATGTTTCATTTATATTTAGATCTGTTACGGTTATAATGAAATAGTTTCCGCCCTCTACAGCAACGGAATTATCTATTAACAGATCCTGATAAGCCATTTATATATTCCATTCCAAATCTAATCTATATTCAAGATCTAGTGGTCTTCCAGCTAATTTTTGTATTCCATAGAAGTTACCAGAACCAGAAACTGTTGCTATATTATTTTTTGAAAGAGTTACTGTATATCCAGATATGTTGGTTATCTCCGAACCTGCTGCTACCCCAGTTCCAGACACTGGTTGTCCAACAAACAAATTGCTTACGGAATCTACAACTATGGTGTTTTCTTCAGAGGTTCCAGATATTGCAGTATTTGTAATTACTAATGACCTGCTAATTAATCCAAAAATTGGATCAAATGTATCTTCGTCATTAATTCTTAATCCATCAAATCCAACATAAGATATTTCAGACTCTATTGGTTCAATTATAATTCCTATTTTATTTATATTTGATTTGTCTGGTCCTGGTGAGGTAGCTCCATTAAATACTTCTGACATGGGTATGTCGGCTGTAATTTTATGACCCGTGCCAGATTCTGGTGTAATTGTTTTTAAAAACCAGCTATCGTCTGTGTGGTAAAATTTAATTTTAATTGAATTTAGATTTTCATCTTGTTTGTAATAGGCTAATTTAAGACTGTCGTTAACACTGTATCCAGATAAATCTAAATTTTCAATATTGTATATGTATTCATTTGAGTTTCCCTCTAATGATTGCATAAGCAATAATGTATTTCCTATTCTTGAAATAGATGTAAGGTAGTCTGGCTTAAATCCATCTGTGTCTGTCCAGTCTAAATACGACTCAAAATCTGTTATAAACTTACTGTCAAAGTTATTGATAGAAGATCTTGTGGATGGATATAGCCCAATTTCATTGATTATTCCTTCAACATCTTGAGGAATTGTTGTTTTAAATATAACTGAGTAGGTTGTGGAGTCATCCTCTGTTTGTATATCAGTTGTTCCAAATAAAACTGGGACTCTATAAAACTCAAATCCAAGTCTGGTGTTATCCTCTGATTCTGCGGAGTAGTCTACTCCAATAGCAATGTCTTTATTTAAATTAGGCACGTTTCCAGCTATTTGATTTGTTAAAAACCTTTTTCCAAATTTTGTTATCATTTTGTCTCCTATTAAATTGGTGTTGAGTACGCAGACCTGTATGTTTGTCCGTTTACACCAACTACCACCGTTCTTACTCTTAGCCACCTAGGTGAAGAAGAAGATGCGGTATCTCCATTTCTTGAGCTAACTCTATATTGTCTCATATAATTACTAGTTCCAATTTTATAGTTTCCAGAAGATGGATATGTAATTGTACCGCTACTTAAAGCAGGAGCAGTTGGTGAGTCTGTGGTGCTAACAATCCACTCGTACGAAACAGATGAGTATGTCCCAAATCCAGAAGTATTGTTCCATCCCCACGATACTGCACTTCCATCTCTTTTAAACACAACAGTAGGCTTTGTTGGCGTTGGCTCTACAAAACTAATAGAAGACAAATTTTGATTTGATATAACCTGGACCTGTGATGTTTGATTAAAAATTCTTGAATCTATTCCAGCAATGTTAGCTGGGTTATCGCTGGAGTTTCTAATTTTAATTAATGCTTTTACCTTTTGAGCCTTTAGTACTGGGTCGTAGTACGGCTCATAAACTATGCTTTCAATATCGCTCAATGATGGAATGTCTAACGATTCTCCAACTACTGGGACATCTGGCTCTAGCTCTTTAGCTGGCTCGGAAAGATTTGATCCTCCTCCAGTAGCATATAAATTTGAGTTTAAATATCTTGAATAGTCGATAGACCCAGCTTTAATTGCAATATAATCATTTGGGTGCAAATGTATTGCATCTGGGTGATCCATTGGGAGAGCAATTATAGCTCCTCTTGTTAGATCTTTGACATCTATTCTTTTTGATTTAGCCATATTTTTATTATACCATTTAACTATAAAGTTCTACAGGTAATTTCTGTCTCCAATCCTTCAGAATAAGAGTGGGTTACATTTGTAACAATAAAGCTTTCGGTTCCAGCCAAACCATAATATGTATATTTAATACTAACAATATCTCCTACTGAAATCAATGGGTTACCAAATATACTCATGGTAACTAATTTTCCCTTATTAACAACATTGCTTTTTATCCAGTTTGCTAAACTCTTTACATCTGCCTCATTTTGAAGCCATGTTGACTGGAAAATAATGGGCTCTACGGTGGTGTAATCATTTAGCCCATCTGTTTTATATTCTAAGTCTCCAGAGCTTCCAAGAGTGTTTCCATATAGGTACAAGCTTGCCTCTAGGCCATTTGAAACTGGTATGGTTGTTGATGTGTTATTTAATATGAAAGCTTGGGCTCCAAAATTAGATACCTTTTGTCCAATAATATTTGCATATTTATTTATTCCTGTACCCCATTTAATAGGGTACGATGGCCTTGAGTCGTATTTAATATCAACCTTTAATATCTCTCTCACCACAGTTCCAAACTCATCCAGAGCAGTTAATTTTTTGTTCCCAGAAGATATCTCGTCCTCTGAGTAATTTGCCATATATGAAAGATCTCCAAATGATGTATTTATTAAGTCATTTCCAAACTGCCCCTGATAGAAATTTAAATCAAATGCAGCGTCTGCGTACTGGTAATCTTTTAATTCATTTCCGTATACATAGTCAAATGCTACTTCTCCTCTTCCACATAGTATTGCTACCCTATTTGTTGGTGGAAGTATGGATGTTTCTGGCAATGCAACTGCCCCGCTTTTTCTTACAGTTGAATCTTGATAGCTTATCTTATATCCATTAACATATGCATCAATGTTTACAATTCTATTTTGTATTTTTACCTTAACGTCAATATTATAAATTCTTCCACCATAGATTCCGTCCACCATGGATTCTGTTCTTGTACCAATTTCTTTTAGTGGCTTTACTTTGTTTCCAATAAACTTTACAATTCTAACAGATTTTTTATCTAGGGCTGATGACGAGGATGTGGATTCAATAATAATGTAATATCCAGTTTGACCAAGATTATCGACAAAGAAGCCGAGCCCTCCCATTTGTTTTGGATTGTCAACCATATTGTCTAATACCAAACTTGTTCCGTAAGAAAAGTATCCAACATTATATTCATTTCCATTAGTTCTAGAAACAGTTTTTATTGATGGAACAACAATTGCTGGAAACTCTCTGTGGGCTATTGAATATTTTTTTGCTAAGTATTGTTGCTCTGTAACAGAAAGTGCTATGTAAGATTTTGCAAACTTTGAAGATACTGTTTGCATAGAGCCTCCAGTTTTTGGCATTGTGTAGTTTAATTGCTGTACGCCGTATCCCATATTTGAATTTGAATATGGTACTACCTGAAAGTCATATGTTGCCCCAGCAATTAAATTGTTAATCACAAATGGATCTACTGTTTTGCTTACTATTACCTCTGACGACAACGGGTCATTAATCCAAGACCCTAACGAAAATATCTTTTTTTGTATATAAATATTATATGATGTTGGTGTAATGGACCAGTTGTAGGTATCTACATTTATTTCTACTGACGTGTCTGACAGAGGTTTTATTACTAAATTTGTAATAAATGTTAGTTCTGTATAAGATCCTCCAATTGGAAATATATCACGCATTTTGAGTCACCATTGTTTCAGTCCAAGCATACCCCGTTGATGGAACTCCACTGGCGTTATGTGATGCTGCTGTGGTTCCTAGGGCTCCTCGTTTTTTAACTCTATACACTCCATTTGGTTTAAAGTATATCTCTGAACTTATGCTGTATGACCCTACCTTTGAAAAGTTTCTATATTTATTCACATCAGCAGCATTTTCTATCCATATATTAATAAATCTTCCATCATTCAAAACATTTGCTTCTGTTAAGGCGTCATACATTGTGGAAGGAGTTAGGTCCCTTGGAACATATTGATACCCTATGGCATCAAACTCTATAATTTCAGAATCTATCATAAAGTATCCATTAAAATTAAATCCAGATTGAAACTTGCTGTAATTGTCTGGTGTCTCTAAGTCTAATATAATTTTATTACTTGATGCTGTCAATGTTTCTTTTAGACCGCCTGCAATTAAATATGATGTTGGAGATTGCCAAAGTGGCCCAGATCCCCCAAGGTAAGTAGAAGATATTGGAGTAGACCATAGAACTTTAACCTGATTTGCTGATGCGATGTCTTTTTGATTTAAGCTAATAATGTTTGGTAAACTGCTTTCATTTTGCTCGTAGTAAAAATTCCAATTCTTATCTGTTCTTCCGTACATATAATTTCTACTATAAAACTGCAGTATGTTATTTTCATCAATTACAGCATTCATCTGTATATCTCTGCATAGTTCTTGAATATGCTCCCAAACTGTTTTACTTCCGTCCGTCCAAAAGTAATTAATAAATGGTATTGAGGAATCTGTTTCTGATGTAAGATTAAAAGCATAGTTTGTAAACCCTACTGAGTCTAGTAATCTTCTTATCACTGCTGTGGCTGGGTAAGACTCGCATAGCATGTCTGGTGCTATGGTTTCCATGAGGTACTTGGTATTGTCTAATGCTGTTATTGTAGATGCGCCGTAGCTATCTATATCCCAGCTGTCTATGTAGTATTGTCCCTGAAATATTTTGTCGTATTTTTCTAAGCCTTCAGTGTATGTTCCATTATCATGATATATTTTAAAGTATGGATTTAATACAACATTTTTATATATATAAGTAAGAGAGCTTGATAACGCTATATCTCTGTTGTATGAAACATATTCTGGTGCCGTCTGGTTATACTTTACTAAATTTAAATTTAAAGAGTTTGCAGTTACTTTGCCTACTGGAAGTAGGTCTTCTGAAGAAGCGGAAGACTCTTTATTTATTGTAAAAGAAAGTACGTCTTCTGATACATCTTTTACCCATCTTGCTGAAACTTCTATTATTCCAATTATCTTACCAGCGCCTGCGCTTGGAGTTGTTATTGCAATAGATTTTATTGAAATAGGTGAAGCAAATACTTCTGGCTCTATGGTAGACCATGCTGATCCGTTGTAATGCAATACAATATTTCCATTTGACGGAACGCTAAGTGAGCTTGCAATGGTTATCTGTGTGTCATCTGATTTTGTTATAACTATTGTGTAGGTAGATGGAAGCGCATGATTCTTTTCAAATCTTAAAACAATTTTATTTGTAAGTGCATATTTGATTCCAGATGTTGCATAATTTATTGTTAAATTAGCCCCAGTATTTATTGGAGTGACCCAATACTTATAAAATGTCTCCACTCCTGGATAGTATATTCTTGGCTGAGCTTCTGGGTACTTTACTGATCTGTATGATGAAAATGAATTTGTATATGTGTCTGCGTCAGCCAGAATGAAATATTTTATTCCAGAGTTAATTGGACGAAATGGTTTTATCAAAGAGTCTACTGGGAATAATTTTTTATACGGGTTTGGCCTTCCTGATGGCCACGCTGGTTGATTTACTAAGTTAACTATTTGCCCAGTATATGATGAGTCTGGGATATTGTTGACGGCAGATATATTGTCAAGTAGGTTATTCATATTATATTCTATGTGGCAGCCAGCACTTATTTTAATATTTGTATTATTATAAAGTGTGTTCTTTAGGTTAGTTGAAGCATTTATCATTTTATACCTGTACCATTGTTATTGATACATTCCAAAATGGCTGTGCGCCTCTTTTTAAAACGGTAAAGTTACAGTTTGAGAAAACTACTGTATATGACTCATAGTTTGCTGCTTCTTGATTTGTTCCGTCTTTTGCTAGGTTTACTCTAATATTAAAAGATGATTGTCCCTGTGCGCTATTATAAAATGTTCTTAGGTCTTCTGCTCCCCAGGCTCCGTCTACTGTAAAGGTTCTATAGGATGGCAACATGTCCCAGGATAAGGTAAACGTCTTTTTGTCTGCAACAAAAAACTTTCTTAGGGTTCCGTTTGCCATTCTTTGTTGTTTTTCGATACGCTCATTGCTAATATCAAACTGTGATCTATTATGCTCTGAGACCTTATTATACTTTAATGAGCCATCTCCGCCGTTAGCAGATGCGTCATATCCTTGAATTTGAAGGATAGACCCTCTAGGCATACTTACTATACTCATACAGTTCTACTCCTTCCAGAGGCTATCTCACGCATCTTCATCTCTTTATGAATTGCTCTTGCCACATCGTTTGGATCAAGGTTTGATCCGTTAAGTGTAACATTTATATTATACATCGATCCGCTACTTGTGACTGGGCCTCCGTTTGCATAAGGCATTCTTGTGACTGGTCCGCCCATTGAATATTTTTTACTATTAAATGCGTGGAATGTATCCATTCCATATTTTTTAACAGAGTCTGCATTTATTACATATTCTCCGTTTGAAAGCATCGCTGGTATAGAGTCTGATGTCCCCGTCCCTGGTCCAGAAACAAAACCTCCAGATGCCATTTTAATTTCATCTGCTGTAACTAAACCAGAAGTGTTTGTAACTTTATAAGTTTTTCCTTTATAGGTAAAGGTATCATTTTTCTTAAGATTATTTTCTTTTACAAGTTTTGCTAAATTATCAGTATTTGCCCAAGTTGCTGGGTTCCACTTGTTGTATGATATATTTCCGTAGTCCCTTGTAATTGACTTTCCAGTTACTCCAGCTCCATTATTTTCTATGAAAAATTTTAGTAGCGCATTATCTTTTGTAGATAATGTTTTATTTCCGTTAATTACTTCTGACAGAGCATCTCTTCCTATAGACTGTATTCCTGTTGTTGTTGAATTTATTCCACCTCGTGAGGAACGTGCGTCTGAGAAAGTGTTTTGTGGACCAATTGCATTTGCTTCGCTAGTAAATCCAAATTTCTTTAATTGAGTTTGAAGATTTGCTATTTCTTTATAATCAATGGTTCCAAGTGCAGCGTTTACTGTTGCAAGAGCTAAACTGTTTAATGTTGTTTGCAACTCTGCAGCCTTCTTTAAAGAAACATCAGCAGCAGATGTTGCTTTTTTAACAGCCTTTTGAGAACCTTCAAGTTTCTTTTGTAAGCCCTCAATAATTAACTCTTGTGCCTTTACGTCTGCCTTTTCTTTATCTCTAATAGCATTAACAGCTAAATCTTTTTGTCTAGATGAGCTAAGTAGCTGTATGTCTATCTGATCTTGTGCAGCTCCAGCCATATCTCCAGAAGCAAGTTTTTCCTGATACTGGATCTGTAACTTTTGAATTTTAAGGTTGTAGTCTTCTGCGTCATTCTGTCTACTTAATGCTTCTACCTTGGCGTCAGCCTGCTCTTTGATTTTATCAATTATTTTTTGATGCTTTTTAATTTGAGCATCTAAATCTTTTTGAACATTCTGTTGTGTCTTTATTGCTTTCTGTGAGGTGCCAGCTTCGGTTAATCTTTTTATTTCATCAGATATTCCCTTATACTTTCCACCAATTAAATTTTGAGTTGCTAAGTTTACTGCTTTTACTGCAAGACTAGCCATGGTTGAATCCATTGATTTTAGGTCAAGATTTACTCCGCTTAAATACAATTTCATTTTTGAATATGCCCCAGCAACTGTATCTGACTTATTTAAAATAAGTCCCATTATTTCATTTTGCTTAGATAAGGCGTCTACTCCTTCTTGATCTAACTTAAGGTTTCCAAGTTTAGTTCCGCTAATTGATTTTAAGGTAGCATCAAATGCCTCTGCACTAGTTGTTATTTGTCCTTGAGCATTTTTTGTTCCAATAAGCGCTTTTTCAGCTTCTTGTAAAGAAGTTATAACTGTATCGAAAGATGTAGATAATTGATCAGTATTTCCTTCTTTTAATAAAGCATTAAATACTTTAACTGATTGAACTGCAGCTGTGGCTTTATCTTTAATGCTGGAGAATCCCTCATTGGCTATTGCTTGAACTGCTTGGTTTGCTTTATTAGAAACAGAAACCATTGCATATATTTTCTTAGTTGCTTCTTCTGCGCTCATTCCACCAGCAACAAATTGTGCCTTTAATTGCTGTGCTTTTATTATAACCTCTTTAGGACTTGCTTTGTCAAACATCTTTACATAGTCTGGGAAGTCTTTGCGTACTGTTTCTTTTAACTCTGCGAGCTGCTTTATAGTTAGGTTTAGTCCAGCCACACCAGAATTTTGTGTTGCAGCATAGAACTCTTCTATTTTTGCTTTAGTTAGTTTTGTTTGTTCGGCAAAATCTTTCATTTGATTTGTTAATGAGTTATATTTTATACCAAGCCTTTGTGCGGACTCTTCTGTTGGACCAAATGCTAAATTAATTATCTTGCGATGTTCATTAATTTTATCGTTAACTGTTTTAACTGCTGCTCCTACAGCTAGTACTGCTCCAAGTAATTTAACGGGACCTGGTAGAACTGTAATAGCTGTGATGGCAGATTTAAATCTTCCTAATTTTGGTATAGTTTCATCTGTGGCTTTTCCTGTTCTCATCATCATTGCAGGAATAACCATAGATCCAGCCATTCCTCCAACCATTCCGCCAATGTCTCCGCCAACCATTGATCCTAATGCTTGCCCACCCATCCATCCAGCAGTTCCACCCAGCATTGGAGCAATTTGTTGTCTAATCATTCCGCCTTGTGCATATTTTCTTGGGGCGTATCCGCCTCCAACCATTCCACCGTCTTTATATCCACGCATCCATTTTTGTCTTAAAGCTATTGATCTTGGATCTGGTGCAACGTATCTTGGATTAGCCCAACCCTTTGCCAACTTTTGCAATGGCATATTTAAAAATGTTTTTCTTCCGTGGGCATTTATTGAATATTTATCTGGATGTATGCCTCTTGCTGCGGAGTTGTAAGGCATTCCTCCAAATGGTAAAGATGCTCCAACGTGACCTCGTTCTGCTCCAAAAATTGATTTAAATGTTTTTCCTCTACCAAATGCTGGTGTTGCCTTTCTTTGTTCTTCTGGGTAAAGCTCTTGCATTCTTTCAAAATGCTTGCCCGCCATTGAGTCTGCGGGTATTCCGCCACCAGTTGAAACAAATGGTTGTGCCACTTTTTGTCCATCAAAACCAATATTTCTTACGCTGCCTTTTAATACACCTTTATTTTTTGCATTTCTTTTAAAGCCTAATGAGCCAATCTCTTCTGTTAGGGAAACTCTTCTTCCCTTTGCAGCACTCATTCTAGTAACTCTTTGAAGATGTCTGTGCATTACTCTAGAAACAATTTCATCGTATTGCTTTGGAGTTATATTTCCAGACTTCATTAAAGTCTCTCTTATTTCTTTTTCCATTGGATTTATTGCAAATTGTAAGTCTTTTGAGGAATATCCTAACTGTGATCCTATTTCATATAGTATTCCACCTGGGTGTACGCCAGATCTACGCATTTGTTGAAAGTCTTTTGCAAACATTGCACCAGGAATTGTGTTACCACTTGCTAGGGGTGTGTCAAGCCCTAAAGATTTTCTTCTACCAGCTTGATCTGGATGTGCTAATATTGCATTCATCTTGCTTCCTTGCCAAAGCATTGTTGCTGGTAAGAATCCGCCTTCTGCGTAATTGCCGTCTTGATTTCCCATTCCTCCGTTAATTGCTGCTAACAGTGGTAGGTTTTCTTTAGTTGCTTTTGCGTTAACTATAAACTCTCCAGCAGATGCCATAATTGGAATTGAGTCAGATGTTCCAGTTCCTGGTCCATAAATTTGTCCACCAGCTGCAAACTTTTTAGGCATTGTAGTTTCTGTTGAATATCCACCGCCCCATGTTCTTACGCCAAGACCTCTTGCTATTTTATCAATAATTCCAGATGCTGCTCTCTTTGGTCTAAATATTTCTTTAATATTTGACTTTCCTGTGCTGCTTACAATTGGTTGATCTACTAATGGAACTTGAGTTAAGTTGGCAGTTCTTCCAAGGCTAGTAGCAACCTGTGTGGTTGTTTGCCCCATCATTCTTTCTAGCTCTGCGTTAATTGCAATAATTTTTGTGCGAGCTGCATCTACTGTTAATTTACCTGCTTGCAACTCTGCAACAATTGCAGCAGATTGTGATGCTGCATTACTTGTCAATTTTGTCATAGCTGGAAGCAACTGTCCGAATGTACTATTTATTTCTGCGCTAAATGTTCCTGTTCTAGCAATTTCTTTCTTTAAATCTGCAACTTCTTTCTTAGACATCATAGATAGCGTTCCCATTAATGCATGCCACTTGGCAGCTTCTCCAGCAACAATACCAGTTGAAACTCCTTTAGATGCAGTTAATCCTTCAATTCTTGGAAGATCGCTATCCATAAATATTTGTGGGACCGCACCTATTTTTTGATTTAAAGGAATTGGTGCTGGTGTGAATGAGTGTATGGTTTGGGAATCTCTTTGCGATTGAGTCATTAATGATCTTGGATTATGGTGGGCAGCCGATCTTGTTCCCTGTGCTCCTGCTAATGGGTGTGATGCATTAACAGCTCTGCCTCCTCCATTCATAACTACAGTTCCTCCGCTTGAAACAACTGGGTTTACAGATATAGCAGCGGACATTGCTTTTTGTTCTAGGTTTGCAAACTCTGCAGCCAGTGTTGCTATTGATTGTTTTAATACTGACGCTGCTTTGGCATCACTATAAAATGTTTGCTCTACTAGATTTCCAGCTTTTTGTGCAGCTAAAATTTCTGGAGTTAGAAGTTTCCAGCCTGCTCCACCTTTAAATAATGCTCTAAAATGAGAAGCACCTTTTATTATGTATCCAAAAAAGTTTCCAAGAACACCAGTTAACATAATCAATGGTCCAGCTGCTGCTGTTATCATACCCAAGAATCCTAGTGCTTGTTTAATTGGGTTTGGAAGAGACTGTACAAAGTTAAGTATTCCATTTACAACTTGAATTAAAGTAGTATTAATTTTAAGGAATTGCTCTCCAATTCCAGCAAGGTCTGCTTTTAATCCTTCTACGGCTCTGCGATATTTACCAGAAGCTGATTCTGTGACTTGAGTTAATTCTCGACCAGCTAAGTCTGTTAGCTCTTCTGAGCTGGCTTTCATTAAATCCATTACCTGGAGTGTCTGGCTTCCTTGCTTTCCAAGATTTTCAAAAAGAGCATTCATTCTGGCAAATTGGAATTTACCAAATAGTTGCTCTAGAGCCTGTTGCTTTTGTAGTGGATTTAAAGTTTCTAAAGCAGCCTGGAATTCTAAAATTGTTGCTGTTGTATTTCCAGCGTTTCTTTCAACAATATCAGTTAATGAAATTCCAAATCCTTCAAACATTGCTTTTGCAACTTTTGTTGGATTAATCAAAGAAGCTAAACCAGACTTTAATGCGTTTGCACCTTCTGATGCGTTAATTCCGCCTTCTCTCATTGCTGTTAAATAAAGAGCAAGATCCTTTACGTCTCCTCCAAGACCTTTAACAATTGGTCCCGCTTTTGGAATTGCTTCCACTAAGTCATTTAGTGTTGTAGAGGTTTGGTTTTCTACTGCGTTTAAAAAGTTAATTGATTGAGACAACTCTTCTGTATTTTGTTTAAATGCCGTTTGTATTGCAAGAGTTGCCTTCATTGCATCTTGTCTATCAACTTCACCAAGCACTGCAAGTCTTGTTGTTTCTCTAATAGAGCCAAGAAGCTCATTGCCTTGTTGTCCAGTGGCAGCTATATCTGCTGCAAGTGCAATTGTGTCTGAGAAAGATGTTCCGTAAGATTTTGAAAGTTCTGAGGCGGTATCGCTTACATCTTTTCTTACTTTAGCAAGTTCTTCTGATGATACTGCTGATAGTCCGCCATAAACCTTTGTTAATCTTACTAGCTGCTGATCCGCCTCTTTAAATGCATCCGCTGATGCTTTTCCAAATGCTGCTATAGGAACTGTTAATCCCACTGTTAGCTGACGACCCGCCCACTGAGTGTTTTTACCCCAGTTAATTAACTGTCCAGCACCTTCCTGAATAACTTTATTCATGATCATTAATTCTTGTTTTGCTATAGCTGTTTTATTTTTAACTACATCTAAGCCTCTTGGAATATGAACATTGTATTGCATTAAACCTTCGGCATTTCTGCCTAAAGGTTGTAGTATAGAGTTTTGTAGCTGTACCTGTTGTTTTGCTAAATCTCTAATAAGACCGCCGTTTGTTTTAACATGCTGACTATATGTCTGAAAAAACTTACCGAGTTTTAATTGGCCTCTATCTAACTGATTTCCAAATTTATCAACGTCAGAGCTTAAGCTTACAAAATGCGTAGAGAACTGACCAGTGCTTCTCATTGTTTCAGCAAATGATCTATTCATTACAGCAGCTTGTGCTGCTAATGTTTTATTAGTAGTTTGAAGTTTTTCTTGTAGGCCAGTTAATGCTGAAGATACCTTATTAAGATCTACAATAAGATTTGAAAAGTCAGATTTAGCAACTATATTGGTTACTATTTGTTCTTCAGCCATTAACTATATTCTACTCCTTCGAGTATCCTAAACCAGCTCCGATACCAAATCCCTGCTGTACTGCAAGTGGGCCTTGTAAAGAAACAACATCGTCTGCTGATGCTTCTATTCCTAAAGCTCTTCTTTGTATATCTTCGAAGGTAGGACCTTCTTTTTTTTCTTCTGTATTTAAATCTACGCCCTGCAAAGAAGCTAAAAACTTTCTTTTTTCTTCTTCAGTTTTTTGCATAGACTTAAACGTTTGAATCAACTCTGGCATTGAAAGACTTTCTTCTAGTTCTTCGTAATTTTTCCAATTACCTAAAAGAAAAACTTCCCCAAGCAAAGCGGCTAAATCTAGTTCTGACCAGCCAGAACCGCTGCCGCTAGAAGGTTTGGGTCGTCAAGTTTAATTCCTCCGCAAACATCAAGAATGCGATTAATTGTTGGCATGTCCAAAGCATCTTCTAAAGCATCTTTATCTGCTACTAAATCTGGCAGTTGTGACTGTATTGCAATTCCGCATGCGTTAATTAGAATTGTTAATGTCTCGTCTTCATTTTCTGCCATTTGTGTCTTTTGAATTTCTGCCATAAACAGGCGCAATGCCTTAATGCTTAATGGCTTTAGCTTAACCTTTGAACCATTTTGTAGTTCAATTTCTTCTACATTGTATACTGTTGTAGCCAATTTATCCTCCTAGGATTGTCTTAATTATTATAACATATAGCTATTATCACTACAAATAGAAAGCCCCCAAATTAATGGGGGCTTCTACAATTTAATTAAATTAAATTATACTGTTAATACACGGTCAATAATCTTACCGTATTCTGCTCCTGCATATGCTGCATCTGGAAGAAGACGGAATGTTACTGGGAATGTTGTTGCAGTTGTACGTGCCAATGAGAATTGGGACTGTTGTACTGAAAGAACACGACGTGCATAATAGATACGCTCTGTTGCTGTAGCATCTGCTGTAGGTGCTGCACCAACTGCGATTAGCTGGCGCTCTGTTGGTGCAATACCAAGAGCTCCTGCTTCTAGACCAATTGTCTTTGTTTCTGTAGTTGTTGAACCCGCTGTTACTGGGGCTCCCGCTTGTCCGAAAACCACAAGAATATTTTCTAGTGTTCCTTCTGACATTTCGGTTGCAATCATAACCTCCATCGCAGACTTGAACAGCTTAGCTGTATCAAGCAACTGATCTACGGTTACTGAATCGTATGTTGGGTTGTAGGTGATTTGAAGACCGTTGTTGGTATAACCAACGTTACGATACTTTGAACCATCTAAACCGTTTAATGTTGTTGTGTATGACGTTCCAGGTACATATGCAGCTGATGCTGCTGTTCCTGGTTCTTGTACTCCATAACCTGACTGTGTTGAGTCCTTTTCAGAGATGAAAAGTGGTGATGCACCTACAAGAATATTTTTTGCATTGTTATATGACATTTATTCTTTACCTCCTGTGTTTTAAACTATATATATATATTTTAAAAACCAAAGCTGGCTAGGCTTCTTTCCTCTTGTCCAATGATACGGGATATCAGACCATAAAGCAATCTATAGGAATCTGCCGTCTTGGTCTGTTATTCTTGAATACTTGACCTCTAGGGTTATGTCTGAGGACAGGAATCCCTGTATTTCTTGAGATGGCTCAGTTGGTGAAATATCTGCTATATAGATACTGTGGAATTTAAATTTATCGTTTATGGATCCAGATCTATTTACCTCTCTTGCAGAGTCATCCATTCTTCTAAATAGGTCAGTCATTATATTTCTAATTTCCACTATTTCAGATACGTCGGTAGAGTAAATAGTAAACAAAATTTGCTCACAGCATATTAGCCAATTGTCCTCATATGACATTCCCACCTTATCATAAACAATATGCTTTTTACCGCTTAAAAAATGATTCATTTCTGCAGATTGCTGTACTGGGATTATAGGCACTATCGTCTGACTTAGGTTATCGCTGTAATACTCGTCTTCGTCAAAAATATTATATTCTACCAAGTTTTCCCATAGGTATTTTCTAATTTCAAACATAGCGTCTAATTTATAATTTGCTGTCATATCATTGCCCCTCCAAATGAAGACTGTACTGCTGAGTCTGCCATCCCTCTAATTGAATTAGGAGAAAAAGAATATTGTACTCTTCTAATTGTTGATGGAATCATTAAAGCCTTTGTGAGTTCTGAATTAAATAGTCTTTGGAAGCCAGATTTTTTAATTGAATTATTAACTAAATTTCCGCTAAAGAATCTAGAATAATATAATCTAAATTGATTTTTTACACTAGGCCCTCCTGGCCGTTTAACGGTCACTGTAGCACCTTTGGGCATAAAGACTGTCATACCATTAGATTCAAATACAAGTCTCTCAGAATGGCGTGGAGCAATTATTAGAGGCATTCCAGCTTCCATGATAGAGGCCTTATTAACAAAGACATGTTTTCTTCGTTTTGTAGCAGAGGGAACGAATGATTTAGATGGCTGTAACTCGTAATCTATTTTAAAAGAAATACCGTCTCCATCAATTGATTTTAATTTAAAAAGTCTTGCCGTCTTGCTTCCAACTTTTTTCCACTCATAAACATGGTGTAATGATTTTGGCTTTGATCTTGATTGAGAGTCTATATGTTCTCCAAAATCTTTGTTTATTTGAGTAAAGATTGTTTGCTTAAATGCATTTTTAAACTTCTTACTCTTATTAAACTTAGCAATAACGTTTGCCTCGTAATATAGGGCTGCAGATATTTGTGCCACATTGCTATCTTTAATAGAAGCATTTTGGGACTGCCCCACCATAAGCCTTTCAAGGCCAGAGGCTGCTTGTAATAAGGCTACGCTAGAGTCCAATTTGCTGGTTCTCCGATCTCTTTAAAGAAGAGTTGTATCCAATTATTGTTCCAAACGGATCGGTGATAGGAGTGGTTCCTATTATCTCAAAAACAGTTGGGGTTTCTGTTGGGAAATTAATTTCTGTCCAAACAACATTATTTTTGCTATCCCTAATGTTTGTAATTTTTTCCCGTGATGTTATTCTTTCTGCTGTTCTGATTTGTATATTCTGCTCGTTTATATACTTATTATTAAATGTTTGGTTGTCGCTTGATCTAATTGTGGATGAATTAGTTATCATTCCTTTTGCATGGCAGTCTACTGTTTTATAGTAATTCCACTCTTTTGTTATAGCCCCAGTATCTGGGTTCTGGCTATCCGTTTGCCTATAAACGTCCATTTTCATAGACAGTATAGAGTCTATGAGTGAATACACTTATATCACAACCATTTGATTTAAGACATATCCAGATAGCAGCTTGTCAGCATAGGCGCATCCCGTACCGCTATTTATGTTTGAAGTATATTCAAACTTCCAGTCAAAAGTAGATATAGACTTCATGTATTGATCTTTCCATATTCTATCTTTGTCAAAAAAGTGTCCCATTAATTGTATGCATGCCTGCTCAACTTCATCTGGAACTTCGCTCCAGCCAAATCTGCCCTGGACACGATAGTTGTAATCTTTTATAAATGATCCGTTTCCAATGTCATTAATGCTTGGAGGAACCATTCCGTTTGCAGAATATACGGTGTTGTCTAATTCATCTGCTCTGTTTACTCTTAGCCCAAATCCAGTTTCTGATATACGAACTGTTCTTCCCCAATTATTTATATCTTCTGTTGTATTAATAAGAAGTATATCGTTTGAGTAAAGCTCATGTAGTGTGTTTAGTTTGTATGGCAATGGTAAAACATCAGAGCCTGACCCATAAATTACATATACGTCATCGTATAAAGTAAATTTTTGTCCAGTAAACTCATCAATTATTTTTCTTGCATATTTTTCTGCCATTACTAGCTCATGATATGTTTTATAATTTGGGTCAGATGGATCTGTTCCAAAATTCAAGTCTTCTATTGCTTCTGCTAAAGAGCAATACGGCTGCACAATATTAACAGTAGAAAAATGTTGTTGTGAGGTTCCATTAATGGCATAGTTCCATCTTATCTTTAGATTTTTTAATCTTGATGTTTGATGATATGGAATATTTAATTTGTATGACCCATTATCATTTTCTATTTTTATAGCCTCTGAAGAAAATAAAGGAATTTCTGGGTCAACTGGTATTTCTAGTGCAGGATCTTCTGTTACATCGTAAACGGTTGCAGTTACAAGATCTCCGTCTGCGTTGACAATTTCTCCACCGTATATAATTTTAGTAGATACTGACGAGTTTGTGTTTATGTGGATCTCTGCCATATTAAAGGTTTAAATTAGTTATAGAAGTCTTGTGCTTCCTTTGGTGTGGCTAATCTAAAACCTTCCTCCTTATCAAAAATTTCTTGTGCTGCATCTTCAGACATTGCTACAAAAGGGTGATCGTTTGTAAATGTAAATCCCATTGTATCGTATCTAAAATTTGCTCTGGTCATTCTAACTAGAACCATATCTTTGTCCTGAGCCTTCTTAGGATCGAATTTTGGCAAAACTTCAATTTCTTCTTTTGCGTCATCTACATCCTTTATTGTCTTAGAGTAAACTGACCAACTTACTCCCTCTTCAGACAATGCTGCGATTATATCTGTCTTGCTTTTAAGGCTGTCTATATCTACGCCAAAGTCTTCGGCGATCTTTTTAATTTCAGCTAATTTTAATGTCTCGAATGACATGTATTCTCCTTAGTCTAGGTTGTTTAATTATAGCATTACTAAATTCAAATGAAAAGCCCCCAAAATTAATTGGGGGCCTTTAATTGGTTAATTCTTATTAAGAAGCAACCTTAACGTTCTTTACAACTACCCAAGCGTCTGCCTGCTCAATTTGAACGCCAACACGAGTATACATTGTGTACTCGATTGAGTCCTTCTTTGGCCAGAAGAATCGGTACACTGTTACGTCACGCTTGATACCAATAACTACGTTATTTGGGAATGTCAAGTGCACGTCACCGTGTGATCCTGATGCTGCTGAGTATGAGCCATCCTGTGTCTCTGAAAGTAGAGGAACTTCAACGATTGGAATACCGAATGCGTATGGCGCAACGTATCCTGCTGGACCTGAAACAGGTGCAACCTCTCCACGGATAATGCCTGAAGCAATATCTTGTGGGTTGACGTTCTGGATGTTTTGTGATGTTGAGTATAAGTAATCCTGAATCAGGTTTGATCCTGCTAGGAAGCGAAGGTCTGTACGGCGTTGCTTGTACTTACGTGGAAGTGCCTTCAATGCGCTGTTAAATACAGCACGAGAAATGTTTGCACCACCAGCATCAACTACGTGAGCGTCTGCCTTAGCCTTCTTTACTACACCATCAAATGCCTTGTAAAGCTGATCTGATGATAGTGATGTATTTCCGTTTAGGACTACATCTTCAATGTCGTTACCTGCTTGTGTTGCCATCAAGCGGGCAATGTGGTCTTCTAGGTCTGCACCCTCAATATTGTCTTCTAGAGACTCTGTTGATAGTTCCCAATCTAGACGTAACTTCTTTGTTGTCAAAGAAATCTTTGAGAATGTCACTGCAGCGTTTGCGCTGTTAGTGTTATCTCCTTCTGTCGCAAGCTTCATAAGCTTTTCGCCTACGCCCATGCGATCAATTTCAGTTGTATCCGACTTCATTCGGACTGTACGTGCGACCTTACCAATTACGGTAGCGTCGAACATGTAGTCTAGGAATCGGGCTGATTGTTCTGGATTAAGTAATCCTCCGTTGCCATCTTCTGATGCACGGTGAATTCCTGTTCCTCCAGTGTTTGAAGCAAATGTACCTGTAACTGTTGTATCAGCAGCTACGGCTTTTTCTAATAATTCATTGCTCATTATATTATTTCACCTACCCTTTACTTAAATAGTTCGTTTACGGAACCGAGGAAAGAACCGTTCCATTTTGATTTTTGTACTACTACATCCTGTGACCCGCCAAGGTCTGAGGACTTCTTGATTGCAGTCTCTGATTCTACTGCGTCGACACGCTTTTCTACAGTATCAATCGTGTTCTTGATGCTCTCAACAGTTTTGCTGAGTTCTGTATGTTTGTCTGCCAACTCTGAGATTTGAGTTTCAACGCTCTTGCTAAAAGATTCAACTGTTTCTTTAATAGTTGAAACCTGTGCAGCATTTGCTTCTGAAGCCTTGCTTAGAGTATCTGAGAAAAAGCCCTTTAAGTCACCTAACATTTTTGCAAAATCAGGTTCATCAACAACGACCTCTGAGACGTCTGATGCTTTTTCAACGGTTTCGGCAGAAGCATCTGCTACTACATCTTCTGTAACAGTCTCTTCAACCACTACATCTTCTGCAGGGGCTGAAACTTCTACTGGAGCAGTCTCTTCGACTGCTACTGTTTCTGTGTTTTCTGACACTTCATTACCTCCTTCTGCGTTTGCCTGTTTTGCAATTGTTTGTATTTCAGGCAACGTAAATCTTGACTTCTTAAATGAAGCAAGAATCTTTTCTATTTCTTTCGCTTTGTTTATATCTTTACTTTCTACCCAACCAATTAAAACCGCTGGTTTACCAGTTGCTGGTGAGTCGTAAGATTGCTCTGTTGACATAAAAACAGAGTCGCTTTCTTCACAGTAAAAAATATTCTCTGTTACTGTTTCTGCAGCTATTCCTTTAAACATTAATTGACCATTCATTTTTTGAATAGACAAAATATTGCAAAGTTCATTCGCTGGTGAATCAACGACTGACAATTCCATAAGTGCGTATTGTTTAATAAAGCGAACTGGTTGTCCTGTGGACTTGTTTACTTCATTTTCTGAATCAATAATTTTTCCGCCAATTGAAAATCCAGTTAGTGTTCCGTCTAAAACTTTTTCCCAGGTATCTTGTGATCCCTTTGATATGTATGCATCTACATAAACTCCATTGTAGAATTCTCCGCTTTTTGCATCATAATATGTTTCTGGTCTAAATGAAACCATTTTGCCAACTGCATTTGATCCATGCATTTCACGAATGTTTCCACGGAAATTTTCAAATGCTCCAAGACTTGCTTCTGCTGTTACTACGTCTCCTGTTTGATCTAGGTTGTCTAATGTTGCAAAACCAGATACAGTTCTTTTTTCACGATTAACTTTTGTAAAAGGAACAGACAGGCTGATATCTTCGCCGTTAGCAGACCAGTGTGATTTTTCAATATTCATATGCCTAATTTTATAACGGTATTGTATATAAGGCAAATAACTGGTTGCCTAATAATTAAGCAGTGACTCTACCTTCACCTTTTGGATTTCTGGCCTCCCCAGAACTATCTGGTGAATTTGCAGATCTTTCTTGGGTTCTATTTCTAGTATTTAAGGCTTGGGCTTTAATTTCTGCTGCCTGTGCTTGTAAATCAACCACTTCGTCTCCACCATCCATAGGAATCATTCCTTTTCTAATTCTTACTTCATTAGGAGTAATTACCTGCATTCTTAAATATCTTTCGTCAATTTTAGACTGCGTGTCTTCGTCAGTCAAAGTCAACTCATTAAACTCAAGAACTAGAGCATCTGTTTTTTCTGATATAATTCTATTGATTTTTTTCTCTAAAATATCTTGGGCGGGACCGCACACCTGCTCTTTAAATGTTTTATCTGCATCTCTAGCAGATGCTAGGCTTACTCCTTCTGGAACTCCAATTTTATTAATTGGAACTCTGTGTGCCAATAGTATTTCATCTCTATTTGATTTGCGATATTTTTCAAATGAGCCTTCTTGACTTCCAGCTTCAATTGGCTCCATTTTAAATTCAACTTTAGAGTCTGATGTATCGGCTGGTAGCGGGACGTATAGGGATCTGTGATTTTTACCCTTTAAACCAACTTGGAAAAACTCAAGAAGTTTTCTTTCTGACTCTGGTGATAGCTTTGCGCCTTTAACTGTAATTATATATCTTGGAACTGCTTTATTTTCAAAGTAATCTAGGTTATATTTTCCAGAAAATTCATTTCCAGCCATTGCCGTTTGTGCTGCAATTATGTCTGGTATTCCATAATAGTTATTCATTGGAGTATACTTCTTTAAATGAATAATTTCATTTGGTCTTTCTAGGCCACCATCTATTGGATTTAGTGTTTCTTGATCTCCAAAGTTTCTAAAGAAAACAGCCTTGCCATATAGCAATTGAATAAATCCGTCACGTAGTCTACGAACACGCATTGTCTTAGATGGAATATGACCTATGTATCCAATGTTTCCAGCAACCGTTCTTCCTATTTCAATATAGGCATTTCCAGTTGCCTCTAAATCTGTATATGCTTTGATTAATGTTTCTGTAAAAGTTTCTTCTTCGTTTGTTTCCTCAAGCCAATTGTCTAAATCTTGTCTTAGCTTATTTAGTTTTTTACGAGCACGTTCTAACTGCTTAGGGTCAGTTATGCTATCTAAAGCATCGTTTGCTTTTTTTGTCTCTACAAAAGAATATCCCAGCCCAACTATGTTGGCAACCTTTGCATTAATTGCTGCGTAGTTGTATGGGGATATTTCATAGATCTTTGATAAATATTCTAAATTATAAACTGGCTGAACAAGGTCGAACATTGCGTAGCCAGTGACTGCTTGCTGCAATAAATTTTGCTGAGTTCCTGTTCCTTCTTGACCCACAAGTCTCTTCTGGATATCTCTTGAAACTTTTCTACGGAATGTTGTACTAAGTCCGTTCACCTTTTTTAGCTCTTGAGCCTCTATGTTAAATGGGTCTGTGTCTACAACCACTTCTTTATTATTAAACTTAAACCAATCTGCTGAGTTTGATATGTCAATAGTTTCTGCGCTGACTTCGTCATCATTAATGAATTCCATTTATCGCATACCTCCATTTTTCAAAGAGTCTTTATAAACTCCGATATCCAGTGGGTCTGGTGTTAGGCCCCATTCTAATCTTTGCTTTTGATGCTGAAACTCTTCGTCATCAATTTTTCTACGTCCTGATAAAAACTTTGGCTGGCCTTCGTATATGCCGTGTGCTCTGACTGCGTCCGCCAAAAGAGCTATCTTTGATCTGTTTCCCTTTTTTGCAGTAATAGATAAAAAGTTTCCATCGTCGTCGCCAATCCATCTTCCATCTGGCATTTCCCAAACATATATACCAAGGGTGGTCTCTTCAATAACTGATTGATTTATTCTTTTAATGTCCATTGTGTATCAATTTTACCATTCTTTTTAGTTAATGTCCATATTTTGTCAGGACAATGTTCATATTTATGAGTTTTGGAGCACTATCCAGTCATTATTATATAAGCTTACGTTGTTTTCTGACACCTTGAGTGTCGATCCGCTGGACTGATATTTTGATTTCTCCATATATAGATCATAATGGTTTTGAATTATATTTACATCCATCTCATACTCATATATTGTTATATACTGGTATAGGGCTTTTTCAGATCCCGCCTGTTTATAATTAAAAATAATTTCTTCGGTTACAGGAGACGTAAGGGTTACGACTACATGGTGTAGGTCCTTTGGCTTAAAGATATTAGATACCTGTGTTTCAGATGTCTTATTAATCCCATTTACATAAAGGCTGGATATGTTATTTTTATTTATACTGCCATTGTTTGACCAGCTAATTTCTGTGCTGTCGGCTGAAAGCATGGTTCCGCTAGAAATTGTATTTGGTGTATAAAAAAATTCTAATGTTGATATAGATTTTGATGTATTTAGATTGAACCCAGAATCAGAATCGACTAGTATTCCATTTAAACCATTATTGCTTAAAATAGGATACGCATCTTCGCCAAAGCTTGCATCTAAATTTTCAATTTTTGATATATATGATCCACCATTTTTAGAATATAATATCTGAGCATTATAGAAATTAACTTCTAGGCTGTACAGCTTGGGCAAATATTTTGATGAGTCTTCAGAGGCCATTACAATTCTTATGTAAAAGAATTTTTGGTCATCAAATTCTGAGTACTTGTATTGAGGTATTGGCTCTCCATTTTTACATTCTAGATAGTCTATATCATCTAAACTGGTATACACCCTAATTCCATTTTCTCCGCTCCAAAATATTTTTGAAGAATCCATTGTGATACCAGATGGCATAGAAATTATATCGTTTAAAATAACTTCTTTTGTTTCCTGGCTGTCTGTTTTTGATATCTCTATGTAGTTTTCAAGTCTATTTAAATTTAAATCTTGATTTAAAAAGTCTTCCCAGGATTTGTCTTTAGGATATGAAAATGAAAAAGAGTTTCTCATTGTATTGTCATATATATAAAATATTTCTCCATTTTCTGGGTATGCTATCTGTATCGGCATGACTTTATTGTTGTCTGCAAAGTGGGAGTATATTTGTTTTTCAGGTAATCCGTATCTGTATACGGCAACGTTATTAATCAAAAATGAATCTAATAAGTTTTCCGTTGGACCAGATTTTAAGGAAATCTCTGTGTTTGTAAATGGATTAGATGATATTGTTTTGCTAACACAAAGAACTCCGTCTACATATATAAATGCTTTATTTACACTGTAGGTGCAAACTACATGTAAAGATTTATTAAAATTTGGAACTGAATACTCTAGGTAGTCTGTGTCCAGCCCAAAATATATATTGCCGTTATCCCAAAAAATTCCTATATTGTTTTCTTTATCTCCAACAATTGTAGTAAGGCTGTCTGTTTCTACTCTTGGGAATATCCAGCACTCTATTGAAAAATCGTTGTCCCCGTCATTAATATTTGCAAATCCGCCCTTTGCTGTTTGTCCATAATAATTTTTAATTAAAGGAAAGGTTACGCTAGACGTAGATGTTATTCTTAATGAATAGTCGCTTCCGCTAACAATTGGATTTTTTTTATCCTGTGGTCCAAAATAAGATCCATTGTTTTGACAACCAGAATAATCTGTTGCCGTGGTCGAGCTATCGTCTAGCTTCCAAAACCCAATCGGGCTATCCTTAAGCACTTTATAATAGTATGACATTTAAAAATTATACCATTTAGCGGTTTAGTATCCGCCTATGTGGAATGTCTGTCCAGTTAAGCTGTTTGATTTTTCATCAATTAACATGTCTACCACATCGCATATATCTTCTGTCGTAAATGTTTTGCTGCTAAGGGTTTGACCAGATAAAAACAAAATTCTATTAAATATTTCTTCTGGTAGGTGCTTTGTCATTTCTGTTTTAATCATTCCTGGAGCTATACAATTTGGCCTTATTGATGTTTCTCTTAAAACTCTAGATAAAGATCTAGTAAATCCATTAACAGCATACTTACTAGATGCATAGACTGAAATATCTGAATTTGCATGAGCTGCGAGACTGCTAATGTTTATAATTGGAGTGTGAACCTTACTATTCATTAATGGCACAAATGACTGGCATGTGTTTATTATTCCAATAATATTTGTTCCAAAAATTGATTGAATTTCTTCCGCTGGCATTTTTGTCCAATCAGCAATAAAAAAATCTTGTGATAAGCCAGCACAATTTATTAAGCCACTTACTGTTATGTTTTGTGATTTTAGGTCTTCTGCAATTTCTATAATTGATTTTTTATCAGACACGTCTGCTTGATATGTTTTAAATCCAGAACCATTTTTTGGAATGTTTCTTGAAATTCCTGAAACAGAATGTCCGTTTTTTAAAAGCCTGTTTACAATTGCATTTCCTATTCCACTACTAGATCCTGTAACGATAAACATTATTCTGTTCCATCTGAGTAATATGCGTTTTTTCTATTATGATACCAGTTAGGCAAAGAGTATCTTGTTCCACTTGTTACTGCATCTACTTCATGTACATAAACAAAGTTTGAAGGAAAAAATAATAAACTTCCAGCTTCTGGCTTAATGTTTATTTCTGCGTGAGGGAATCTTATGTTCCCTCCTTCGTAATCATCATTTAAATATAAAAGAGCAGACAATACCCTGCTACTTATTCCATGATCTGAGTGCGCTGGTAGGAAACCGCTTTCTTTATATTTTAAAAGATGCATTGTTTTTTCTCTAGATTTAATATTTTTTTCTGCATATGGGTATAAAGAAAAATAATGCTTAAGTCCTTTTTCTAGTCCATCAAAAAGAATTGAAGATATCTCAAACTGCTCTTTATAGAACAAGTCATCCACCTTTATGTCTTCAGGCTTTGGTAAAAACTTTTGCCAGCAAAAAATAGTTTTTTCTTTATTTCCGTTATTATAGTCCCATGCTTGCCATGGCTTTACAAACTCCGACCTGTATCCTTCTGACTCGTTTCTTTTTTGCTCTAGTTCTTCTATTTTATTGATGACACTCTGTGGGTCTTCTATAATATTTTTATAATATACTGCCCCTAGTGATAACTCTTTATAATTCATTCTAGCACCCTTCAAAATCTGGATCAATAAAGTCTTTTTTTGTAGACTGCATATAGAGAGCTGTAAATCTACTACCGCTTGTTATTTCTTTTACTCCGTGGACATAGTCAATGCTATTTCCTGGAAAAAATACTGCTGAGTATTTTTTAGGACTATATTCGAAAGATTGTCTTGGAAAATAAATTTCTCCACCCTCATATTCGTCATTTAAATAGATTACTGTACTGTATTCAATAAATGGCTCTTTTTCTATTGCATCTATGTGTGGGGCTCCGCTTGTTCCAGGCATCCAAAACGAACCAAAAGCTTTTGTAACAATAACATCTTTTTCTAATCCAAAAAATTCTTTTTGTATTTTATTTGAATGTATTGCATATTTTTTTAACAATGACATAACTTTTTTATTATAAGGGAATGCGGTTCCACCATTTCGGTCTTTGTAATATACAGGATACTCATTTCTTTCTGACGGGTTTTTCATTTCATTAATTAAAGTATTTGCATCTTCTTCTGTTATAAAGTCTTCTACTATTTTTATTAACATTATCTAAGCTCCTTAACTTTATTAATATATCTTAACCCACCAATTTTGTCAGTTTGAGACTGCAATGGGTCGTACAGGACATCGCTATCTTCAAACGGCAATGTCTCTATTTTTAAACCAAAATGCTTTTTAACTTGATCCTTATACAGGCTAACAAATTTATTATAATTATGGTTTAAAGAAAAGGGAACATATTCTTTTTCTATATCAACTTTATGTATTGATAAATATTCATCTGGGAAGTTATAAATCTTTATTCCCCTGTTTAGCATATCTATTGAAATAGATTCTTCTTCCCCGTTGTACTTTAAATATTTAGGGTAATCTATCTTTTTAAAATCTTCAGTAAGACCAAATAAAAAATTTCTATCTATATACTTTATCTCATTAAAATGTTTTGATGGCGTTCTTGTAGCTGCTATCTGAAACAAGTTTTTATTATCTAGCGAGACGGTAGAATTTCCAGATAAAATTGAGTTTTTATTGTTTGATATGAATTCTATTGCATATTCGTCCCAATTTTGTATTAAGCTTAAGTTGTCTTCAACCTGCATATAATATGTTTTATTTAAAATGTTTAATGCTTGTTGTTTATATTCAATTGGGCTTTTAATTGAATCCCATTTTACATAGTTATATGAAATGGAATGATAAAATTCTGGATCGTCGAGCCCTCTTGTTCTGTCCAAATTATTTTGATCTATGACATAAAAATACAACATATTTTTTTTACTAGACTTTTCTTTAATTTCTTCTATTAAGTCTAATAGCTTTTTGTTTTGATATGAATATATACAAATTCCAATATTGCTTGTCACAGTAATGGTATCCAATGTTGTGGCTCTGCCTTGTTTGTAATTAAGCTTTTTAAAGGCATTATGTCATAAGCAATAGTTACTCTAGGACCTTCCCAGTCCCAGTCACCCATTGCATGCGGGTGACCCATTTCTGAAATAATCATTCGATTATTTTTATTGTGGTTCTCTACCTGATTACCAAAAACACTATAGTAAGTAGTTGAAGGCTCTGCGTTTACACAATAGTAACCATGAAAATACGGGGCATAAGGGCCACCGTGATCATGCCAATCAAGCTTACCACTATGATTGTAATTAATATTAAACCAACCCTGTACCATGTATTTCTGTTCTTCAAAGTTGATACCATAGTATTCACAGGCTTCCTTAATAGTTTCCGATATATTTTTGTACAGCTTATGTATAGACTCATGATAAAACTGAAAAACATTGTACTCTCTCCATTTGATTGTGGACACGCTATCAGATGATAGCCAGTGATCTCTTGGCGTGACCTTTGTTATTCCAGACAATTTAAGGGTTTCCATATTGGCATATTGGTTTTGCAAAAATTCTGCAAGCTCTGGGAGATCATTGTCTAAGTATCTCTCAAAAAATTTATGCTCTTTACCTGTTGGCTGATTCATATACATATTTTCCATTTATATTTTCCCTCTATATTGTTTTCTTTGCCATATTATATTTTTATAATATGCATATATTAAAGATCTTCTTTTTTCATCCTTAATCTGATTTTGTTCTATATTTTCATTTGAATAATCTATTTCAAGAGACCACTCTTCTCTTTTAATAGGAATCATTTGAAATATAGGAGTTCCTTTAGGTATTATACCAATAAAGTTGCGTTTTAGGAAGAAGGATGTAAATACTGGAGTGTGCCAAAGGTCTGCGTCTATTATTCCGCTCATTGTTGTAAATGGTAAATCGTGTCTATTTAATGGATGCGTTATTAACAAAGAATATCCTTTTGGGGTTTCTGAATACCAATTAACCTTCCACCCATAATGCATTGGGTGATGCTGTGTAGGTACTGGGACATCTATCATTAATCTTTTATCGACTATCATATTAGACCCCTCCCAAGAAAGTGTAGGAAATCCATTTTTATCCTGGCTCACATTAAGATCGTAATCTAGGGTATACATGTATCCAGATGTTAATGCATCAAAAAATGGCATGCATAATTTTGTTGAGGCTGCGCTGCCGTCCGTTCCTCTATCGTTTACTGGGTGTAGTTTGCTGATGCTATTTGATTTGTAAAATTTAGATAGCTTTTTATACCAAGACGGAATATATCTTTTTGACTCTTGTGGCTCATTAAAATTACTATAGTCTGATATGCCTTCTGTATTCATAATAAAGGCTGGGGTAAATTTAACCTTTAATTCTTTTTTTTTCATATTCCCTTATAATCTTTTTAATTGTTTTTTTATCTGCTTTAATTTCTATATCAAATAAATACGAATCTTTTTTTATTAATCCGCATACTTTATCTTGCATATGATTTTCAGATTTTGTAAAATAAAAATCAACAAAATTTGCTTCTTTTATTATAACATTGTCATTTGTTTTTGTAAAATAGTCTTCTTTTTCTATTGCTACAATTGAAGAATCTTCTTTATTTGTTTTAACTGAATATTTTATATCCATGTCTAAAAACCAAGGTATATATATTTTAAACATCCTATCCGATATAGCATTTTTTTTATTTATATTGTACTCATTTGGAGAAGGATAAAATTGTCTTAACCAGCATTTATCCGTAGCATAAAATAAACTATTTATTGGACTAGATTTAAATATACCCTTATGCCCCATTGGTGGGTCTGCTATTTGTATAAGTATGTCTGCATAACTATAGTATCTTAGATACGCTGATGTGTCAGAAATTCTTATTACTTCTGGCTGATTTGAAAAATGAGACACATACATGTTTACTGGTTTAAGTATAGATTTTTTATGCAATGGGCTATTTTTAACGTATGACCATTCTTTCCATTTGTTAAATACATTAGAAAAATTAACTATTTGTTCAAAATTCATGTTAGACATCAATGACCAAGAGTCAGACTCGTATGGAACCCTGTTTACTATTTTAGTTGTCATCTATACGTTTTCTTTTTCCAAAACTTCATTCTGTATCCGTTTTGAAAAACTGATCTTACTCCTAAATTTTTTTCTTTTATTTTAAAGTCAGAATCTTTTTCTTTATTAATAGAGCTTTCCCAGTCATCTCGTTTAAAAGGAATAACCTGAATAATTGGAGTCCCCTGTTTAATTATTCCCTTAAACCCTTTTTTAACAAAAAAAGATAAGTATCCGTCTGACGGGTAATCGTCTGTGTCTATTACTCCTGGGACGGCTTTGATTGGAGAATCGTCTCCGTGCATTGGTGCAACAAATAAAGAGCTATAGCCTTCTTCTGTTTGCACCAGCCACATTGGATGTATTCTGACAACTTCTGGATGAAAATATTCTGGAATCGGGTATTTAGCCATTTGTTCTTTTAAATGGTTTGAAACAAGATGTTGCTGCATTCCCATTATATCTGAAGTTAGCTGAACCCTTAAAGTGTCTCCAGTAGCATCTATAGATATATCGGTTGGGCATTTTAAATAATATCCAAAAGTCATTGAGTCAAATACTGATTGACATTTCTTTACGGTAAGAAGCATTGTTCCCCTGTAAACATTTTGATCATTATTTAAATGACTTTCCTGTGTTTTCCACCATTCTGGTATCGAGGAAGCTACGCTAACTGGCTCTGGAAATACTTTACTGTACAGTCTAAATTTTGGAATAAATTCTATATTGATCATGAGATTGGTATCCATTTTTGATAGTATTGTTTATAAAGATATTCTATGGGGGAGATATTAAATGATAACATTACTAAATTATCGCTAATATTTTCAAATAAAATTTTTGATCCAGAGTTTAGCATAATTAATTGTCCTTCCTCCAGTTCAAGTATTTTGTTATCTATAGATATTCTATCATTATTTGATCTAATTACATAGAGGCCCATAAAAGTTGTTTTATAGTTTGGGGCAAAGTTTATATAGGTTCCTATTGGCAATGTTTCATTTTTAACTATATTGCCAAGCAAATAAAAAGAATTTCTTTCAAAGTTAATATTGCTTTCTGCACATAAGCTTTTTGTCATACCGCTTATTTCTCTATATAAAGAGTGTATATTTTTACTATACATGCCAAAAAAGTTAAATGTTCTATAGTCTACCAAAGATATTTTTTTAGGCTTAAATCCAAGTTTTAATCCTGGACTAAACTTATATACGTGCTCATACATTTCAGAAACCATTTTATTATATTCTGAAAATAATAGTTCGTTATTTATGGATTTAATATTTTTTATCATTTGGCTCCCAAACGCTTATAGAGTGAAATAATGCTGGGAACACTGGGTCTTTGTACACAGCTAGTTCTTCTGGCATATTTATAGAAGGAACTAAACCTTCTACGAGTCCACCCTTAACAACCTTTTCTGCCTTATTGCTATTTGAAATTATTCTTTTTTTAGCAGCTGACGATATCATAGACAGTCCGCTTAAAGCCATTTTTTGTGTTCCTTCAGTATATCCTGGTCCAAGTCTTGGTAATATTTTAAAGAATGTACACCATACTGGGTATCCAATAAGTGCTAAAGATTCTAGGTATTTTTTTCTTCTATGTAGTGGATTTGTATAAAATCTATCTGTCACTGCAGTGTAATGATCTTTATCGTATCCATCTATAATAATTGTTGCCCATGAGATTGGGTAGTCATTATTAATAAAATTAGACATGACTATTGTTCCAGATTCGTTATTATTGTCTTTATATAAACACTCTATTGCTAAATTGTTTCCCTTGTCCATAAAAACAGTATATTGAGACCAGGTTCCCTTAATATACTCTGGGTACCTTCTAAATTTGGGTATTGGTTTTCCCTTAAAATATTTTACACCAGAAAGTCCCATTAGGTGTAATTTTTTTAATTGCTTAAACAAATTAAATCCTGACTATTGTGGGTCTTGAGAATCTCTCCATTGTTGATACATTGCATCTAATTTATCACTAAATGTTTCATCGCTAGAAGTCAGTACGTTTGGATCGTCTGAGGCTCTATATGAGTCATGAACCAATGCATTGTCTGTAAAAAATACATCAAACGGCTCAACGTCAATTGAAACTAAAAGTTCTCTTTGATCTGTAATTTTATAATCAGTAACTGCTACCCAATCTGATTCTGATGGTGAAAATATAAAATCTGTCTCTAAAACATCTGCTGATGGCTGGAATTGAATTTCATTATTTCTTTTTACTAAAATAAAGTGTTGCTTTGAGTATTTGTTTCCATTAATAACAACAGAGCCTTCAGAAGAAATTCTTGCTGCCATTGCAACAATAGTTGTTTCTACATCTTGAGATATTGATGCGCTATTTGCGGACCAGTTTTGTAAATATTCTAATATTGCTGTATTTGAAACATCTATACCTTCAATGTTAGCAGAATATAAAACATCTCCTACGCTTAGATTGTGGGCTAATATTAATCCCTCTGGAACTTTTGATTTTATAATTGTTTCTGCTCCGACTGATTTTGGTGTAAATCCGAACGGTGTAAATCCGAACGGTGTAAATCCAAACGGGGTAAAGCTAAATGGGGTAAAGCCAAACGGTGCAAAGCTAAATGGTGTTGTTTGAACCTGGTTGCTAAACTCTGAATACTCTGAGGCGCCATTGGCGTTTCTTGCTCTTACTTTAACTCGCTGATAGGAGTTTCCTCCATCATTAATATTTGCGGAAAATGTTGATGCGTTATATGACCAGGTTCTTCCTTCATCATCTAATAATTCATAGTTTGTAACTGCGGAGCCACCATCAAATTGAGTAGCAGTCCAAGTAACGTTATTTGTTTCTGCTCCGTTGTTTGATATAGAGGGAGTTTGTGGAGTTTTAGGAGTTGTTATAACGTAAACTTCTGAGCTTTGATCAGATACTGGTGAATCTCCAATATCATTAGATGCGGTTATTGTAAATCTATAATTAGTTGCAGAGAGTAGTCCAGTAATAGTAACTGGTGACGAGGTTCCTGTTGCAGTTATCGGGGTTTGTCCTTCTGGGACAACCGTTTGAACTAAATAAGATGTTGCTATTGGAGATGCTGGGCTCATGACAAAACTAATGTCTACCGATCCATTATTGTATGGTCTGTTAGTGACATTTACTGCGTTTGTAATAGTAGGCTTTAATGGCTCAATAAAGTCATTGGCTGCCTGCGATTTTCTACCAGATCTTTTAGTCATTTATATCTCCTTTATTCTTTCAAATCTCCATATACTACCCAAGAGTTTTCTCCACGCTTAAGTAGTGTACATGAAGACCATCGTGTACGCAATTTTAATCCAGGTGTAGCGTTTACGGCTACTCCAGAGTCTCCTTGAATTGTAATTAATCCTGTATTTACTCCAAGTATATCTAATGTCGTTCCTATTGGGAAAGCGACTGCAGAATTTGTTGGAATCATGATTGTTACTGGGTCTGTCGAATCAACTTCTATTAGGCTGTCTCTTTCGGCTAGTGATGAAAGAGTATAATTTGATGTTTTTGCAATAATTGGAGTTCTTGATGGAACACCTTCTTTTGTTTGAGTACCATCTGCAAATGCTATTCCAGATGCTGCTATTGTTACTAAGCCAGTAAATGTTGGAGTATCAGTTGGAGCTTTATCGTCTAGTTGATCTTGAATTGCTGATGTTACTCCATTTAGATATCCAAATTCTGTATTTGAAATATCCCCTACTGTTAATGATGATGCATTTATTGCTGCAACTTGTATGTCTGAATACTCAATTCCAGCTTCTGCAAAGTTAACGGTTGAAGTTGGCTTTGTTGATGCGTGTTTAAAAGCCTTTATAACTCCGTCAGAGGCATCACGGACAATACCTGAATACTTGGTGCTACCACCAGTAGTATATTCTCCAATAAAGCCTAGGTCAACAATGTCTGATGCGTTGCCATCTCCTGTGAAAATTAGTGGATCAGTTACTGAGAGGTTTGATGTCTCTACAGTTGTGCCTTCTCCTCCAAAAACAATAGTTCCTTCAATATTAACATCTCCGTTAATATTCAAGTCTCCCTGAATACCAACTCCACCGACTACTGTTAGTGCACCTGTTGTTGGTGATGTAGAAGGTGTATCAATTTCAATGTGAACATTTTCATCTGGGAAAATAGTCATCTGCGTATTGTTAGACTGTAGTCCTCCTGCGGCAAAAACAATGTGGTTATGTGTACCATTACCACCAGTTGCTATAACAAGATTTCCGTCTCCAGTTGTTCCTACTGGGGCTTCCATAAAGATATAACCGTCGTTACCACCAGTAATTGTAAAGTCTGGGTCTGAGAACGTTGGTGCAGTAATTCCCATGTCTATCCAACCAGAAGCATCATTTCCGTTTGAGGCATAAATAATAAGATCGCTAGATGAAGCTGGAGCATTTGTTGTATTTTTAATAGCAACCTGTGCATAATCTGATGCTGCTGTTGAAAATACTGCCATTGGATTAGTGTATGAATCAGTTGTTCTTAATCCCTTTGCAACTTCTCCAACGTTAAAGTCATTTGTAGATACCTCTAGACTGTCTGTAACAACCTCGTTGGCTCCATCTGACATAACATTTTTTGCTTCATCTTGTGCTCTAACTGCAGTAAAGTATAAACGTGAACCCTCTTCTATATCAGAAGTAGTTAATAGGTTAATTGCATCTGTTGCAATAGTTGTTGCAATAGTTGTTGCAGTATTATCTGCGTAAGTTTTTGTGGCAAGAGCAGTTGTATCTGCTATACCATGTACATCGTTTCCTGATGCGTTGTGTGTGTCTACATGATCATCTACATACCTCTTTGTTGCTGCATGTAGATTAGATGTTGGATCATCACTTAAAGTTAAAATTCCAGTCATTGTAGATCCAGATTTTCTCATTAAATCTTGAGTGTCTGCAATTCCGTGTACGTTTGTTGTTACAGATAGGTGTGTGCTCACAGCTGAATTTGATATTGAAGTGGCTGTATTGTCTGCATATGTCTTTGTTGCAAGTTCTGACACGTCTGCTATACCGTGTACATTTGTAACAGCAGATACGTGATCTAGTCCACCTTGAGTTATTGTTGCTAAAGCATTTGTTATTGTAGCGGCATATGATGCATCATCATTAATTGCTGCAGCAAGTTCATTAAGTGTGTCTAAGGCACCTGGAGCTCCACCAATAACAGCATCAATGTCTGAAAGTAGTGCTACCGTTCCAGATTCATCTTTAAAAGTAATTGTTCTATCTGCTGTAGGGTCTACTACAAGTAAAGTGGTTTCATAATCGTTGTTTGTGCCACCCTCTAAAATTATTCTTCCATTTGGAAGCAATAAGTTTGCATCTGAATCTAATTTTGCTGGTCCGCCTGCGTTTCCAACATCTCCTACTAATACATAATCATTTAATGTGTTTACTAAATCGGATGGAACAACGTTTACGTAGCTTAAAGAGTTCCATGCTGTAATTCCATTTCCAACTTTAATCTTTTTTGTATCAATTTCATAGCCAATTTCGGCTTCTCCCAATACAGTATCAGCATCAAACCACTCTGATGCGGTACCTCTTCTAAATTGCAATCTAACAGACATTCTGTTACCTCCGATATATTTCTATTACCCTATTATATGGGTTTTGCAGTTATTTGGCAATCCCCATTTTACTGCTTTTATATTAAATTGTAAATCCTATGAAACCCATTGTGTTGTAGTTCCTGGTGGTGCCGTAACGGTAATATTGTGAACCAATATGCCGTTAGCAAAATAAAAATCTTTTATTTCACAGTCAATTGCTACTACCTCAGTTAACTCATCTATTGTCTCTTTATTTGAAACCATTTCTTCAGTTTTGTCAAATTTAATAAAAGAGTCCCCAACCTGAACATCTTTTGCCTTTAGCCATTGATAGTCTCCACCTCTGTTAACAAAAATAGCATGGTTTTCTGTGCATCTGTGCAGGTTATTAAATTTAATTGTTTTTAGCACAGGCCTTCTGCCAATATATGTTACTGTGGTTGGCGTGATTATAAAGTCATCTGTAGATGGCGTAATCCACGCATTCTCTGTGTTCATTAAATCTGGGTCGTAGTCGTCGTCTAAATTTGGTATATTAAAGCTTTTTAAAGAATCTCCAATTACAATGTCTTCAATTTTTTTAGTAGATCCGTCAGCCATTAATATGTCTGTGCCCACCACGAAACATAAATTAGGGGTAAAGCTAAATGGTGTGAATCCAAAAGGGGTAAATCCAAAAGGAGTAAAGCTAAATGAATAATAGTTTATCTCAACATTGTCTCCAACTAATTTAGTTTCATTTTCTGCAACATTTTGCTCTCTAACTTTACCATTAATGCTCTGGTCGCTAGTGCTTGTGATACTTGTTGTATAGCTAATGCCAAGAGATGACAATAAAGATTGGGCTTGACTTAATGTAAGATTAACTAAGTTTGGAACCCTAGCTTTTCTTTTTGATGATTTACCAAATCTTCTTAACATTATGCTGCCAGGTCTCCCAAAAGCACCCAAAGGTCTAGGCTTCTCTTGATCAAAGTGGCACTGCTCCATCGTGTTCTAAGCTTTAATCCTGGTGTTGCATTAATTATAGTGGTTCCAATTCCAGCAACCGTTACCTGTGAACTTCCAGTTTGCAATATATCTATTGTAAATCCTTCTGGAAAAGATGCTGAGTCTTCTATGCTAATTGTTCCACCATTAGACATCTCAATTAGTTTCCCTAAATCTGTTGTCTGCACTGTATAAGATTCAGACTTTGCGGAAATTGAAGTTAACTTATCTGCTTTAGAGTTTAGTGCTGTTTGTGTTAGTGTAGACACTGGCTTGTTTTCGTCTGTTGTATTATCAACATTGCCTAAACCAACCATTGACTTTGTTATTCCACCCACGGTTCCAGTAAAAGTAGGGCTTTCAATTGTGGCCTTAAGCCCAAGAGCTGTGCTTATTGTTGTAGCATAATTAGCATCATCTCCTAATGCTTCTGCTAATTCATTAAGAGTATTTAAAGTTTCTGGTGCGGAGCTTACAAGGTTTGAAATTGCAGTTCCAACATATGTTTCAGTTGCATATCCAGTTAAACTTGGAATTGTTGGTTTATCTGTTAGATCGGTGTATGATCCACTAAATAGCGCTGGTTTATCTGTTAGATTAGTGTATGATCCACTAAATAAATTTGGCTTATTTGTTAAATCATTATAGCTTCCGCTAAATAATGTAGGCAGGTCATCAAGTTCATTATAGCTTGTCACAATCTCTGCATCTCTTGCAATTGATGCTGGAATTTGAGAGTCTGGTATGTAACCCTCTGTATTTAATGTTGCTAGTCCACCAGGATTTCCTTTTTCTACTACTTCTAGGTAAGATCCAACAGTGTTTTGTAAATCTGCTGGTATCACTGTAATATAGCTTAAAGATCTCCATTGAGTTGTACCATTGCCAAGCTTTATTCTTTTGGTATCCAATTCAATTCCAAGCTCTCCATTTTTTAATACTGGATTTTTTGTAAACCATTGAGAAGCTGTTCCTCTTTTTAATTGTATTGAACTCATATTTCTCCTCCATCTGTTTCTGTTCCTTCTGAAGCAGGTGGGAATGAATCAACATTTCCTCCATCTAATGATGATGTAGGTTCTACTGAAGGACTTCCTCCGTCAAACGTATTTGCAAATGATGTTGTAAATGGATTTCCACCATCAATATTATAAGATGTTAGTTTAATCCACTGTCCATCCATAAATATCTGTAATGATAGTGTATCCATATTAAAGAATAGCTGTCCATTTACTGGATTAGCTGATCCACCGCTTCCATAAGGAATTACTGGATATGCCCAGGAAACGTTTGTTCCGTCTGTTCTTAAATATTTTCCTGCGCTTGTTCCTGTATTTGAACCAAATACCGTTGTTGAAGGTAGCTCTACGTTTCCAGTAAATTCTGGACTATCTGTTGGAGCCTTTTCATCTATTTGATCCTGAATTGAATAAACTACACCTTCAACATAATTTAATTCTGCTGTTGATATGGTAGCCCCATCTAGAATATTTAATTCTGAAGATGTTGCTGAAAGTACTGCGTCTTCATTAATTTTTGGCGAAGTCAAAGTTTTATTTGTAAGAGACTCTACGCCATCTGTGGTAGCAAAGTTTGCATCTGTTAAAGAATCATTAAACTGATTAATGGTTCCTGTAATATTATTTCCAGAAACTGTTATGATAACTCTAGTTCCGCCACCTATCGTTGCTACTCCAGTAGTATATCCATTTCCAGGAAATGGAACTGTAATAACACCCTCGTTAGATATATTAAGTTTTCCACCCTTATCAAGGGCATCTTGAAGAACAACTATGTTGTTTTGTCCAAAAAATCCTTCTATATTGTCATATCCCACAGCGGAACTAATTGTACCCTTTGCAAATGATATAGTTTTATTTGTAAGGGTTTGTGTTCCAGAGTTTGTTGTTACTGTTGAATCTATATCAAGTGTTATTGTATTTGCTTCGTCATCGTAAACTTTGTCAAGTCCTACACCAGCTACAATTGCATTATCTATTGCATCCTGTGAAAGTTCAGCAATGTCTGAGGTTAAAGCAATTGTTCCTGAAGCATCTGGTAAAGCAATTGTGTGATCTGCTGTTGGATTTACAGTTGTTAAAACTGTTTCAAACTCATCATTTGTTGCACCCTCAAAAGTAATAAAATGTGGTGATGGAAGATAGATTCCATGAATACGTGGAGTTCCACCAATTTCTGTAATCTCTGGTCCGTTAATAGTTGGTCTAGTTAAAGTTTTATTTGATAGTGTTTCTTGACCATCTAGGGTGGCTACTGTATGGTTCCCGTTTCCAATTGGTATTATTGTAGTGTTTCCACTGTGGCTAAGTTGAATATTTCCAGAGTGTAGTTCTATTGTGGCTGTATCTAGATAAAGTGTTGCACCAGATAGATACAAATCTTTAAACTTATTTTCAGGAGATCCTAAATCATATGTGGCATCAGATGAAGGAATAATATCTCCTCCAACTGTTGCTCCGTTTATAACGGGAGAAGTTAAAGTCTTATTTGATAAAGCTTGTGTGTCTGTTAGTGTTACTACTGTTGAATCAATATCAAGGGTGATTGTGTTGGATTCATCATCGTATGTTTTATCTAATCCTTCACCAGCAACAATTGCAGTGTTTGCTGCATCTTGTGCTCTTTCGTCTGTAAAGTAAAGATTTGTTCCTTCTGCAAGATCTGATGTGGTTGAGTCTGCTACTCCATTTTCAGCTGTAATTATGAGTCCGTTTTTATCACCAGTAATTGTAATATTGGACTTTGTTGATCCTGTAAGAAGTTCTGCTGCAAATGTCTTAGTTGCTAGTTCTGCTGAATCTGCAATTCCGTGTATGTTTGTTGTGTCTGCTTCGTGATTTGAAAGATTTGTTGCTACGCTTGTAAAAAATGCAGGATCATCATCAATTGCTGCTGCTAATTCTTTTAATGTATCAAGTAAACCTGGTGCTCCGTCCAAGACTCCAGAAATTGCATTGTCTACATAATCTTTATTTGCAATAATACTTGTGTCTACTGATATGGTGATCGTATTATTTAAATCATCGTATTCTTTTGTTATACCGTTACCAGCAGTTAATGCATTATTTACTGCATCTTGTGAAAGTTCAGCAAGGTCTGATGGTAAAACGTTTATATATGGTCTGGCTGCCCAATTTGCTAAGCCATTACCAACTTTAATTTTTTGAGTGTCTGACTCTAGGCCAAATTCACCTGCTGATAGAATTGGGTTATTACTAGCCCAGTTTGCAGCCGTATCTCTTCTTATTTGAATCTTTGTTTTCATAATTTGACCACCTCTTCTTATTATACAATACTTATATTATTAGTAGTATGCATTTAAGAATGAGTTATTGTCAGATTCACCCCCATCTAAAACTAATTCCCATTCTGAATCACCAGTGGAAGAATCTCCTCCGTCAATTGGGCTATCAAATTGAGTTCTATATGCTAATTCTCTCCATACGTTTTCGTATGATACTGCTAAATTATTTGTAGTTGTGTTATATAACAAAACTCCATCTTCTGGCTGATTGTAGTATGCGGAATCTATTTCTACTGTGCCTCCGCCACCTCCACCACCAGATGAAATTGGTCTCCAAGCGGCTCCATCATAATACTTTAATGCATTTATTTCAGTATTATAATATATGGATCCCATCACACCAACAGCAGGGTCCGAAGACAAGGATGGTGGTGCAATGGGCGTTTGGAATTTTTTTGCCATATTATCCTACTACTACCACTCTATACTCATTATTACTTGGAGCTAGTGCAAACTTAATTGTCACTTCAGAAGTTGATGTGTGTTCTACGTCTGCTTCTATTTGAGCATAGCTTTCATTATTTTGAAATATTTGAACTGTCACATCTTTTGTGCCAAAATTGTGCTCTACGGGAAATGCTGTTGTTGCGCCATCTCCAATAGTTGTAGCAATTTTACGTACACCGTATCCGTTAGCTGTGTCTAGTGCGACATATGGGGTGTATGTTAAACCTGTTCCAAGTGTAACTTGAATTTCTCCATTGCCGTTAAATCCAAGACCCTTGGTTCCATCAACCTTTACATTAATTCCAGTTCCATCAATATATAGACCATGAGTGCCATCTACAATTGCATTGATTTCTCTTCCATCAATTTGAATTGAATCAGAGCCAACATATGTACCTTGACCAGAGAACTGAATCCAGTTTTGTCCAGTAAAATCTGTCATGTAATGATTATTCTGAACCCATGAAGTTGCGCCGTATTGGTCGCCTTCCATTACAAATACTGCTGCACCAATAAGTTCACCAAATGCGTCTGCATCTTCTGCACGAGTAAGTGTCCAGTTTCCGCTTGTGCTATTGAAAACATGTATACCAGCATTTGATGACTGAGTTATAAGAATTCTATATCCACTGTCTGCATCTCCTAGTGGGTCATGGCCATCAATAATTAGTTGGCTTGCTCCACTACCAGACATTGTTGGAATTGCTGCGTCATAAAGAAGATGTACTGCTGTCTTCCAATCAAGACCTGATGATAAAGCTTGAAGGTCTGAAATCTTAGCAATTTCATTTCCAGCAGTTGCTGCTGAGCCATAAAATGCTTTTGATCCAGTTACTGGAAGCAACTCTATATTCTTTGTTGCTCCATTAATATGGATTTGAGAAGTGCCAGTTTCATCTTGTAATGTTAAGGACCCATCTCTGCCGTCAAAGTCAGCACCAGCAATTACTGTAGTGTTTAAATTACCACTTACATTTAATACGCTGTTTACGTTTGTTACGCCATCTGGATTTAAATTAACATCTGCGCCTGTGGCGGTTGTCTTAAGATTAAGATCTCCGTAGTTAGCCTGAACATCAAAGTCATGGCTTCCAGCACGAACAGCAATTTCACCCTCATTGGCAATTGTTACACCATCTGTAAAGTAAAGAGTATCTATAACTCTTTTATTTGAAAGATCTTGTGTTGCAGTTCTTGTTACAATTTGATCATTATTAACATTTGCTGTGCCCGTTGGGTTTAAGTCAATATCTCCATTAGAAGCTATTGTTAAATCATTGACTGCAGACAATTCTGAATTTGTAGATGATGGGCTAGAAATATTTAAATGAGTATTTCCGCTTCCATCTTTAATTTCAATATCATTGTTAATTAATACAGAATTAGAAGTTACAGTTAATGATTCATTACCATTTGCTTTATAAACATGTAACTCTCCATCTTCAATAGTGCTAAGCACTGTATTGATACCAACGTTAAGTTGGTTTGGAACTGATACGGTGTCTGGTAAGCCTATTGTTACATTTCCATTTACATCTGTACTAGCAGTAACTTGCTCGTTTGTTCCAGTAACAGTTTGAATAACATCGCCAGAATTAAGCTCGTCAACTGTTACAATTCGATTTCCTGGTAATGCGCTTCCGATATATGAGGATCCGTCGGCATTAAGAATAATGTCGCCAGCGCTTGTTGTAATATTAACATCTTGGTCAGCATTAATTGTAATTGAATTATTACCATCAATTACAAGCTCGCCCATACCAGCTGCTATGTATCCAGCAGCGGTGCCATTATTAAAATGTAGGTTATCTGAGACTGTCTTGTTTGAAAGTGTTTGCGTGTCTGAGGTTCCTACTACGTTTCCAGTTACTCCATGAACACCTGTTGTTAAATCATTGTGATCTGAGATCCATCCAGCAACATCGTCTGGGCTTACTGTTCCCTGAACCCATGCTGTACTGTTGTCTACATAAATAACATGTGCTTCTGTGTCAACATAAAGTTGTCCAGCTTTGCTTGCAGCAGGTCTTGCTGCTGTGGTGCCAAATTCTACAGAACTTCCAGATATCCACTGGTTTCCGTCGTAGTATCTTAGTTCGTTGTCTTGTGTATTAAAATAAATCTGACCTGCCACTGGTGAAGATGGGTTAGAGGACAGATTTTGAATTCTAGCATTCTGTAACTCATTTTTATTGAGGTTAATGCTAGTTGCAAATAATCTTGCCATTTTTTATTTCTCCTTTATGACAGGTATGCTGTCCCTGAAAATGGTTGAGCCATAGTCAGTGTTATTTTCTCTATACTATTATATTCTATTCCAGTTTCTAACATGTCCCCAGAACTAGACTTAACTGTTGCATTTGGGAAAAACCCTAAGTTATGTTGTAGTTCTACTGAATAAACTCCGTTGACTGGTCCAGTAACTTGGGCAAGCTCCCATGAGGTTGAATAAGCATATTCTGAGCCTTCTTGAATAAATTTAATAACGGTAGCTCCGCTCCAGGTTATATCTGATAGCTTTGGACCGTAAAAATCTGTAGTAGTTGTATTATAATAAAAATCTCCAGCAACACCTAAATTGTTTGCTGGCGCTGATGTGCCGTTTAATATTGTTCTTCCAGCAGGACCTTGTGGCCCTGGGGATTTTACAATTACCTTATTCTTTATCTCTGTGACTATTACTTTTTCTGTCATTATATAGTTACCGATCTACTGAGAGTTAAAAACCCTTCGAGGAGTTTTATTTTATTCCCGTTAGAATCGACAACCATAATGTCATAAGAAGATTTTGGATAAAACAGTTTATTGGTTTGAGTAGGTGTCATTTTTACATTTAAAGTTCCCTCTAGTTCGTCAATGGTAATTCCACCAGACGGGGAAGTTAATGTGAATGCTAGCTTTGCGCCACCCTTAGTATCTCGCACCTGCATTTTTGCGGTTGCGTTGGAAAGATCTATTGGTGTGACTTCATCTTCTAAAGTATATTGAACTTGAAAAGAAAAAGTAGCATTTTGATCTACTTCAAAATTCTTGTTTACTGCCATTTGCAAAATCTCCTAAAATAGGAAAACTCCTATGCTTATTTTAGCACAGGAGCTATCCTAATCTATTGTATTACTTTGTTGTTTTAAATCCAAAGCTTTGATCGCTTGGGGACAACGCCTTAAGAATTACTGGTGCAACGGCTGCGACTCCAGCTGCTAGTAAATCTTTAGGATTTGTGTTTCCAGTCATATATAAAGCCGTGGCTGCTGCCAAAAATGCTCTACCATATGTACCTGCTGCTGCTAATAATTGTTCTACGTATGTATTCATGTTTTGCCTCCTTTTGGCTTTCGCCTTCTATATTATACTACTATGCTGATATATCTACAATCTCGCAATTTCCGTCTGAGGTGCATGCAAGAGTCTGACTTCCAGAAGTACCGTCTTCTGTCTCGTAAAAAGATAAATCTTCCCATCTTATATTGCTAGGCATTCTTGCAACAAGTGCATCATATTCTGCTTTGTCAACTTCTTGGTATGGGGCTTGCTTATATGTATGGTCTGAGTGGGGTAGGAAAGAAATTCCAGACACTTCGTCAAAATGCTTGTATACCCAAGCACCTACCTCCATCCATTCTTCTTCTTTTACTGATACAGTAATTGATGGTTTGTGTTCACACCATGCACGTTGATAAACTAGCCAAATATTTAGGTGATCTAAAGCCGTTAAATCATTTCTAACAATTGCACCCTCTGGTGCTTTTACTGGAAATGAAAATACGTATGTGTCTGCTGGCTTCATTACATCGTCTTCTACTGGAATACCTACTTCTTTTAAGAATGTAGAAATTGGGTCTCCCTTTGATCCACGAACTGTACGAATATAATATTTTGAATGCCATGGATGCATTCCTGAAGACACCCCGACCAATTGAGATACTGTTCCAGAAGGCTTTACACAAGTAATAGCTGCAGACTCGGAAATCCCAATTTTTCCAGCCTCTTCTTTGTTTGTTTCACGAGCATATTCTCTTAGTGACATAAGGTAAGCTTCTAAAGCAACAATGTCCTGCTTACCAGACATAAACTTATGGCCAAATTGTCCAGTTAATGAAACTCCAAGTAGTCGTTCTTCTTCTGTGTTATCTTTCCAGATCTTACGAAGATACTTAAAGTCCGTAAGAGTGGATTGCCAAGTTCCAAGAATTGTAGCAAGTCTTACTTTATTTGCAATATCTTCTTTTGTATCATTTTCACGTAATACGACTTCTGAAAGGTTACAAAACTGATAAGGACGTAGAATAATTTCTGAGCACGGGTTAGTTCCGTAGTGTATATCTGGATCTCTGCGTCCATACTTTGCTGCTTGGGCTTGCGCTGCTGCAACATTGTATATGCCACGCTCCCCTGATTTAGAGTCATATAAATTTTTCCATTCTGCTATAAATTGTTCCATCTCTGGCTTACGTGAGTAAGCAACAGAATTATTTGAAAGTGCACGTTGAGTATTATTCTCCCACCAATTACCAGATTTGGCTGATGCCATTTCAATATCATTAATGTTAGAAAGAGAAATCATTGCTGAACGACGAACTCCTCCCACAACAACAACTTCACCAATTTTACACATTATGTCGTGAGCTTCAATTGGCTTTAGTTGGCGACCAGCTGCGTTTTTAAATTTTGCAATAGTAAAATCAAAAAGATTTACTAGCGGTTGTGGACCAGATGATCTTCCACCCATAGTCTTAAGTCTTGCTCCTGCGGGGCGGACTTTAGAAACATCTATCGCTGGGATATGTCCTGTCCAAAGTAACGCAAGTAGTTCTCGATAAGCTTTTGCCCAACCTTGCTTTGAATCTTCTACTACAATAACTGTATCTGATTTTTCAAATGAGTCTGGAATTGCGGGAAGCTTATTAACATACTTGTACTCAACAGAAAATCCTACTCCTGTGCCACACATAAGAATATACATTGTCTCATCAAATGAACGAGGATTATCTACTGGCACAAATGAACAGTTGTATCCAGCAACATTATCTCTTTCTAATGCAGCACCTGCAGTCATTACTGATCTCATAGAAGGCATTACGTTTCTATTAAAAACTGCGGACTTTAATTCTTCAACTAGCTTTGTGCTTGGCTCGTATGCGTGATCTTTAAACAAATGATCAAGCATGAACGCAAAATATCTATCTACTGTCTCTCCCCAAGTTTCACGACGATTTTCTTCTGGCATCCACCTTGCGTATCGTGATAACGCAATAAAATTTTCATATGGGTTTTTAATTACTTGTGACATATAGACCTTTTCCTCCGCCTAGCAGATAAATTAAATTTGATTGAAGTCTAATTGTATCAAATGTTATTTATAGAGGGAAGACCTTAAGAGAATTTTTTAACAACTCTTTCAAATGCATTCTTAGTCAACTGATCCCAATTATACTCTTTATGAATATTAGTTGACTGAGTATAGTAGTAACTTGAATAAGGTTTAAAGTTTAAAGAGATATCTCTCATTAGCTCAAGTAGATGTTTATAGTTTGGTTCAAAAACTTTTCCACTATGTGGAAATGGCCAAGGAGAATCTATTGTTTCTGATTTTAACTCTAATGGTCCTAAATATTTTTTATAGTGTGCCCATTTTCCAGTTGATATTGTAGGCATTCCAGTTGCAAGAGCTTGTAATGGTATAAACCCAAATCCTTCTCCATAACTTGGATAGACCAAAACATTGTGAGAGTGATATAGATTAACTAACTCTTCAATACTTAAAACATCTGTAACTAAATTAATGTTTGAATATATTTTTTCAGGAGAGCCTATTATGTTTTTATCTATGTAGTTGTTAAAAATTCTTGTTGTATTAATTTGATCAGCTTTTATTGTTAAAGAATAATTTGGGTTATTTGCAAACAATGTAACAAAAGCATCGACAACCATTTGGCCTGCTTTTCTTGGTGCTGGTTCTCCTATGTGTAAAAACTTTATGACTCCGTCATCTGGTCTTTTATAAGGTTTCCAAACTGGATCTATGCCATGCGGGTATACGTTTGAAACTTTGTATCCGTTATCTTCGAAAACATTTGCACACCAGTCTGATGTTGTCCATATCTCGTCGCATGAATCCATATAGTGCTTCCACTCATTTGGAATTACAGTTGACTCCCATGGGGTATAGCTAATCTGATACTGATTTTTATGTAATTTAAAATGTGATGGCTGTGAAAAGTTTAATTGTACTTTAGACTTTGGGTCTTGAAATGGAACAAAGTGTCCTAAGTTATTTAATGATTTTATTATATTCTCTGAGGCATAACCGTATCCGTTTTTAGTTCTTAGGTTAGCAATTACTGTAGAGAATGATATATTCATATAATCTTTCTAGTTGACTGGCTTGACACTGCTTCAATTACAATGGTATTATTATAGTTCGTTATCTCTAAAGGAGGAAATGCCAATGGAGAAAGTAAAACAAAGACTTAGTGATGTTGTACATAACTGGGCCGCAATAGCAATAATAACATTATTTCTATTTTCCGTCCAGCCTGGACCAACTGCTACTCAGGCTTTAGAAGTAAAAACAGAAAAAACCGAAATACAACTAAAAAGAGAAATACTAAATAAGTTCAGCAATGACACTTATAAGCATTCTGAAATGCTTGCAGCTGAGGACCTAAAAGATCTTTTATGGGCTGTTGGTTTTGAAGGAATGGCTTTAAAAACAGCTTGGGCTGTTGCTCGTGTAGAGTCAAACGGGAGACCAATGGCTTTAAACGACAATAGATCAACTGGAGACAAATCTTATGGAATTTTTCAAATCAATATGCTTGGGGAACTTGGCATAGACAGACAAGAAAAATTTAATTTAGTTTCAAATAAGGAACTATTTGATCCAGTAACAAATGCAGAGATAACGTATCATATGACCAAAGGCGGAATCGATTGGTCATCTTGGCCTAACTCAATAGGTAAAGCCAAGGAATTGTTAACCCAATTCCCTAAAGCTTAAGGAGCAAAATTTGCTGCGGATACAATACGTATCTAAATATATAGCTTTATCTGAGGAGGGCCTTGTTCCAAGACTTGAATGTCCTATGGATCAAGGCTCTCTTCTTTGTAATTTAAATTTAAATGATGAAATATATTTATATTGCCTTTCTTGTAATTACAAAAATTTTATAGGAACTTCATATTATGATAAAATTGTTTCTATAGTTAAAGGGGTAAAAAATGACTGAAAATCAAGATAGTCAAAATATAGAAGATAATCTTCCTATGGTAAATTATATAATGCTTCACAGAATTTATGATTTGCTAAGTTTAATTTCAAATGAAATTGTTGGATCTGATAAGACATCTAAGATGGTTGAGTATCACGACCAAGGTTTTTTACTTGGTCCAGCCCCTTCGTATTCGTCAGAGGAAGAAAAAATTGACTAATTATGTTAATGGAATATCTTATCCAGAAAATCATATTTTTGAGATTGAAAGTATTTATCAAAACGAATCTTACACTAGTGGATTTGTAAATTCATCATATACTGGACACCTAAAGTTTAGTGATTTAGAGCATGGAATGAAAATTAAAGGTGGAAATTTTATAAAAAAAATAAATACAGATTTTGCTTCTAATAGAGAAAGTTTTTATTTTTTACACATTCCAAAAACTTCTGGTATATCAGTATTGTCTGAGCTTAAAAGTGTTTTTGCAGATGAACAAAATTTTATGAATACAATGCATTATGTTAATGAAAACGATATGCTAAATTCAAAGTTAATTTCTGGTCACTTTGCAATGCACCCGTTTTTTTTATATAAAAAAAATAATAAAAAAATAAACGGATTAACAATAGTTAGGGATCCAATAGATAGAGCAATTAGCTATTTTAATTTTAGGTACAAGGTGTCTGACTCATTCTTTGGATTTAAGACAAAAAACTTAACTAGTAAAAATTTTGACAGCTTTCTATCTGACGAAACAAATATAGGCAACATTGCTAATTATCAAACAAAAACAATAACTTCAGATTTAAAGACAAAAGAATCTTGCTCTTGGGTCGATAAATATATGGATGGGAAGATTACAAGATTTGAGCTTATTGCTGCTCAAGTTTTTAATTATAATTTTATGGATTTAAATGGCAAAGAGTCTTTTTGGAAAGAAAGCTTAAATAATTTTAGCCTTATAGGCTCTGTGGAAAACAGAAATTTGTTTTTAAATAAAGCATCTAATCTTTTAGTAAAAAAAGATTATGTGGCCGACTTAGGGAACGTTGTAAAAAATAAATCAGATTTTACCGCTGCGGAAGTTAGAAAAATTTTAACAAAAGATCAAATAAATAGAATCATAGAATTGAACCAGCATGATTTTGAGTTGTATGATTTTATAATGAGCAATGGTGGGGTTTTTGAATGCTAAAAAAGGAAATGTATCCCTTCTTTAGGCCCAACTCTAAATGGTTTGATCCTACATTAATCCCTATTACTAAAAAACAAGTAAAAAAGAAAAATATAAATATTAAAATTACTTTTATATTAAGCAATTATTATTCATTTTTTTTTAATAGCGCAAAAATTCTTGTTAAAAATATGTTAAATTACGGAAAAATATTTTCTACTTACCATGGTCAATATTTAGTTACATATGTGTTTTCTCCAAAAGGCGTTTGGGATGTATTGGCTTTAAAACAAAAATCTTTTATAAAAGGTCCTCTTTGGGGAAGACCTAGAAAACTTCTTGGAAACGGATTGCTGGTGAGCGAAGATCCAGATCATTTTGTTTTTAGAAGAATGACAATGTCAAGTTTTGATCACAAAAAATTAAAAAATATGTCTTCTACAATGCTTAGCATTACTAATAAAAGTATAAAAGAAATGAAAGAAATAGATCTAGAAATTGAAGTAAGGTCTCAAATTAATTCTTTGGCTTTAGATATTATTATGAAATGTATTTTTGGGGTCGACATAAAACAAAATTCAGAAACTGTAAAAAGAAACGTGTCTATTTCTCAAGATGCTATGAATAGAACTCAAGATCCATCTTTAGCAAGATTTGAAAATTTTAATTTGCCATATTTTAAAAAGTTTTTAGACTCTACTGTTTATTTATATGAATTTGTTGAAAATGTTTATGAAGAAAAAATTAAATCAAGTTTAGATGGGGACGATCTGCTTTCTATTTATATAAACAGCACTGACGAAGATGGAAACAAAATGTCTAAACATCAGGTCTTAGATGAAATGATAACAATTATTTTAGCTGGCTTTGAATCAACTTCAAACACTTTGGTCTGGGCGCTTGCTTATTTAAATCAAAACCCAAAAGAATATCAAAAGCTATTAAATGAATCTTCAGATATATTCAATTCTAATTGCTCTGAGGAGGATCTTCTTAAAAAGATTATGGACGCACCAGTCTGCTCTAGCATACTAAAAGAAACATTAAGGCTTTGTCCTCCAATTTGGAGCTTGCCTAGAATGTCAAAAGAAGATGTAGTTATTGATGACATTTTAATTCCAAAAAATTCATTTGTTGTTGTTAGCCCGTATGCGACACACAGGGACCCAGAAATATACAAAGACCCAGAAAAATTTAATCCAGATAGATGGAATAATGGGTTTGAAAAGTCTTTGCCGTTGGGTGCGTATTTCCCATTTGGGGAAGGAAGTAGAAAATGTATTGGTGATCAATTTGCAATGATTGAAATGAAAATTATTTTATTATGCATGTCTAGTCAATTTAGAATTAAAACATATGGAAGAATGCCAAGGGGTCTAGATAGAGTTACCTATCGTGTAGAAAAACCATTACGGGCAAAAATAATCCTTCCTTGACTTTAATAGTAAGTTATTTTATAATAATACAGTACTAGTCGAAGCATTTATGCTCCTAATACAACTGCATCTTTAGATGCCAGAACCCAATCGGATCCGCCTCTGATTGGGTTTTCTGTTTGTTTGTTTAAATAGGTGTATAATTAATATATGAGCCCAAGATACTTTGCTAAATTTACTGGTAGCAGTGAACAAAATGCTGGAAATTGGTATCATTTTACTGCTTCTAACTATGACCCAGGTTCACTTGAATTTAAAATACATAATAATAAAATAAATACATTTGTAAGAAAACTATTTCGCATTAAAGATAGATAGATAACATTATATGGATATGCCTACAAATTGCTCTATAGGGCCTCTAAGACGTTTTTAGCCATCTAGCCATACACATACCTGCAAAGTGCCTTAAAAGGGCTTACAGCAATTTATTTATTGTTTTAGTTGACTAGAATACTACTTAGACTTATTAATTTTTCTCTGGTGAGTTCTGACCCTATGACAATTAGAACAAACAATCTCGCATTTAGCTATTTCTAAATCTATTTTCTTTTTAGATAGGGTAACTATTAATTCTGAAACATTTTTTTGCTTACGCCCACGGACATGATCAAAATCCATTACGTAATAGGGAAAACTTTCTTTACAATCCATACATGGAGTATTAGATTTTAATTCCTGAATATATCTGGCTAGGTAAGCTTTTTGTTTAGCTATGCTAGTCTTTTCAGACTTCATAATACTATTATATATTATATTCTTTTAATGTATATCTGGGTATTTAGATTTTTTAGGAAACCCCCCCTCCCCCCTAAGTTTAAAAATCTTCTTAGAAAGATAGGGAGGGAAATTACATCTGGTACATTTGAGTTCCTTAGTGTAACCCCCCGAAACCGTTGTTAGTATAACATTACATAAATTTATCTGTCAAACCCTAAATCCAGAAGTCTTTTGCTTGTTTAAAATTATGCCCTTTAGGTCTTCGTATTTTTTATTTACATCTGACAAATCTACCGCTTGTTCAAATAAATCTAAAACATCGTTATAGCCTTTTTCTGTCTTGGAGCTTGGTAAAAATAAATCAATTTCATCGGTTCTGTAATTCAATACATATTTTTCAGGTGGCATTTGATTTGAAAAAACAAAATTTTCTATTAATCCCAAAGAATAAATTTCACTGATGCTTTCAAGAAGCCCTTTTGGATTATTTTCTAGTTGATCAAAAGTATAGGTTGTCCTATTATCAATATCAAGTAGCAGCGAATCGAGAAACGAGCTATATTGTTTTGTTTGTCCAATAAAACCCCTAGAAAGAAGATCTTTGTCCTTACCCTTTAATTGAGACATCACTATGTTGGATACAATGCAGTCTTTTGGGTTTCTTAAAATAGTAACTGGACTAGGCTGATTAATATTTCTTTCAACGTCCCATTTTTTCTTAATAACCAAAAAATTGTTTGTTGTTAGATTTTGCCTTAAATAAGTTGTCCCAGACCTAGGAAAATTTTTTATGCAAACTAAAGGTTTTGGCCAAGATCCTTCTTCGTTAAAGTCTACATCGTCGTGTAAACTTAACTTAGACTTTACATCCTCTACTTGACTATTTTTTTTCATAAGCATCCTTTTATAAGCTGGTCCACCTGGACTCGAACCAGGAACCCTTGAGTTAACAGCTCAATGCTCTGCCGATTGAGCTATGGACCATTTTTGTTAATTATAGCATTTTTATGTATATGTCGGAATGCATAACAGGACCAACTACATACGCACTAACTGTCCAATTAGGATTTTGTGATAAAAATTTATTTACTGCCGAAACAACTCCATAGTATTCTTTAGTAAAATGATCATAAACCATGTAATCATTAAACCCTATAACCCCACCCCTATTTAGGTGACTAACAGCAAAATCTAAACAGTAATTTACAAAATCAAGATCGTGGTTTGCATCTATATAAATATAATCATAGGTTTTGCCGTTTGAGATTAACTCGGCATCCTCGGTACGAATAAATTTTTTAATAATTTCAATATTTTTATTGTCTTTATATTTATCCTTAACAAAGGAGTAATGAGACTCTTTTGTAAACCTTCTATCGTTTATTTGGTCCCAGTCATCTTCCATAAAATGATCTACTATAGTAATATCTTTTGGGGAAAGGGTGTCTATTACCATGTCTGTATAAAGCCCAGCCAAGGCCCCAATTTCTAAATAGGAGTCTATTGGATTTTGGTCTTTAAGGTAAGACATCCTGTCTGCATATAATTTTGCATTTTTTATTACATGGTTGGATAAGGGTATAAATTCTACGTAGTCTTTATGCTGCACTATTCAATTATAGCAAATAATGCTATAATGTAAACATGCACCCACTAACCCCAGACAACTACTTTCCTAGAAAAGATCTGTTGAGAATAGACAACATAACAGAGGTTATAGGAACTGGCCTTGATAATATTAAAACAATAGAAAATTTTTTATCTGAGGATGAAATGCTTACGGCGTTATCTTTTTTGAAAAAGTATGAGCCAAATCAAGAAGCGACACACTCCTACTCTTTGCAGCAAATACCAAATCATTTAGCATCAAAAGAAGAATGGATGTTTGGAAAAGTTATGGGGGACAAGCTAGTAGCCCTAGGAGAAGATCTATATAAACAGCCGTTAGTAAAAGATAAAGCATTTTTATACATAACTCATCCAACTGGAACGTATATAGACCCACATACAGATATTCTAGATATAGATGACCCAAATTATGAAGATTCTAGTTTTGACGATCAAATAGCCCAGTTTCCTTATTTGTGGAGCGGACACCTATCAATACTTGGATATCTTAATGATGATTTTGAAGGCGGAGAGTTATACTTCCCAGAATTAGATTATGGCTTTAAGCCAAAAAAGGGTTCAGTTGTTTTATTTCCTGGAAACCTACATTACGTGCATGGCGTAGCTCCAATAACAAGTGGAGTAAGATATACCATATCTCAATGGTGTAGATTTAAAAACTTTATAGCCAAACCATCCTAAATAAGTGCGAAAAAAAGTGCGTCGAAAGTAGAAGCACCCTTTTGCATATAGCCCAAATGGGCAGATATAATATATTATAAATATGGGGGCGGAATCGGATATATCCCATATTTCTATATAGACCATATACGACCTATATAGCAGTATCTGGACATAGTATCTATATACTACGTAGAATTACTTCACTATATAGCGCTTCGCTATTATTTCTGAAGAATTGCTACGCCAATTGCTGCTGGAGTTATTTGTCCCCCCGTTTTTTATATATATGATCATATTATTCTAGTCAACTAAGATTATATGGTGTTCCTAATAGGATTTGAACCTATGACCTAATGCTTAGAAGGCATTCGCTCTATCCACTGAGCTATAGAAACATATTTATATATTCGGGATCCCCCGCTTTTTATATCTAAAGTATACTATTAATCCTAGTCGACTACAATATCAGATTTCATAAAATGTTAATAGAGATTTTATTTGTATGATACACACCCTAAAAAATGTCCGATTTGTCTAATAGTGCGACCATAGATAGATGTCCTTGAGCGTGAGTGTGTCCTATATCACAAAAATACTTTTAGAATACTCGCCAGTAACCCCCCTTTTTGTCAGTCCCCCCTGCTAGGCTTATAGTATAAAGAAAGTAAGAAAGTCTTACTAAGAAAGGTGGTCTACAATGACTACACTAAATGAAACACTATACAGCACTATCGTGCACGACTTCCACAATGGTGGTGTAAAGTCCTCGTATGGTTTAGATACCTATACACGCAAGGCTCTATTGCGTGTCCTCCTATCCTCTAAGGGTTGCGAGTGTATTAACTGTATCTAATGTGATACAGATAACACTTAGCCCTAGGGCGTGTCGCTATACAATGTCGGCGCTATGCGCTACAATTCCTACTATAACTACTAACGAAAGAAGAACAGATAATGACTATCACTTACTCAATATGGCAAGGCTCTCGCCTACTAAGTATCGACAATGTAGCCCACGAGATGAAGGCTATTGACCACCTAATCGACTCTCTTAATGCTAGCGACCTAGCGAAGAAAGTAAAGTTTTCTGCTAATGTAATGACTATCAAGACAGGGGATAATAACTAATGATGACTAAATGGGATACTATTCAAGCAGATGTGCAAGACCAATACGCACACCTAGCAGAAGAAGAAATGTATGAAAAACTAATGTCCGAAGAAGAAGATGTTTTTGGATTTACTAAGGCTATTGAGATTGACCACTTAACAGATGAACAACTAGACGAGGTCTTTAATATGTTTGGAGATAAATAAATGAATAGACTACTAACTACACTAGTGCAACTAGGTATCGGTATCCCCGCCCTGCTAATGCTTCGCCTAGTAATAAAAGACCTAAGAGAAAACGGGTTAAACTAATGAAATCACAATTAGAAAAAGATTTAGAAATAAAAGAAAGCTTTTGTCAATTACTAGATGAGGTATATCCTACCTACAAGATAGGGACATCCACCTTCACCGCCAGCGAGATCTTAGAGTGTTGCGACCCTATCGCCTTTGCTATAGGTCTAGTAGAGCATGAGGACTACATGCGTGAGGAAGGTCACATAGACTAGACGGCGTGTCGCCTTGACAAAAGGCGGAAGCGCCCACAAAAGCTGTGGGGGCAAAATGTGATTTAAGACACATTTTAAAAAACCCCTGGAATTTACGGCGTGTCGATTTGACAGACAAAATGGACATTTTGATGTGATGTAAAACACACGGCTTGAGCGTCTCATTATTTGGAATTACTGGCTAGTAAGTAGAAAAATGTCAGACCCCTAGGCTATAATTGCGGTATAACGAAAGGAAGTGGCTAACAATGGCTAACTTATACACAATAGAAAACTTGCTAATTGGCAAGACTTACAACTCAAAAACTCTGCGTGGAGAAATTATCTCAGCAGAAAAACACCCTAAAGGAATTTGGTATGGCGATAATACCGAAGCGTATTTAGTAGAAATTAACGCTGGAACTTTCCGAAATAAATTCCGCACAATAGCGGTGAAGGTTGGTGAATAATAATGGGATACATTGAAATTTTTAGAATAGATGAACAGGGTGCTGGCTGGGTAGATTTATCCGAAGCAACACCCGCAGAAATGCTAGATTTAGAAATCGGATTATTTCAGGAAGGTGCGCTCTAGGGCGTGTCTTTCCCGAAATTGTCGGTGGCTTAGGCTATAATTACATTAACAAACTACGAAAGGAAAACTATAAATGGGAAATCTAATAGAAGTAATCGGAGTTGCTTGCGATGAATGCGGTGGCGCAGGATTTATTTTCTTTGGCGATGAAAATAATTACGATGTAGAGAGTTGCGATTGCGCTCTAGAAATTTGGGGTATCTAATGTATAAATTAACTATTGCCTATGACGGGGAGAGAGTTGCCTCTTGGGATTTCTCAGATGCTCTTTCTGCCGTCCACGAATTTGATAAATGCTCAGACTTTGGCGATGCTAAAGAATACGCAACCTATAATTTGTCAGAGCCCTCTGGTAAAATGCATACTAAGAACTTCTACCGAAATGGAAAGGTAACACAAAAATGATGACACGAAAAGATTACATTGCAACCGCTGAGATTTTAAATTATCTTAGCAACAAAGTTCACCCCGCTGTTTTTTCTAAAACTGTTGCAGACTTTTCAGAAATGTTTGCAAAAGATAATGAAAGATTTGATGTAACTAAATTTCACGAAGCGAGTGGGTATCGTGTTCCTAACTTCTCTTCAAAGTAAAGTAAAACGCATTCAGGAATTGCGTCGCAGTAATGCGGCGCAACCTGTTCGCAATAAAAAAAAATACACACGCAAGATCAAACATAAAAATAAATTAGAAAACTAATTTGTCGACAATTGCGCCCACAATAGCTGCGGGGTCGGGCGTGTCGTTAAGAGTGTGATATTAATCACCCTGGAATTTTTAGACACGCCGATGATAGATTAGTTAATGTCAGACCTATCCGCTATAATACTCTTATCCAAACAACGAAAGGTAACAAATGTCAAACATAATGAAAGTTCCACACACAGTAGTATTCGAGGCTCTTATTGACTTGGATAAAATACCTGCAAACTTATTGCCACGCTTAATTGCACTTGATGAAAAATCAATTCAAGAAATGTGCAAGGGTGCAACACTTGCCGCTCTTAATGAATCTAATACTCTTAAAGTAGCAAATGAAAATAACACTTGGGCAGAAATAACAATTAAGGAAGGTAACTAATAATGGGATACAATACTGCGCTTGACCTTGCTAATGAATTAGATTTAGAAGTAGCAATAGGTTATCACTTACAGGGTAATCATTACCCGCCCGTTCCACTATCTATGGTAGAACCTTGCATCGAAGCAATTGACGCCTACTATGACGAGGACTATAACAAGTTGATCGAAATGCCTGAAGGCGTGTATTATCGTGGAGATAAATTCGCACCCGCATCTGCCATTATTGAACAACACCACTTGGAAGCGTGGCTACCTGAGTGTGACTAACCTCACACGACACTCCCCTCAGAAATGAGGGGAAATGTCGGTGGGCTACGCTATAATTACAACCTAACAACGAAGGAGAAACAAATGGAAATCGGACAGACATACACAACAACAACAAGCGGTATCACAGGAGTTATCAAGGCGGTTGATAACCACCCAAGCGGAGTAAATCGTATCTTGCTAGATGTAAATGGCACAGAGCGTTGGACTTCAGCACCTGCTAACTAAATAAGCACAGGGCAGGGGGGTTGTCAGACCCCCCTGCTATACTACAACCAACAACCTAACGAAAGGGAAACAATGTCCAGACAAATCACAGTAAAGGTAGCAACAACCAAAGTAATCAAGGCACTAGAAAATCGTCTTGCTGAACTGGAAAAGAACTACGCAACACAAGGTGCTAACGAAGCAAAGTTCCAAAAGGCACAAGAGGCTTGGCGTAAGGAAATCGGCAAGTGGGCTATGACTAAGTTCTCAAAGGCTGAGAACCTTCGCACAAACTATCGCTCTTGGAACAAAACTCTCAATGTTGATTTTGACCTTACAGTAAGCGAGGGAGATTTCCCTGCTGAACCTGAAAAGGACTTTGAGGTAATTCACACTCACACATACAAAGAGATGAAAGAGGACATCACAAATGCTCTCACCATCTTAAAAATGACAGATGAGGAAACAGTAAATGCTTCTACAATGAAGCAAATTGCTAAGTATCTCTAAATAGCAGATGGGGGCTAGACAAACTCTAGCCCCCTATGTTATACTTCGTATCCCTACTAACAAAGGAACACAATGCGGTATCGTGTAGAAATCTATGATGCTAACAAAGCTCACGATTTAACAATTTATTCTGCAAACAGTTACAACCGTGAATCATTAACTAAGTTAGTTAAAACTAATTTAAATAAATTTCAAGGCAACATCAAAGCATATGTTTTTGATACGCAAGATAACAAAAAAGTATTCGCAGCATTCTTTCCAGAAGAGATTCATAAAGCAATCTAAATCTTGGGGCGGGATCTTATGCTTTCAATCCCGCCTCATCTTCCCTGCGCCCAAACCTGTGGGGGCATTTTTGCGTTTATGTCAAGCTAAAAAAAGCCCCTGAAATTTGTGATATTACTCACACGGATCAATTCGGACAAATGACTAACTAATCTAGACAATGTCAGTGCCCCCTGTTATAATAAACCTAACAAACAAACGAAAGGTAAAAAATGGCTCATAATCTCGAAGTCGAAAATGGCGAAGTTGCTTTCGCTCTACGTGGTGCACCTGCTTGGCACAATCTAGCAAATCGCATCTTCTCACAAGATGAAGAAGTTACAACCGCAACAATGCTTGAAGAAGCAAAGTTAGCAAATTGGAATGTTCGTTTATCTCCACTAACTGACCACATTTCAGAATCTTGGAATGATGTTTCAGATGCTCATCTTGTATTGCGTGATAACCCATTCAATGGCGGAACTGATGTTCTTGCTACTGTTGGAAAGCGTTACAAGCCTGTTCAGAATGAAGAACTATTTCAGTTCGCCGATGCAATTCACGATGCCAATGCTGACTGCCGTTGGGAATCTGCTGGTTCTCTTAAAAAGGGCAAAGTTGTATTCGGAACTGTAGATATTCCTCGCACAATGGTTCTTGACCCACAAGGCGCCAATGACGAAACAAAGTTATATCTAATTGTATGGACATCACACGATGGTTCTGTTGCCGTTCAAGCAGCGGTTACTCCTGTTCGTGTTGTATGCCAAAACACGCTAAACCTTGCAATGAAGAATGCTAAGCAATCTTTCAAGATTCGCCACACGCAATCTGTTGAAGGTCGCATTCAAGTTGCACGTGAGACTCTTGGTCTTGCGCTTGGATACTTTGATGAATTCGAAGTTCAAGCAAAAGCGCTTTACTCTCAAGCAATTACCGATGCTGAATTCTCTAAGTTAATTAAAACAATCTACCCAAAGCCTGAAGCAGACGTTAAAGGCGCTTTGAAAAAGTGGGAAAATAAAGTTGTTCTAATTGATGACCTTTATCATAACTCACCAACTAACGCCACAATCAAGGGAACTAAATGGGGTGCGTTCAATGCACTAACTGAGCGCCTTGATTATTATCGTTCTGGTCGTGGTAATGGCGAGTCGCTAATGGCTGGTGCATCTGGGTTTGACCCAATCTTAACCGCAGAAAAAAATAAGTTGTATCGAATGGTTGCAACTTTCTAAAAAAATAAAATCCTGAGCAAGATTTAAAACTGCTCACCATTTGGTCTGTTAGCTCAGTTGGTTAGAGCGCTACCCTGTCACGGTAGAGGTCGTGGGTTCAAGTCCCATACAGATCGCAAAATGCCCCCAAAGCTAAAGGCCAATTTTTTGTGTTACGCATCACATAAAAAAATCCCTGGAATCCTTGTAAATGTCAGTGGGGTAGTGTACAATTCTCGGCATGACAACGAAATGGACCAAGTACTCATTTGTATGCAATAGCGAATGTGATGCTTTAATTGAATATACATTGCAAGCAGGATATACATTTAACGATGTGACAGTAATCATATGCGCTTGCGGTAGTGATACTACCTGTGTGTCAGTGGAAGATGCTACAATACAACCTACAAACGAAAGGGAAAAAATGGAAACAAATACAGTTCCATACTCATATGATGCCAACACATTGGTAACATATAAGTCAATTAATAACGGTGAGGTAACTTACCCAACACTTAAGGTAAATGAATTAGAGATTCATCTTGATTCATACCGACGCCTGCAAGACCAACTATCAATCAGTAATGGACAGATTAGTCAGATTCTTGATAATCTTTCTGCCGACGGATGGTATAACCCTAACTATGATAAGTCTGAGGTTCTTGCCGACTTATGCGAAATCCTAGGACACGAAGCAAAACAATCTGTTACAATTACCGCTACAGTAAATGTAGAAGTAACTTATGATATTCCACTTGAAGAAGTAGAAGACTTTGATGCCCGCTATTTCTTACAAGATAATCTAACTATTGATTCATATAATGGAGACGTTATAATTGAGTCATTCGATGTCCAAGATGCGGATGTTAACTAATGTATTTTGAGTTGACCGCTCCTGATAGGCTCTCTATGGAGAGGGCCTATTGGGATGCACAAATAACAGGACTAGACCCAACCGCAATGTCACCATTGACTTTCAACATTGGAACTGGTAGCATTGAGAAAGTAAGCCGTATACGTGACAAGTATAATTTAAAAGAATCATATGTAAGCGAATACGAGACGACGGGATATTAGGAGAAACTATGTCAGACTATAGAGATGGATTTGATGACGGGTATAAATTTGCTCGTGAGGAAATCATTGAAAAGCTAAGGGAAATTGATATTGCAGATATTGATGCCTTCTTGCTAGATCGACTGTCTGATATGATTGAAGAAAACAAGATATGAGCGCCTGGACTGGCTGCGATCAATGTGGCACAGCTCAAGCTTTATATCTAATTAAACTAGTAGATGGTGAGCTTTATTTTTGTCACCACCACTATAATAAAAACAAAGAGGCCCTTGACAAGGTCTCATTTGAAATGATAGAATTAAATAAAAAGGAAGAAACACCTCAACTAGAAAAGGCGGAAATATAATGGGAGACAGAGCAAACTTTGGATTCGTCCAATCAAACGGAGAAACAATTGTTCTATACGGGCACTGGGCTGGATATAATATGCTTGGTAAGTTAGCGGATGCTGTAATTAAAGCACGTCCTCGTTGGAATGATGAGTCATATGCAACACGTATTGTCATTAGTCAATTAATCGGAGACCAATGGAATATGGAAACTGGATGGGGCCTGAGTGTTAATCAGATTCTAGACAATGAGCACAAGATTGCAATTGTTGATTTCAAGCAGCAAACGTTTTCTCTTCACGAGGAAGATGAAAGAAACAATCTAGATAATAAAATTAACGGTATGAAAAACGATGCAATATTTACTATGGACCTGTCAGTGTTCTGTGATAAGTATGCAATGGAAGAAATACTAGTTTAAATATTTATGGGTGCCCCTAACAGTCTTCGCAGGCAAGGGGTTAAATAAAGCGGGTTTTTCCTTTCGTTGAGGTCCCTGCAGCCCATGATCAAAAACAAAGCTTTAGCCCCCAAAGCTTGAGGGTAAGAAAACTGTGTTACGGATCACATATAAATTTCCCTGAAATTCTTCCATTTGTCAGTCCTTTGATATATAATAATCACATATCAGCGAAAGGATATAAAATGCCAAATTGGTGTTATAACACATTAACTATCCAAGGACCTAAGTCTGAGGTAGATATGATTAAAGATAGATTGAATAAGCCTTTTACATTAGCACAAGAGACATTTGGTATGGGTGATATTTCTACTATGGGATTTCCCACCAAAATTGAACAGGTCAGTTATTCTAATCCTGTTTTTGCTTTCTTTAATATCCACTCATATAAAGATGACGGAATTACTGATGAGGAATATGCCTGCCAGCCTGATAGAGGTGGCATTGACACTAATGACCCTGATTGGTTCCGCAAATCTGTTGAGTTTGCTAAGACTCAGAAGGATTGGTATTCTTGGAATAATTCTAATTGGGGAACTAAATGGGATGTAGCCGTCCGTGACGGAGATGAATATCCAAATACAGAACTAATTGAATATAAATCAGAAGGTGATGACAACTGGGTTATCTATAAGTATGAGACTGCTTGGTCACCTGCTATAACTATCTTAACTAAACTAAGTAATCTTGTTCCTAACAGCCTACTCACATTAGAGTTTGAGGAAGAAACAGGCTGGGGCGGAGAGTATGAGATTGTCCGTGGTGAGGTAAATGAATTAGTTGAATGGGAAAATCGTTGTTATGCTTGTCAATCTTACGATACATTAAGTTATTGCGAAGATGACTGTGGAGAATTCTGCTCTGAATGTAGCCAAGGCTCTTGGCAAGATGAAGAGGCAATGGCAAAATGTCAGACCCATAGTGTATTATTGGAATCTAGAGAAAAGGCGGAAGCATAAATGTCAGAACAATTTATAGACACAATAGCAGAACATATTACAGGCGCTATAATGCAAGAAATTGGCGAAGAATTATTTGACCAATGGTCTTATAATAATTTAGATTCAGGAGCGGATTATGCAGAAAACCAATTTATGCAATATGCTTCAGTGGAACTAAAAAAACAATATAACGAATTCTACGGATATAAAGAAGGAGATGAATACTACCTATGAAACATAAGCATGAATGGGAATGGACTCCTTTTTGGCACCGCTATACCTGCAAATGTGGGGAAGCACAAGAAATGTCAAAGTCACCACAAGATAATGAATTGGGGGTAGTAATATTTTAGGATATAACTATAGAGATATACAGGAGTTTGGTGGAGCTTTAACAGTTGCTATCGATACCGCCGTATCTGAGGAAGTAAAAGAGGGCTTATTAGAAATATGGAACTTCTTTGAAGGATTACTAGCAGAAGGGTATATAGCAGAAGATGTCTAATGAATTGATCGCATATATGAATATTCATTTAATTAGTCTTGAACAAGATTTAGAGAAGATTGACTATGTTAATAGTCATCATTTCTATAAAGTTAAACAAGCAGAGATTGAAAATACCAGGCATTTATTGTCAGTGGCTACTGATATAATGAATTCTTCTACTAACGAAAGGGTATATGAATGAAACTATCTAAAGAAGTAAAGGAAGACCTTCAGGACCAAGCCGACCAAATTATTTATTTTGAAGCAGCAATGTCCAATGAGGATAAAGCCGCCAAGGCGGTATATGAACGTCTTGTTGAGATATACAAGGTTGCATATGAGGCTGGCAGCAAATGAGAGACATCAATACTGAATTCCACCCCCGTCTACAAAAGCTTGTAGATATGGGGGAGTCTGGAACCAACATCCTGCATGGGGAACTAAAGAACCTTATGCTGGAGGCTGAGACACAATTGGATATTGCCCAAAAGACTGAGGATGAATCAGGTGAAGCAATGGACAGTATGGAGCGGACATACTGGGAAGGCCAAATGGACGCATTGACAGAAGTCTATGCTATGACATATAATTTAGCATTCGCAATTAACGAAAGGACACAAAAGAATGAATTCAGTAGACCAGTATAAAGAAGAATTGGATTTGCAGGAGCATACTCGTATGACTACTACATATCTTAAACTAAATCAGATCATTGAGAACATTAATCAACTTGATGTCTTCCCGTCCCTGGTTTGGGTTTGGTGTTGGGACGTAGTCAAAGATAAATTAGATACACATAGTCCAGGCAAAGACTCAGAGTATTTAACTAATCAGACATTCACAGAAGAGGATGTTTGGTGGATGTTCGTCCAGGACCTAGACAAGAACTCATTCAGCCTTGAATACGGCGCAGAGGATCTTGATGAGGCGATCTTTGATTGGATGACAGAAAGAGACATACTAGTATCTTTAGATGAAGATACTTGGCTAGATGATCAGGATTCTGACGAGGAGTCAGAGTAAGACAACTTAATAGGCGGAACCGCAAGGGCAAATCTTCTCCCTTACGGAGGGTATTTACAAATTCGTGGATATCCTATATAATAAATATAACAACTATATCTCTCGAAAGGGGATTATCAAATGGCAACAAAGCGTGAATATCTAAAGTCAAAGGGCATTACAGTAGGTGTCCGTGGTCGTTTCTCAGGCGCAGCAAAGCAAGCTCTAGCGGAAGCTGAGAAGAACGGCGTGAAGTTTACAGCAGAAGTAAAGACTAAGTAATCTATCTAATATTGGGAGGGGTTAGGAGCACGTGCTCTTGACCCTTCCCAACCCAGTATGGTAAAATCACTAAGACTAGAAAGAGGCGGAAATGGCAAAGAAAATCCAAGAAGAAAAAATCGCAGAAGCATTAGCAGAGGCAGTAGATAATAATTGGTTTAATCCAGTTCTATGTGCCGATTTAATTGTTAATCATTTGCCCCTCTATACACAAGATAGACTAGTTATTCTTATGTCTGAGATTATTAGACAACAGGCAACTAGGTTTGATGTCGAATGGGAACACGGATACACCTCCGAAGGGCTAATGCTATCAAGCCACTTAGCCGAAGTAATCGAGGCTCACGAACGTGGCTGCTGAGACACCAAGGAGGCGGGAAAAGAATCATGCCTTGGCAGCTTTTAGAAAAGTAAAGCGGGCGGAGAAGAGACAGAAGTCTAAATTCCAAGAATACTATGAATCAATGTGTGGTCCAGTGACTATAACATATAGGAAGAAATGATCAAAAAAGACCTAGGCCCATTTCCAAGTCCCCGTCAATTAAATAAGTGGGCAGATCAGATCCCTGGTTCCAGGGATTCGGTTACAAAGCTGGTAGGGCAGGCAAGTAATAAAGTAAGATCAATTAGTCAAGCAGGATCGGCAGGCGGAATAAGTAGGAACAGAAGAAAACTAGGAACAGGCTTCATATCCAGTAAGAAGCTAAGAAACCTAGACATACATAGATATTAAAATAATTTAACATCTGGGACGTGTGATCAGATTGTATATGTATATACAGTTTGATATACATTGTCCCATTTGTTATATCTATATAGGGGCAGAATTTCTCCTTTACGATAATGTATAAAAAATCCCTGAAATTTGGCCAAAATCTCCCAAAAATGTATATTAATCTTATTAAACATATATAGAATCTATTAAAATTGTGGGCAAATTTGGCCCTTTACGGGACATGTTTATATATCCTGGAACTCATTATATGATCACATTTGCATAACATTTCCCCCAAAGCTCTTGACAAAATTGGCATGATATGCCATATGGGTCTATGTGGGGCAAAATGGAGCATTACGGGGAGTTGTGGGGAATCGCCCAATTACATGTATATCTATCTATATATATATTAATAGCATTTGCTATCTAATTAATAGTATTTACTTTGGTAGACATCTGGAGAAAATGGCATTAAAAGCCTTCTAAGGGGGTTTTAAGAGGTGTTTATATGAGGGGGGAAGTTAGGGTATGAAGCATATTTAGAGCATATTGTAGATGGTTCTACAGTGCTCTATATAGCTGAATTTAAATATAGTATACTAGGATTATGAACTATATGATACTCACATATCCCAGATCTGGATCAAGTTACCTACAGCAATTGATTAAGCAAAAGCTATATGATCCAAATAGCCCAGATGAGATTCTTATCCCTAAGACTAACTCTATATCTGATACAGGAGATAGCAAGATAATATCTATCGCTAGATGTCCATATAGGATTATGCATTCATTGGTAGCTTTGGTTCTTACCTTTCCAGAATCCCCGAAATTTAAATTTGAATCTGAAGATGGGGTCTATCGCTTCCCTGCAAATGAGTATATTAACCTATACCAATATATGATAGATAAAGCAGACATCATTATAGATTACGATGATCTTGTTTCCCGCCCAGATGAGGTAATAGATTACTTGGCCAAAGAGATGTCTTTAGAGGTCAGAGATGCAGAGTATGTAAATCAGCTGTTTGATGGCCCAGACCACCTAGTTTCTAGCGAAAACTCTCCTATATGGAAATCTATAAACTACACAAATCATTTACCTGGAGACTTTGGCATGTTTAGATCTAAATATGAGCATAAAAGAGCTCTTGAAAAATGTATACTAAAATAGACTCTTATTTATATTGATATCATCATAAAGGTTTTTAACCTTATTCCAGCTATCTATTAAATCAATAAAGTTCTCTGTGCCATAGTCATCAAAGTAATATCTACCATCTGACTCATTATAATTCCAGCCCTTCCAGAGCCCGCCCTCTTCCCAAGATAAATTGGTTGGATTATCGTTCTTTTCATATTCTTCTAGGGCCTTTAGAATGTCGTCATTTTCATGAACAACTGCCTCAATGGCCTCTCTGAGGCGCCGTGGCCTCATCAACATTTCTACAAATTTAAATAACATGCTCTCTCTCTCCTCGCCGCACTTTTTTCGCACTAATTGGGATCTATATAGTATATATGATGTATATATTCTAGTCAACTATAATTTCTTTAGGCTTAGGGACTATTCTTTTGATCTCATAGCAACATACTGAGCATTCTCCTACATGCATGTAGTTTCCTGACTCAAGCCTTCTAATTGCTGTTATCTTGCCCTCTGTAACCGTCTCACAATATTTACAGTAAGCTTTTAACTCTTTCAAAGATTTACTTCTGATTCAAGTTTATCAATACGATTTTTAATAGGCTTAAGCATATGTAGCACCAATACAAAATCTAGTGCCAACCCAATACCTAATCCAAAAAAAAACCAAAGCAATGAATTCATTATTTACCCACCATCATAGATTTCCTTCTGCCTCAACCTTAAATCCATTTTCTCTATCAAATAGGACATAGTCTAAAGATACTACATCAAATGTATCTTTAAATAGAGATATAACTTTATCTAATTTTAATTGACCGCATGTATATAGATCAAATTGGATTAATCCTGGGTCTGCCTCATCCCAAATATGGAAGGCTATATGGCTTGTCTCTATCATTACAATAGCTGTAAGACCTTTGTTTCCGTCCTTGTCTACATAGCTGGCAAAGGGACCTTTAATAATCTTCATATCAATCTGGTTTACTAAATCCCTGAGAAACTCTATACCTTGTTCCTCTGTGTTCATAGGGTTCTTTACTTTAGCATTTACTAATAGGTGTTTGTGATATATCATGTCTATCCTTATCTATTTGGGCCTAAAAATGGGGTTATTCCCATGTCGTCATCATCCGACCATTTTCCAGTAGAATAACCTATCTCTGAGTATAGATCTAATTCTAATTGAATATAATTATCCATAATAGGTAGTATATCATAACAGGTATGGATGTGGCTACGCAGGCTACAATGCTTTCTTTTACTATTACAAAAGGCTTTCTCTTTCTCATTTTATTATTAATGTTTATTCCAAGATTCTTAATAATAAAGTTGATGTATGAGAATGTAAATAAATATACATTAATTGATAGTGTTCTTATAAATACAAATACTGGATCTAATATGTAAGCTTTAATTAACAGCATAAGCATACCCACACCTTTTACATAAGTTATAGGTTAGGCCAGTAAATGGACATGATGTTTGAGCATACAAATGTTTAAATATTTTACATTTAATCCTGTTTAGCATTATTTTCTATTTCTCTAACGACGCCATAAGCATAGTCTGGATGTATCTTGTTAAACTGAGCAATTACCTTGTCGATTGTTTCCTTGTTTGCTTTTGACAGTGGCTTTGCAATATTCTTATATAGTCTATTCTTTTGATCTTGATCAAACAAACTCCATAGGTTCCTAGGCTGACTATAGTAATACTCTTCGTCCTGCCTATTTTGGCACTCTAGCCAAACAAAATTGTTCTTGTATCGATCCATGTCTTTCTTGATATGAATAGGAAGCTCGTTTATTTTTTTATTTAGCCTGACCTGTTGCATTTTTGGATAGGCATTTATTCTTAAAGCTAAGCTATAGTCTGGTGACATCCCTATCCCTGTTGGCAAATTACCAGGTGCAAATGCCATTTTTTCAAATTCTTCTATTTGATCAGAGGATAAAGAATTTAATTCAAACTCACCTATCTCAATTAGAGGAAAGTCTTTATGTGGCCATATGTTAGTGGTAGAAAAAACATTATAGTCAAAGTCTTTCCATTGATCTTCTTCCATTAATTGAATAGCCACTTTCCATTTTGGGAAATTGCCAGATCTTATTTTCTTATTTATTTTTCTTGTGTATTGATCTGGCTCATAAAATGAAGCTAAAGCAGCCTCTTCGTCTGTATAAAAATCCCTGCCCTGTTGTGTTTTAAAATGGAACTTAACCCAAGTTCTTTTTCCATCTTCTTTAATTAAAGAAAATACATTACATCCGTATCCATTCATATTCTCCCAGCCTTTAGGGATACCAGTATCAGAGTAAATCATAGTGATTACATGAAGAGCAGAAGGCGTATTGCTTACAAAATTCCATTTATTGTCATACTCTAAGACATTACTTGCTGTATCTCTATTCATAATGTCGTGAAATGTCATTGTGTCTTCTACAACATCAATCCATTGTATTGGTGTGCTTAACCCAAGCACATCCCAAGACTCATTATCTCCAAAAAACCTTATACAAAATCCTCTGCTGTCCCTCAAAATTTCTGGGGTTCCGTGGTCCGATATAGTATTAGAAAACCTTACGGCTACTTTAAATTTCTTACCCACATTAGTTAAAAATTGTGAGTTAGTGTACTCAGATAAATCTTTATTTAAAGTAAAATTTCCATAGTAACCAGTGCCATTACCATGAAAAATTCTTTCTTTAACCTTAACCTTGCTATATCTGGTGACGGCAAAATTTAGTAGCTCATACATGTTGCCAGCATGCTTTAAGATCTTTTTCATTTATTTCTTCCCCATTGTATATAATTCCATCCACGCTCATGTGCGTAATATATAAATATTTTAACTACCGTTTCCCAAAACGCAATAGCACCTGAAAGTGTTGCATTCTTTGTAATTACATAGGCTACAGCAAAAGACGAAAGTGTGCCCCAAATTCTATAACTTAGGGCCTTTGTAAACGATCTAGCCCTTGTTACCGTCATTCACCGTCACCATATCTACCATATTTATATACAAAATAAAAAAGAAACAAAGCAAATGCAGATAAAGAAATTATTTCTATAATCGTCATATTCCCATTTCTTTTCTTTTTTGTGTTGCAGAAATTGCTTCAATGTCTGATCCTAAAGATACTTGCTCAATTTTGTATCCAACATCACGACCATATACAATATTAGTAATGTTAGGCATCCTAACAACCATTGCCTTTTCCATTACTGGATCTTTTGATATGTACTCTTTTACTTGATCAAAATCTAATGGATCTTTCTCGCTTGTCTTGTATGTATTTCTGACTCCGAGCATCACTTGATCTGTTCTCTGCCCAGCTTCTTGATATAGCGCATGATGTCCCTCATGCCATGGCTGATATCGGCCCAGCATCAGTGTTGTAGGACGTCTCCAGTCGTGTAATTGAAAATCTATGCATGCTATTCTTGCAGCATCAGTATATTCAATTAAATCATCAAACATTAAATCTACATTATGTGGCGTTTCCCACATTGCCGTTGTGTCAGGAAAATTTCTAACTGGTTTACGATTCATCCATACAACCTTATCTGGCTTGCCGAATGCATCTCTAGTTTCTTTTATTGGATTAACAAAATCTACAACTACATGATATCCCTGTTTACTTAATAATCTAGATAGCGCACCCATTCTACGTGCTTGCTCAATTCTATCTTCTGGCGTAAACCCTAGATCACTATTTAATTCTGCTCTTACTTCATCGGCATTTAAATGTATACCATTAATTCTATCTGCTAACTCTTTTGCAAATGTAGACTTGCCAGCCCCTGGTAATCCAATTACTTGAATAATCATTAAAACTCTTTCTGCTAAATAATTCCTGTTTCTTCTGCTTTATCTATTTGATCATCTATTGTTCTTACAATGTCAATATGCAGCTCAGAAGAACTGCATATTGACATTTGGCACATAATTAAACCTTCTTTGGCTTTCCAGTTTTCTTTGGGCCTGTGTTGGTTTCACGGCGTATGCCATGTTTATTTGTATCAACTTTCATTGGTGTTTTTTGTGTAGGGAAACCAGATCTAAATTTTCCTTGACTTGGTTTCTTTCTACCAGCATCTTGTGAGCTTACTGCACCAGATGGTTCATTATTTGGTGGAGTAGACATACCAGTTCCGTTTTCACTCATTAATAAATTGTCTTGTCTGCTCAGGTGTTGAAGTCATGTTTAATGTTAAACCTGCTTCCCCATCTCTTGAAACATCAGTAACTGTAACTGGAGTGACTCCTGTTGTGCTTCCAACTGATTCGCATCCGCATTCAAAACACATTATTACTTACCGCCGTTATTTAGTCCTGCGCCATCTTGTGATGACTTGTCTGTTGCTGGGAAAGCAGCAGCTGGTGCCTCTGTGTATGACTCTGTTGCCCATGGTGATGAGCTATTTACCTTTGGTGATGTAAATCCGTTTAAATCTTTTCCGTCTGACATTTTGTTTCTCCTATAGGTTTGTATTTAGATGGGTCTAGAAGTCCATCCATAGATATATTATAGCATTTAGTTGATTAAGATTTATACTGTAAATTATAGCAATCTGTGCATATTGATATTGTTTTTGACTCTGATAAGGCTATCCTTGTTGCTTTTTTACTGCATCCTGCAATTTCACAATTACCAGAAGTCATTATTTAATTTTATTTCCAAATCTAGCCCAAACTCTTTCATGTAAATAATAACCAAGTGCTTCCCAGCCAATATACATTAAGGCTCCAAGACTTGCATATTCCCATTCTCTGGTAAATAGATATATTACACCAGACACCCCAACAAGGTGAAATGTTTCCCAGCTTGCTGTTTTTAATAACGTTCTTTTATTTGATTCCATAATACCATTCTATCATTTATATATTAAAGGGGCAAGACCTTTCGGCCCTGCCCCTTTAAATTAAAGAATTACTTCTTTAGCTTTACCTTTGCACGAGGATTCTTGGCGTTCCATTTCTTTGCAAGAGCATTATATTCTGCAATATAGGTAGCCTTGGCAAGATCTGATGCTGCTTTAGCAGTTGCAGAATCAGTTGCACGAGCAGCCTTTTCTGCTGCTAGGGCATCCTGTGCTGCCTTTAGTGCTGCATTAGCTGCTGCTAATTCTGCGTTCTTTGCTGACAATTCACCAGCAATATCACGAACTGCAATTGTAGCGCTTACAGAACCTACTGGTGCTGCTAAGCCTGTTACGGCTGCTGCTACTGTTGCATATGCAACTACTGTTACTGAACCAGTTGCAGGAATTGTTACTGTCTGCTCTTTTGTTCCAAGTGTTGCTGTTGTTGTGTCAGTTGTTAGCGCTGTTACCAGTGCTGCACCAGAGCTTGAAACCAAAGTATTAATTGTGGCTCCACCCTTTAGATTACCAAACACGTCGAATCCAGATACCTTAAGCACCTGTGATGTACCTGCTGCTGCTGAGGCAGGAGCGGTTAATGTAATTGAGTTCAAAGCACCTGCGGTACCTTGTACATAATAAACTGTTGTAGTTCCAGCACGAGTAATCGATACTGATCCTACTGCTGTACTTTTAGTATATACATAAAAGTCTGCTGATGTTCCAGTTCCTGTTGCAATTGATAGCGTTGAGGATCCAGATGATGCTGTTACTGCTGCACCAGTTGCTGATAGCGCAGGAACAAGTGTTGCATTTACTGCAACTGCTGTTACTGCTGTTCCAGTGTCTACGCCTGTTACGGCGATCTTCAATGCATCTGCTGCATCTACACTGTTATCTGCTGGTACTGGTAGAGATACAGGAGTTGTTACTACTGTTCCACCTGTTGCTGCAGTTCCCGCCACCGTTAACGTGACAGTTCCAGCATTAGCCTGAGCTGCTGGCGATACAAGCATTGTGCTAGTCAGGGCTGCAGCAATGATTAGCGATACTTTCTTAAATGAGTTCATTTAATTTATTCTCCTTTTTACCTGCCTCTTATGAGTACAGGAATCTATGTGGTATATTTATATCACAATATATAAGACGTTTATGTGACACAAATGTTGTGTTTAATTTAATTCATATATTTTTACTTGAAAAGAACAAGGGTCTCCGCCCTCTTCCCATTCTTGCATTTCGTCGTCAGACATAGGCGGTACATCATGTGTATTGCAAAATACGTCCGATACCCATCCACGATCATAACCATTTTTAAGCCATATTTCAAACTCTACGTGATTTATATATTCATTGTCAGGCTCTAATTCATCCATTGCTCAATCTCCTTTAGCATTAAATGTTTTGGCTTTGCCCCAATAATTCTCTTTACTTCTTTGCCATTCTCAAAAACAATTGTAGTTGGTAAAGATATAACATTATATTTTTCTACCATTTCCTTATTTTCGTCTGCATTTATTTTGCCAATCCATATGGAACATTCTTCAGATATTTCATCTAAAATCGGAGAAAACATTTTGCACGGCCTACACCATTCTGCCCAGAAATCAATTAAAATTACTTTATGGGTAGCAATAGCTTTTTCAAAATTGTTGTCGTCGACTATCATATTATATATTATATATAATCATCCTATAATTGTCAATAGAGATTCACATCGTTAGGAGTCATCTTTAATCTAATTACATCTTGGGCTTCTTTTGGCAAACTTCTAAATTCTTTTGTTTTTTTAATTATTTCACTGTCTTCTGGTGCTAAATTTACAAAAATTGCTATAACATAATCATCTTCGCTGGATGATGGATATTCTGGCCTGCTATGAAAATCCTCATCTCCTTTTAAAAATACCGCCGAGTTGGTTATGCTTGGAAAATCTACACCTTCAACCGTTAAGGGCCAGTTTAGAGTTGAGTCTACAATAATATTTAATGTATGAGTAGCATAAAAGTTATCTACATGGTTTCCTAAAGATGGTATAACTCCATCTACTATCTGATACTTTACGCATTGCGAATATACTATTTCTAAATTATTAACATCAAATCCATCCCTGGAAGTTTTAATTAATAATTGGTTTATTTCTTCAGGGAAATGAATAGTGTTCCAGTATCTACCATAGATTTTTGTATACTTAAAATCATCTGAGGATTCTATGTGACTGATCACGTGACTTTTAATTAAACTAAAGTCACCGCTGCTAAATACATTTTCTTTATAAAATGATTTCATTTTAACTCCTTAATAAATAAACTTTTTTGTTTTATTTAATTCTTTTTTAATTTTTCTTTTTCTGTATAAAAATATAATTTTTTTAATCATTAAAAAGTCCTCTTTTTTCTATTTCATACATAAAGACTGATTTCCAATACTCATGAACAATATCACCAAGATGTCCATCTCTCTTCTTTAACTTTTTCTTTACAACATTAAGATCTGGGTATCTCTCCACTATAAACTTCATACAATCATTATAATTAAGGGTAAAAAACAATTTATGTTGATTATCAAAATTTTCAAAATTGCTATTTTCTTCATAACTCCAAGTTGAATATAAAATTTTAATATTATTTGATTTACAATACGAAATTAACATTTTCCAACCAATGGCAAATTCCATATACTGTCTTTTATATTCATCTATATCAAACATATTTTCTTCTGGATGTGGCTTATGTGTTTTATTAGCGTTGTCTGCTTTAATAAATTTACGAGGTGAGGATCTTTTTACATACTTTTGAAGATAGCTCCAAGTTTTATCCTCTTTATCCCAATAAAAATTTCTTCCAACGTTAGGTAGCATTACAAAAAAATGAGTTGGCTTACCATACTTTTCTACATAATTAATTAAACTTAAAGCTATTTTATGCCAACCGTTACCAGATCTTGCTAGCGAGTAGTATCCGCCTATATCATATTTTTCTTTTAATTCTGTGTACACCTTGTGTGCCCAAGACTCATTTAAATTCCCACCGACACCCTCAGTTTCAGAGCAACCGCCAAAAACTATGTGATATTTTTCTTTGTGAACAGATGTAAAGTCATCACATCTAAAAAAATCTAAATTGTACTGGTAGGATACTGACCCATCGTCAATGCCACCTTCGTGATTAAATGGAAGTTGACTGAACTTTCTTGGAGGCTCTTGTCCTGGTGGGAATTCATTAAAAAATGTAATATCAAATTTATTTGAAAAAACATCAACGACACCTGAGCTTCTTAAAATTGTATCTTTAGTTATTTCAAAATCATCAACATCGTTACTCAATTGCACTCCTTAAATATATGTCATAAAATCCTAAAGGATGTAATGCGATTCCATCAACACTCCAATTTTTATTAAAAAGTAAGAATTCATTTACCGACTGGTACGTTCCGTATGGGGCATCCTCAATTATACCATCATATATCAGGTAATCATTTAGACCAATAACCCCACCTGGTTTAACCATATTTTTTATTTTATTTAAGGTTTCTCTAATAACTTTTCTTTCGTTTGAAATGTCTACATATATATAATCGTATTTTTTATCTATGCTATCAAGTATTTGAGGCACACTCCCTTTTATCACATTAACATTATTATATATACTAAATTTATTAGTGATATATTGCTCATGTGTTTCAGGTGTATATAACAGCTCATGTTTTGGCTCACATTGACATGATCCAAATTTTCTCCAAGACCAACATTTTAGATCTTGGTTGTACCAGTCTACTAAATCTATTGAAGATGGATTTTTTAATTTAGCAACAATTTCTGAGTAGTAGCCCCAAGCAACTCCAAGCTCCATATAATCACAATTTAATGGCAATGTTTTTATATACTCTTCTCTGCTTGAGAAGATATGTGAAGCACCTAATTGAGATTGATCAATTAGGTGTGCACACTCAATTTCATCAGAATTAATATTTAATATTTCACCTTGATTAAATTGCCTTACTGGTTTTTTTGACAACTATTTATCCTTAAGCTCCTCTGCAGCAGCGTTAAACTTATTCATAAATGTTTGGATTACCCAAACTGCGGTTTCTCCAGCATTATTAGCCATTGCCTTAGAAGATTCTTCCGTTCTATCTTCTATGGCGAGGCCGTTGTACCATTTCTGGTACAACTCCTCGCCAATCTCTTTAATAATTTCTTCTAACACTGTCATGTTAGCCATTTAGTTTTTTATTCCATTCTAATTTAACTGCAGCCAACTTGTCTGCAGCAGCCTTTAATTCTATTTGATATTGAGCCTCAGCAGCAGCAATTGCTGTATTTGCCTGTTGAAGAATTAAAGCTTTTTCTGCAGCAATCTGCGCTGGGGTTTTTACAGGTGTTGTAGGTGTTGCTGGAACAACTACTGGAGATGGGTTGTACGACGATGGATTGTAACTTATAGATATAGACCTATCTATAAGTTTTCCAGATTGTCCTCTTGCACCCTTAATTAATTTTGAGGTATTGTTTAAAATATCAAGAGTCTGCTGGTAGGTTAGGTTAGGGTTTTTAAACTTAAGTCCAGCCCATGTTGCACTAGCAACTTGAGCAGAAATTGAAGATCCCGCACCATTTCTAATAGATCCGTCTGCTGATGACACTCGCATATTTCCAGTAGCATAAAAATCTAATCTATTTTTATCGTAGTTTGACATGTTGTCAATTTCATCATATTGATCTGCCATGCCAACTGAAATTGATTCGTTAATACATGCTGGCCATGACAATCTTGAATAGTCTCTTGAATTGCCAGCAGGAAAAAATACTGGTAAATTGGAAGCAACCATTGAAGAAATCATACCACGAACTGGAGCTGTTACTGGGCAATACTCTGTTTGCGTAGTAACAATTCCGTGATTTGCCTGAGACATGGCAACACTTTGAATATTAAATTTAGATTTATTATCTAGAACCCATTTTAATGCTAGAGCAATACCAGCATCGCCAGTTGTCTGTCTTGATCCTGTCGGAGTATTTCCAATAATTCTCACAAATACAATTTTAATATTTGGATTAGTATTTACTGCAACTGAGGCCATCTGTGTTCCGTGATCAAATCCTTGACCATTATTTAAAATTGATAATGGAAGATTTGCCGATCCTGGACCCTCCATAAACTTTTGACCATTTGGACATGAGGCCCATTCCAAAATACAAACTTCATATGCAATCTTATCTTTAAAAATTGGCAAAGAAGAATTAATTGCTGTATCTAATACAGCTACCGTTGGGGCTTGTGTGTCCGCCTTAGCCTCTGCGGTAATAGTAGTGATGGATAGCGTTAGGGCTACCGCTGAAATTGCACTTATTAGTTTTTTATTCATAATGACATTCTACTAAATTAGTAGGCAACATGTCAAGAGTTTCTATCTAGCCTTCTTTGGTACCATTTTCCAGCGTCTAATTCTGGCTGTGCTAGGTTATTAGCCTCTAAAATAGTTGCAAGCATGTTGTTAACTAAATCTAATTCAAATTCAAGTTTGATTACTTGCATCTCCAGCAATCTAAGTCTTTCTGATTTTCTCATTCTGTCCTGTCTTCTAATGTAGGGGCGGTTGCTATGGTCCCGCAATTTGCACATTCCATATCTAAAAAGTATGTAGATATATCAAAATCTTCAAAGACAACTTTAAGGTTCCATACAAAACATCCACAGGGACAAACATGGGTTGGTGTGCCACGTATGTCCATAGCCATATCATAATTTTCTGGCCTTAAGTTGTTTATGTCCATAAAGTTTATTATACTCTAAATTTCTATTATTGTAAATGGTGGCCTTACTGACATATTAAATTTTGCTGCTGCATCTAGAGCCATCCTAACACGTCTCCTAGGCGTTTTAATTGCCGTTGTGGAAAATAGAGAGCCTAAAGCCAACTCTTGTCCAGCACCTTCAGCCATATATTGAACATCTGCTTCACCTATATGAAAGTCTGAATCCATTGTAAAAATTCTTCCAGCTCCCTGGACAGCTATTAAAAATATTCCACCAGCATCACCATCATCTGTTCCAGATCCAAAACTTCCGTAACCTTGTTCTTTAAAGGCATCTTTAATTGATTCAATAAACTTTGTTCTAATAAACTTATCTAAATTTCTGTATCCTGTAGTTGGCTTATAGACTGGAGGCGTCCAGTTGTACTGTAGTATCTGTCCCATTCTAAAGCTATCTACAAATGCTATACCAAACTGTCCGACCTTAAATACTTTTGGATCAGTTCTTTGAAATATTAATCCGCTTTTATCATCAGAAGCAGCAGCATCTCCGCCAAGGAGTACTTTATTTTCATGAATAAGGGCTACTACACAGGTCATAAAACAAGTATACTATTTTTAAATTATATGTGCAAACTTATTTGTCACCAAAATCAAAGCCATTTAGCTCTCTAAGAGCATTTTCAAGCTCAGACTTAATTAAAATTAATTCTTCAATTGTTGTGTAATATTTGTCTTTCCACTGTATTAATTCTTTTTCTAATTGATATAATTCAATTTTTAAATCTTTAAGGTCTATTTTTAATAAGTCTTGCTCACGCTCTTTTTGTCTATTTTTCTCTCTCTTGCTCTCGTTCAGACCAGCAACAATTGCCGTCCCCATGCCAGACAATACCGCAGCAAATATGGCAATAATTATAGTTGTGAGATCCAGATTCATTATACATTAATTATACCTTAGTATTTATATTAAATTAATAACTCAGAAGCGGTGATTTCTACACCAATATATCTTTTCTTTAAAACAAAATCTCTTACTAATTCTGACCCTTGCTGCCTGCCAGCAAGTATAATTAGCCATCTTGGCTCAAATTTTGAGACAGTACAACTTTCGCACATCAATAAATTAATTGGTAAAAGCGCCGATTTCTTTAGGCTTAATTTATTTTTTGTTTTATTGCATGAATAACACAATACCTTATCCATTTGTTTCCTCCTCTTCGTGTGTAAAGACTATCTCATCCATAATTGAAAACTCAGAATTGTCTATCATTTCTTCATACTCAATTTCATTTTTGGTATATTTTACCATAGACGCAAATGCCCCAAGCTTTTCTGTTGATCCATAAGTTCCCAGATCGTGAATAAAAACTATTAAGACTCTATCGTAATACTCTTTCACTTGGAACCCCTTCTAGTTCGCATCTTACTCCATATGACTCTATTAGCTTTTTTATTTTTGCCACATAATCAATTACCATTTCTTTTTTAATTCCTTCAAACTGTATAAAATTATCTTCATACAATCTTAATGCTAAAAATTCTGGGTATTGAACTACGTCCATCTGTAAGTTGTTTGCTGGCTTTTGAATTCCTCTTATTGCTTTTGCCATTTCTTGTGTATAAAAAACTGGCTTGTTGGGGTCACCAGTCCATTGATTAATTCCGTATTTAAAATGATCCTTAGATTTATCAATATACATTTTTTGACTTCAACCTTTTCCAAACATCTTTAGTTTTGTGTACATTCCTAGGTTTATCTATTGATCCAGAATTTAAATAGACTCCACCCCAAACTCCGTGCTCATTGTTTTTTACACCAGACTGGTAACACATTTGTATCACTGGGCAGGATAAGCATGCCTCGTCTATATTTTGAGCTATTTTTTCATCAATTTCATACTTTTCGTAAAATAAATTTGTATTCATTCCACGACAGATAGCAAGATGCCACCAGTCAAAATCATCTTCATCAACGCCTAAACTATTTAAGATGCTTGACATATTTTTTTGGCAACCTCCATAAACCCTTATCAGAAATTCCATATGATTCATGAATTCCCCATGAATTTAAATGGTACATTCCGTCTCTATTAAAATACCCAGAGCTATTTTTTTCCCATAGAACCAAATCGTAATTATTCCAAAAAGAATCACGTATAGGATTTTTATATTTTTTAATAAATATTTCGGCCCCAATAGTATTTAAATATAGCATTATTTTCTGCTTGTCTCTTTAACTAAATTCATTATTGATTTTCTAAAATCAGTACTTATATCCTCTAAATAGTCATGCTCTAAATGGCAAAATATCATATCACAAACATCATCTTTTTGAAAAGATACCTTTTTTCTTGAATGAACCTGATGTGTTCCAGAAAAAGTTAGCGCTTGATTATCTTTTAAAGAATACTCTTTGTTGCTAACTATTATTGGCCAATCAATAGTTGATTTCATTTGTATATCAAATGTGAGCATTGGTTTTTTAAATACCGAATCTATATGGAAATCTAAGTTTGGCATAATATGAGAAGAGGTGTCGTATCTAGCAAACTGTATAGCCAATACAGGTATCCTTCTGCCGTATTCTTTTTCAACTACATCTTCTATTCTATCAAATATATCTGGCCATCCGTCAAATCTTGAGTTAAGCTCTTTTATATAAAATACAGTTTGCCCCCAGGGATTGTCATTCTTGATTTTCTCTTTTGGGCAATTGTTAACAGCATTATAGATTTTATCTATTTGTTCTTGTGTAAAAATGTTATCTAAAATTTTATTTTCTATGTCTGGGTTCATTAGTACTGCCTCAAGTGTGAGGCATCCTCTCCTTCATTAACCCATAAATTTTTAGAAGCTTCTGGGTTGTAGTCTGCGTTTGGAACATCTATTCCAATATCAAAAGTATACCAAGTTGGCAATGTAAATCTTAATCCTGATTCTACATTATTAACATAATGCAAATAAGAATTGTTTGCTGGGAACAAAACCAGGTCCCCCGCTTTTGGTTTTATTTCTAGATTATAGTCTGGCCATCCTATCTCTCCGCCTTTATAATTATCATTTGGATAAATTAAAGCAGTAATATTTAATTTAAAATAATTTGATTTCATAAGTGGAGATCCGTCTGGATACTGACAATCAGAATGCAATGCGCTTGCCATTTCTGGTTGCCATTTAACAATATGAAACGGATTCCACGGCCATCTTTTTACTTTAATATTATATTTTTTACAATAATTTTCTTCTATTAAAAGGTAAACTCTGTCAGCATACTTTAAAATTATTTCAAACAATTCAGAATTTTCTTCGTTTATTTTTTGTAGTGTAATTGTTTTTCCACCAGAAAACTCTGGATCGTCCTTATATTTATTTATGTATTCCATTACAACATTAATTTCGTTTTGTGTCATAAAATTATTTACATGAATAATATTGTCTATTGAATTTCCTATTCTATCAAAATATTTTTGATAGTGTGCCCATATTTCATTAGTCATTTTTTTCTATCTCCTTTTTGAAATAATTAAAAATAGTTTCTTGATCCATACTTCCAGGCATATAAAAAAATCCATCAAAGTTATATTTTTTTAAAAAGTTATTTGTTCTAGAATTCCATGAGGTCCAACACAAATCGATACCAGTATCTTTACAATATTGCTCTATAACAAATATTGATTGTATATATTTTAATGCTAATAGTTTAGGAGAAACTTCGTGTGGATAGGCCATTAAGTTGTGCTCTACGTCGCCATATTCTTTTCTATACATTTTTGGCTTAAATCCTTTTGCTTCTGGCCACCATCCATACGCTCTGATCATTTCTGGCATAAGTATGAATAGCTTTGATGGCTTTCCATATGAATTAATATATTTTAAAACATTATGTATTATTCTATTTGAGTCGGCACCTGGGTAAGATATATTTACAAACCTAGACCTATCTTTATAAAATTCATTATGAACTCTATAAGCCCATCCATCTTCATATTTTACATCTATTGGTATTGTAACCTCACATCCTGCAAAAACAATATTATTTTTTGAGTTATGTTCTGGTGAGAAATCGTCGCATCTTAATCCAACATTATTTAATTTATAATTAATCTCTTCAGTTTCTTCCCATGGATTATGATAATCAAATAGTGGTTCAACTTTGTTTGAAAACCAAGAATAGTAAGACGGGCTAATGTCTTCTATCTCATTAAAATATCTTGGTTCCAATTTTACCTAATCTGTTGGTGTTAAGGTTTACTGTATAATTATACCGTAATTAAAAATAGATTGTCAACTGTTTTTATTACTTATTTTTAGGAATTAATGTTTGAGGTCCATCTGTGCCAAACAAAGATTTTTTTACTGGAACGCAATTAGGAACTCTTCTTCCGTTTTTGTCTTTCATTCCTACCTGCTTGTATCCAGCCCAGCAAGCTTTTTCTACATTGTCCCATTTATCCTCTTCCTCATTTTCTGAGTCGTAGGATTTTGAAATTTCTTCGTCTGAGAGATTATCTAAACTATCCATTTTTACTCTTTAATTGCCTGTCCACATGATGAACATGTTTTTGGCTTTTTTGCTTTAGCAGGAGTTTCTGCTTTTGCTTTTACGGATCCACCAAACTTAGGTCTTCCAAAACCTACAATAGAAATCATTACGCCAGCTTTATTCTTTTTGTAAGCACGAAGCTGTTTGCAAACCTCTCCGCCATTTCTTTGACTTCCAGCTTTTTTTGAAGATGTGTTTCCTTCAATACACCAGACTGTTCCATCTTCGTTATCTTTTACAACAATTCCTACGTGAGAAATTCTATCAACACCATCTGAAGGGAAGTCAAAATAGGCGATATCTCCTGGCTCTGGATCTGCAACGTCTCCGTCAATCCATGCGCCTTTCTTTTTAAATGCTGCTGCACCGCTAGGTGTGTAAACTGTGTTAGGAACTTTTACTCCTGCTTCATTAGCGCACCAGTTTACAAAGCTTCCGCACCATGGCTGAAAGTTAGCTTTTGTGTAAGCTCCATATTTTGTTTCGTTGTCTTTTGGACCCTCAATTACGCCAATCTCTGCTGTAGCAACTTCAATTAAACGTGCTGCTGTGCCTTGTTCTGCCATTATTCTTTATCCCAATCTGTATCAACTGGTTGCTCTGCTGGCATATCTCCGTCTGGCTTTGCTGCTAGACGTGCTGCAGTTGCGTCAATTTCTGCTTCTAGCTTTTTATCCGCCTGTGTGTTCTTGGCATCCATTTCTTTATTTTCAAGTTGTGCTGCCATAATATCTTTAGCGCCTGAATTTCCAATAAGAATTCCTGCAAGTGTTCCTGTAATAAATGTTGCAATGCTACCTAAAACATTAAAAAACATTTTATCATTTTCTGACTGAGCTCCGATTGGTTGTGTTACAAACAATAGTCCGTAAATAATTCCAATTGCTGTAAAGAAAAGAATTAGTCCTAGAATCATTCCAAGTATAAATTTTAAACGAGCATCTAAGTCTGCAGGTGTTAATCTTTGTCTAGCCATTTGTTATTTCCTGTTCTGGTGTCGTAGATGTATTTTTTATTACATCTTTTGTACAAGTCTGTGAGGCTTCACAAACTGGTGGATTACATTCTGCTTTTTCCCAGTTTTCTGGATCTTGGCATGGATATCTGTAATGTCCGCTATACCCACATGAACTCAATAATACCATTAGTAGTCCAGATAAAGCAATAGCAATTAATTTCTTCATATGACTATTATATCAAAGATATTTATACAATGGCTATTCTTCTTCTTTTTCAGCCTTTTCTCTGATCCCTATGGTCATAAACCATATGGCTACTGAGGCCAAAGTTACGTATCCGACCACTGTTTTAGCGCTGCCCTCAAGGACAACCCAGGCTACGAAAAATCCTAGAAAAGTAAAATTTTCGCTAAGAATAGCTATAACTCTTTTTTTCAACCAGTTCATATTTACCCCCTTATTCTCATTATTGTGCTACCAAGGATTACTTGGCCAACTAGAATTGCTGCTACCAAAACTTCTTTAGCTTTTTGTCTTTCTTGTGGAGACATATCAGCTCCAATATTTGCCAATGCTTTGCCTAATTCACATTTCTGTTCTTCAGTTAAGCCTTCAATAGCCTCTTCTGGATTAAAGCATCCTGAAATTGCTCCCACTAAAGCAGCTGGAGACTCTAATGCTAGTAATGCTGATGCAACTTCTGCTGTAATAACAACTGGATTTCCATTTGCGTCTTCTCTAACCTCTACTGGAATTGTAGGTGGAAGATCACGGTATTCTAGACCTGCCGCTTCTATGCTTGACGCAGTAATTGCTTCTCCGTTTGATGATTCAATAAGTGCATCTGCAACTAATTCTTTTTCTGCAAGGGTGAAAGTACCGTCTTCTGTTAATGCCTCTGAAAGATTATTTACTTCAGAAGATGTTATTTCTCCGTCAGACATTAATGCATCTAGTACAGCTTCAGCATCTTCGGCTGTTAAATTGCCACCGTCAATTAAATCTTCTATAACTGAAATAATTTCTTCTACAGTTAATGGTGCTTCTTCTTCTTCTGCAGGAGGTTCTTCAGCAGGAGGTTCTTCAGCAGGTGGCTCCTCTGCTGGTGGTTCTTCAGCAGGAGGTTCTTCAGCAGGAGGTTCTTCAGCAGGAGGTTCTTCAGCAGGAGGTTCTTCAGCAGGAGGTTCTTCAGCAGGTGGCTCCTCTGCTGGTGGTTCTTCAGCAGGAGG